CTTCTCTTAATCCAAGATAAAACTGATGGTGTACGCTCTCCTGCACGATATTTACCCCAAAGTCGAAAAGCATCATTACCTGTAAATGAAGTTGGTGGATTTCCACCTGTACCTGCCATTTTCCATATTTTTGGGTATTCTTCTTTAAGCTTTAAAGCATATTCATAGTCGAATTGTTTAAATCTACTATTGGAGATGCTTATTTTTTCATCGTCACCATAACTAGGAAAGTTGGTTCTTTTTTTACCCATATTTGATTCCTCTAAATATATTCTCGAAAACCTATACTGATTTCAAGTTCTTTTTTAATTATAACAAGTAATTTAAAAAAAGGCAAAAAAAAAGACGTAAGATTTCTCTTACGTCTATAAAATATGTGATTTTTTATATATTGTTTAAATATAACCTACTTTCTTAGCAAATTCCGTACCCTTTTCCTGTACGATTAACCCTTTTGCACTTTTATTTAGGTGTTGACCCATTCTTTTATACGTTGTATGCTTATCAATAGCCATTAAACAACACGGATACATAATTTCTGTAATAAACCTAGTAATAGATGATATTGATAGATCATAATCTTTAGCTAAGTTGGTTCTACAACTATTTCCAGAAATAACCTCTTTTGCAATCTCAGTAAACTTTGGATTTAATGATTTAAAACCCTGAGATTTAACCTGTGCTTTAGAAATCAGCTTCAACATTTCATCCTTAGTATCCCCATAAACTAATTTCTCCTCCATAGACCATCTTTCATTCTTTATGTCTTCATGATAGAAAAAATCACCACTTTTTTCAACACTTGAAGATTTCTTAGGTGCATCCATACTAAAAAACAACCTTCGACCATTATTTTTTGACTTCTGAGACTGTATGAAATGCTTTATTGCAAAATTAATATTAGATTTAGCAAATGAATCAAACTTATCAATCTGATTAGTGTCTAAATTCTTAAAAAATCTCTTCATTGCTTCAGGTAATGCCACTTGAGCAACATCTTCTGAACAAATTGAAGGATCTAAATCAAAATTATACCCATATAGCATACTTTTCAAGACTTTTCTATAGTGGTTGTATGTTTGAGTTTTTGCTATTGTATCACCGTTATATGCTTTTAAAATTGTTTGCTTATTCATTATTTTTCCTTTCTTAATTTGTTTATACTTTATATTATCGACCAATAATAAATAACTTTAATGAAAAATTTTCAAGTAAAACAAACTCAAAAAAACTTGTTATTATTATAACTGATAGTATAAAATAAAACTAACTTTAATAAGGAAAACTAAATGAGAATAAGTGCGAGTGCCATTAATGACACACAAGAATGTGAATTAAAAGGCTTTTGGAAGTACGTAGAAAAAAGAAAAGGTTCAGTAGAATCACCTTATGGTGTTTTTGGTAGTTGTTTACATGCTTCAATAGCAGATATTATAAAAAGCAATGCAATTGGAGATAACGAATTCATTAAAATTAACTGGACAGAAAATTTCTATAACAGTTTTGTAAAAAAATCCCCTACCTTTAATAAAGACCCTCAAGAATTCTTAAAAGATGGAGAACATATGTTAATTAGTTGGTCTAACGATATGATTAAGCGTGGATGGACTAATGCTAATGTACTTTTTTTAGAGGAATATTTCAAAATTAAGGTTAGTGGTGATATGACTATGAGTGGGTTTATAGATTTAGTTTTTGAATTAGATGGTGAAACCTACTTAGTAGATTGGAAGTCGAATTATAAAATATCTACAAAAGAAGAAGTTAATAATTCAAATCAACTATCTATGTATTACTTTGCTTCTACTTATCAAGATATTGATATAGATAAAATAGGTTTTTATTTCTTGAGGTATAACAAGTTTGTAGAAACAGCAAGAGGAATATCTGATATGAGTAAGTTGTTTGATATTTCTATAGAAACAAAAAACAGACTAAAGAAAAACAACCTAAATGCTTCCTATTCAGAAAAGAATTGTAAATTTTGCGAACATAAAAAAGAATGTATGGCTTTTCAAACAAAATCTCATATGGTTTTCGATAAAAATCAAAAATTATTTATAGGTTAAAAATGGAAGTAGTTGCAGATTCTTCTGTTCTGAATTTAGAAGAAAAGAAAGAAATGCTTAAAGATTTAGTTTCTGATGAGCAGATGATTGACATTAGTGAAGATAAAGTTGATGAAATGCTAAATCAACTCTATACAAACAATGAAGATTCAGGCTTTTTAGATAAATCTTACCAGAAAGTTAGTTGGTTAGGAGAAGAACAAGAGGAAATAATATCAAATATACTAAGAAAGCATAACTTAGTGTTTTATAAAAAAAACATAAGAAAAACACTTAAGGAAATACATTATATAAAATTCAAGTCTGCAGAAATAAATGAAAGAAAGTCTGCTATTAATGTAGAAGTAGAAAATTTAAATCCAGATATTGTTGTAAGAGTTAAGAGAAAGGAAGCTGAATTATATCTAAATACAAAAGGTAAAACTCCTCCATCTTGGTTTTATGACATATTTGAAGGAAATATTAAGTATTTAAAATTATTAAGAAAAAACGAAAATTCTTCATTCCTAAAGTACATGTTTAATCTTTCCGATACAGATAAACATGAAAAATTAATTGATTGTATACACACCATGTTAGAAGGTCGTAGAAATGTTTGACCAAGACACAGAAATATTAACACAAGATGGCTTTAAGTCAATAAACTCAATAAAAGATAAAGAAGTAGTACTAATGAGAAATCCATCTTCCCTATTGGATAGGTGGAAAGAAGTAGAAGAATTGGACTCATTTTCATACGATAAACCTCTATATTACTTTAAAACCAGATATTGGGAATCTCCAAAATTTTCAGAAGAAGTTTATCTATGGACAAGTAAATACAATCAACATCATGGTGTTTTAGATGAACAAACTAGGAGAAATGATTTTGTAGAATATTGTGACATAAAGAAAAAACCATTAGTTTTTGACCATAAAATAAAGTTTGAAGAAACTAAAGATCCTACCGAAGTAAAAATAGGTAGTTTTGTATTAGATGCAGAAGATTTTTATTTCTGGTTAGGTATTGTTGCAACAGACGGGTCGTTGTCAAAGAAAAAAAACACTATTAGTATTTCACAGTGTAAAGAAAAAAACATACCCATAATAAAAGATGTTTCAGAAAGACTTTTTGGTGAAAAATCAAAAGTTTATCACTACTCTAGGGAAAAACAAGGATTATCCGACATATATTACTTTAATATATACAGTAAGCCATTACATGAGTGGATCGTAGAAAAAATAGGAAGAACTAAAGAAGAAAGAAGATTGAAAAGTATTTTTAATCTTTCTACAAGGTTGCTAGAGAAATTCCTAGAGGGAGCAATACTTGGTGATGGTTGGATGGTAGAAAGAGTAGGTGAGTTCTCTGAAGGTTTCAACAAAGGTGTTTTTTGCGGAATATCAGAAGATTTAGCCAAAGACTATCAAGTTATAGCTTCATGCTTAGGTTGTAGAAGTAATGTTATAATAAAAGACGTAATTGGGAAGGAATATGAATTTGGTGATAAAATAAAGCATAAAATTGTATCTAAAAATATACAATATAAGTTAAGTATACATCAAGAAGGTTCAAGTTGTGTTAAAAGAGATCACCATAGAAAAATAGAATTTAATGGAGAGTTGCATTATCCAATAATAGGAAATAATTTAATCTTTATAAGGAGAAATGGTATGGCTTTTTGGTGCGGTACAACATAATGATAACCTATGAACATACAAGAAAAAGCTTTTGAAAAAACTTTAATATTCTATCAAGAAAAAAATAGATTTTTAGACAGAGATTTTTACTGGTTTAGACCTGAAGAAATGGGAAGGTTTGCTAGGTTTGAAAAACCTTGTGACTTTTGGTTTTTTGATAAAAGTTTTACTACATTAGAACTAAAATACACGAAAAAAGATAGAATACAAAAAAGTCAATTAAAAAAACACCAAAGAAAATCTCTATCTCATTTTGCTAAAAATAGATGCAAATCATATGTTATAATGTCTATGGGGTTTGAAAATAAGGTTAGCTTTCTAAATAAAGCTAAAACTTATGCAATACCTATAAGTTCGTATAATAATTGGTGTGATAATAATAGGAAATCTTTCATTGTTGATGAGGAATGGAAGTGGGGAGGTTATGTTTTGGAATATTTAAAACCTCTTAAGATTTTTAATATAGATAAATTGGTTAATTATAAATATAGGATTTTTTAAATGTCTGAAAACTTAAAATGTGGCTATCCAGTATCTACTTGTAGAAATTGCGACTATCACTATGGTAGATCTAAAGAACTGACTAAGTGTCCAAATTGTGGTGTAGATAGAGCATCTTGCCAAAAAGATAGACCATTTCACTACGTTAAAGACCCAGATACAGATAAATGGGTTAATACTGGAGTAAGATATGATTTTTGTATTTCTCATGGCAATGTAAAACCAACTGTTGGTGCATCTAAAAACCAAACATCGGAGACTGTTGATATGTCCAATAGTAAAAAAACAGACCTTGAGATAAGAGAATCATTTATGGACAACCATAGTAGTAAGTTTCAAAAAACTCAAACAGGTTTTATACCCAAGATAGAGAAAAACTCAGAAATATATAATATTTGGCAAGATGAATATGACAATCCTCAATTACATGACCTAAGAGGTGAATTAGCCCTATTGAGAACATACTTACAGTACAATGTTTCTGCACATGGAGATTATCCTGAAGCAAAAGACATTAGAAGTAGTCAAAAATTAATACAGCAAATAACAACAACCATAACAAACCTAATGGAATTAGAAGCAAAGTTGAAAATAATGGTAAACGTATCTGAGATCAGAGGTATGATAGAGAAAGTTATGGGAGTCATATTGGAAGCAGACATAGCCGAAAATAAAAAAATAGAAATGGCAGAAAGTATTAAAAAACTAACTTCAGGAGAGTTACCATGAATTCTGGATCTTTATTAGGAAATTTTGCTGATGAATTAAAAAAAAGGATAGAAGTTTCACAATCTGATGGTGATTATGAAACAAAAAATGTCGATATGGAGGAATTTATACTGAGTGAAGACTATATGGACTTATCTCTAGATATTTCAGATGCTAATTTAAGTCTATTAAAGCACGTAGATGATCCTGAAGTTAGAGAAGCTTGGTTGGTACTAGGAAAAGGTTCTGGAAAGAGTTTTAACTCATCTATTTATCAGTGTAGAGGTATCTGGCAAACTGCAATGTTAAAAAACCCACAAAGATATAGTAGTTTAGCGGTAGGAACTCACATTTATTTTTTAAATATGGCAACAAACCAACACCAAGCCAGGGATGTAGTTTTTACTGACCTTAGAGAAAAGTTAAAACATTCAAAGTGTTTTTTTGAAGTGGAAAGTGCTTTTGAACTATCTAGTTTAGATGGACACAGGGTTCCATACTATATTGATACAAAAGATAGAATAATTTTTCCCAAAAACATAATTGGAGTTTGTGGTCATTCAAAATCAACTGCTTGGTTGGGTTATAATACAAAACAAGGAATACTCGATGAAGCAGATTGGTTTGTAGATAATATGAACAAATCCGCAGCAAATGAGATATACAATTCACTCTTAGGTAGTTGTAAGACAAGGTTTCCAGATCACTATAAAATAATAGTTATAACTAGTCCAAAATCTACAGATTCTTTTGCGGTAAGGAAAATGAGAGAAATAGCAATTAGTGGTAATAGAAGAGATTTTTGGGAATAATAGCAATGAAAGACCAAGAGGAATTAATAGATGAGGAGTATGATAAGAGAATAGATAGGGTTCATGATACCACATGGTCTAAATTTGCAAGTTTAGGTGGTATTTTGGGACTACTTGCTCCTATATTTAATGAATTTCCTGAGATTGGTGAAAGTATTGCAATGAGCGTTGGTGGAACAAGTGCCGTAGCCGTTTTTGCTATTATGTTAAAAATATATAGGGTTGTTGGTTTCGCTTCAGACTTCAAAGAAGAACACAAAAAAGATTTGAAAAAATACAAGAAAAGACAAAATAAATTACGTAAAGAAAAAAGAGAAAAAAGAATAAATTCTATTTATTTGCACGACTTTTAGGAGGTTGTAATGAGAGTTTACGAGTTAGCAAAAGAATTGGGTACAAATTCAAAACATTTAATAGAAATCTCTAAAGGAACAGATTTTGTATTAAAAAGTCACCTAGAAAGCCTTACAAATGAAGAAATAGAAATTGTTAAAGCTATTTTTGAATTTTCAGGTGAAAACGAAAAAAAAGAAATGGAAAACCTAGATTTCATACAAAAACAGAATGAAATTGATCCAGATAGAGAACAACAACTGAAGGATTTAAGGGAACGTGTACAAAATTCAGAATATAAGATAGATTCTGAAAAAGTAGCAGAAAAAATAATAGAAAAAGAGAAAAAGAAAGGATTTTTCTCATTTCTTTTTGGTATTTTTAAATGAGTGATGAATCAATTTTCTCTTTAGAGCAAGACTATAGTAGTAGAACCTCTTTAAATCCAGATTTTGTCAAAGAAAAGTACGATTATGATGTCAGAATGTTTAAATTTGACAAATCTCTTGCAATACAAGCACCTACTTGGAGAATGAGAGATACCCAAACAATAGAAAGTTATATGGATGAGTTTCTAAGAAACCCTGCATTAGCTACGAGAGATTTTGGTGCTAATCCAATTGATGCAGTCGCTCCTGCTATTGAACACTCAGAGTTTATTGAAAAATCTTTTGAAAAACTAAAAGATTTTAAACATCCAATTATAAAAAATCCGTTCCTACAACCAAATGGTGAAGTAGTTAATACCGTTTTTAGAGATGATTTTATTTGTCAAGATCACATACGAAGATATTGCCACGTTGATATAGGATTAACTCAAGATCGACTAGGTTTGGCTGTAGGTCATGCAGAAGATTGGGTAGAAAAAGAACAAAGAGATGCACAAAATAGAGTGAGAAAAATAAAAGAACCAATAGTCTCCTTTGATTTACTAGCATCATTTAAAGGTTATAAAGAAAGTCCAGTTCAATTAATAGCAATTAGACAAATAATTTTTGATGTAATCAAAAGAGGATATAATATACATAGGGTAACTTTAGATGGTTACCAATCAGCAGACTTTATACAAAACATGAAAGCTGTAGGAATGGATGCCGATACCTTATCTATAGATAGAACAACTGAACCTTTTGATGAGTTGATTAAAGCTATTTATGAAAAAAGAATAAATATGTATCCATTAAATGTTAAAACACCTGAAGGTGAAGTTAACCTACCACACAAAGAGTTAAGACAACTAGAAAGAGTTGGAAACAAATATGACCACCCTCCAGGTGGTAGTCATGATTTAATTCAAGCTATTGCTGGTGTTATATATACAATAAAAACAAATGCTAAACCAAAGGACGGTGGTTATTTTGGCTATCTTAGTGAACTTTATTAAATACTCTGGAGAAATACTAGAAGAAATATTTAACTTTCAAGTTTTAATTGTAGAAGGTATAATTAGATTTATTAAATCAATTTTTAGAAAAGTTTACAACTTTGTACGATATTTTATAACTTTAGATTTAGATATTTATTTAAAATTTTTAACTGCGATAATATTTATCTCTTGTTTATTATTATCTGCATTCAAAGCATATGAAGATTCTTATCTTTCTTCTTTAAACTTACTTCTGATAAGTCTTTTCTCTGCTTTTATTAATGATCGAATTTTACTTCAACCTGAAATAGAAAACTTAGAAGAAGACGATTAGGAGGAATAATATGATTTCTTTTACAAAATCAAATAAAATTCTTTCTATGCAAAGACCCTCTTTAAAACTAAATACAACCAACGCAATAAAAAAGAGAAAGCGAAGGGTTGAAATTGGAGAAGAAAGAAGGATTTCGCTTGAAAGAAACACTGTTGACTACTTAACTTTTGATGAGATGAGGTTAATTTATGAAAAAAATACATGGATTCGTGCATGTGTTGATAAAATTGTAACTAGATTAAGTTTAATCCCACCAGAAATAGTTCCTATTGCAACTCCAGACAATGATGCATCAAACCCAAGCGATCAACAAATGCGTCACATTGAAAAACTAGCAGACTTAGTTATAAATCCAAACTCAAGTAGAGAATCTTTTAGTTCAATTCGACAAAAACTTGACAGAGATATGTTAGTTTATGATGCAGGTTGTTTGGAGATAGTTCGTGATGAATTTGGTATGCCTGTAGAAATATATGCTGCCCATTCTCCTAGTTTTGTATTAAATACAGATAAATCTGGGAATTTTATAAATTTCAATAAATGCTACTTTGAAAAATCTGACATTCAAAGCTCTGGTCATGATTATGATGATCAAGATAGAGGGTTTACCAATATATTTATGACTGATTCAGAAAAGAAAAACTCAAGTCATTTAAGTGGTGTTTGGTATGGTATAGACGAACTTATATATATGGTAATGAATCCAAGATCTGGAACACCTTATGGGACTTCAAAAATAGAAACATTAGCAAAAACTGTAGTTAATGCAACAAGAGTTGAGAACTATAATTCAGCACTTTTTGGTAATGATGCAACTCCAAGATTAGCTGTATTGTTTAATAATGTATCCCTAGAAAGATTACAGGAATATCAAAAATTCTGGGATAACAACTTAAGGGGAAAACCACATAGACCTATATTAATCTCTACTGGAGAGGGTGAAGGATCTGTTAAAATAGAAAAAGTAGGTTTAGCTCCAAGTGAAATGTCTTTTAAGCAATATAGTCAATGGATGTTGGAACAAATAATGTCTGTTTTTAACATGCAACCATTAGTTTTAGGTATGGTAACACCCAACACAGGTAAGCTTAACTCAGAACAACAACAAGAACAGTTTGAAAAAGATGCCTTAATTCCTCAGTTATCCACCTTTGCATATCATTTAAATTCTGAATTGATTTGGTCTTTACCAAACCCTAAAATTGGACACAAAGGTGGTTTTGGGTATAGAGATGTATATTTAGATTGGGGATTGGAAAAATCTTTAGATGAACAAGAACAATGGGATTTAGACAGACAACAATTAATGGAAGGTGTTTTAACAATAAATTATGTTAGAAAACATAGATTCGGACTACCTGAAGTCGAGTGGGGTGATGTACCCCTTAAGATGACACTTAAAGGCTCTAAAATAGGCTCTAATGGCTTAGAATTACCAAATCCAGGATTACCTACTGGTTTAGAAGAACTAGAGGATTCTGACCTAACTGATGCTATTGCTGCTAGTTTGAGTGAGAGAGATGCAATGTTTAAATCTTATTCACTTCCTAAAGAGGAAACTGAAAATAGATTAGATAACCTAGAAGACAAAATTGATGATATTCAGTTATCAATCAATCAAATAGCTTCAACAAGTCAAGAAAGTTAAATATTTAGTAAATAAACAAACATAAATCACGTTATATAGTGTGTTGGTTGTTTGTGTGACTCCTTAATAGAAGAGTAGTTCTTTGTCTTTACCCGACATAAAGCTGTATCCATCCTTCAATATAGCTTAATTAAACTACTCTTCTTTTTTTTTAATAAAAAAATTAAAGTTAACTAAAAACAGTCGATAATTTAAATTGTAAGGCAATTAAGCCAATTAAAAACAAAAATAATTAAAATTAAATGGAGAAATGAAAAAATGAAATTAGGACAACTTAAAGCTGAAAACACAGGTAGTTTACCAAAGGCAAACTTTATTGATTGGAAAAAAAATCCAAGAGTAAGACTAGTAGGAGATATTGTACGAAGACAACTACATTTCATTGAAGTTGAGAAGACAACGGGAACATCAGTTACTATTGTTATTCCATGTATAAATTATGACTATAGTGGATCTACTATACTTCGTATAGATGGAAAGTGTCCAATTGATGAAGTATATGACCTTCAGCTAAAAGGTGAAAAGCACTCAGATTTAGGTTTTTGCTCGTTTAAACAGCCTCCTCCTTCTTGGGGTAAGGATGCAACACCATCTAGAGCTACTTTTCAAGCGTCTATTAATTGTATTGACCGAATGGCACAGAAGTCAAGCTTACCACCAGAGGAATTGATGGGTATTATTGGATTTAGGAAATCACCATTTAATGAGTTAGTAGAAATGGCAACTCCTCCTTCTGAAAGTGACCCTAATGCAGACTTTTTAAGTGAGTCTTATAGAGGAGATCCATCTGATGATAAGTCTGGTTATGATTTATTGTTGAAGTACCACCCTGATAGATTCGGTGGTCAGAAATTTGAAATTATTGCAGGTAAAAACGAATCACCACTAAGTCCTGAAGAATCTGACTTAGTTAAAAACAACTCTATTAACCTAGAGGATTATTATCGAATCAGAACTAGAGATGAGATAATAGAGTACCTAACTGGTGTCCATGAAGATCGTGGAAGTCAAAATGGTAATGGTTTTAATAATAACGATTCCAACTCTAGTTCTTTCGATAATGTTTCTGCTGATTTGAAGAAGATGATGCAAGATAAAATATCTTCTGATTCAGCATCAGACGATTCACCTTTCTAAAAAACTAATAATTGCCCACCGAAATGGTGGGCTTTTTTTATATCAATATGAAAAATTTAAAAATTAAACTCAATAATATCTTGAATGAAGTTAACCTACATGAAAGAGAGATTGGTGAGTTATCAAAATCAGTTACTCGATATGAAACAAACCTTTCCGAATTAGAAAACTTAGACAAAACATACGAAGAATTAAAGAATTTTTTAATCGCTGTTTCAGAAAAATACAGAGGTCAAATCTGTTCAATCTTCAACTCACTAATCACAGAAGCTTTAAGTAAAATATTTGAAAAGGATATAATTTTCAACATAAAAATTTCTACATACAGGAATCAACCTGCCGTAGAGGTGTTTTTAACAGAGGAGGGTATTGAAGTTTCACCACAAAAATCATCAGGAGGTGGTATAAACGATATAATTTCCTTAGTTGTTCGTATTATTTTTATTCATCTTCAAAATTCATCTAAAATAATAATCTTGGATGAGCCTTTGAAGTTTCTTAGTTTGGAGTACCTGGAAAACGCATCTAGCTTTATTAGCGAAATTTGTGAAAGATTGGGTATTCAAATCATAATGGTTTCTCATAAACAAGACATACAAATACATGCAGATCATGTAATACATGTAAAAAAAGAAAAAGATTTTTCTATATCAATATAGGAGGTAAGTAATGGGATTTGGAGATTTAGCTAGTAGTTTAGCTGGTAAGCTAAAAGATGAAGTTGTAAGTGAAATTCAGGATCAAGGTGACGAATTAGTAGAAAAAGTCGTTGAAATGGTTCTAGAAAAATTAATGGATGAAACAGATGAGTTTATAGATACCCTAACTGAAAAAATCATTCAAAAAATAATTGATTCTATAACAAGTTAGACCCTAACTTCTAGGGTCATTACTTTGTAGGCTAGAAACATATTCTTTCTTATTGAACAAAGATCCAGAAATATAATTATCTATATTTGGCAGTAAAAACCATTCTCTTTTTATTCTATAACTAGAAAAGAGAGAATGGTAATTTTTCTCTGAATATTTTGCCCAATACGATCCACTTTTAGAATTATTATACTCCCAGGTTTCCTTAAAAATTAATTCTAATTCTCCCGTTACACCTGTCTTTATACTTTGCATCCTACTCTTAATATTAACTGTATGACCAATCTTAATTTCATCAGTACCTCTTTTTCTTACAAAATAAACAAATCCTGGTTTAAGATCCACTTCTCTATAAGATTTAGATCTTTCTATAGAAGGTATTTGCATTTCTTTTATTCTATTTAATCTAGACACATCAAACTCAACACCTGACCATTCTTTCATTTCTGTTATAAACTTAGAAACTTTTTTTCTATTGATTTTTTTAGTTATTAGATCATTATAAGCTGACAAATATCCTTCAAAATATGATTTTCTATACCCATTATCTTGCATTTACTTGTACTCCTATGACATCAACTCCTAAAAAGAGTAAAAAACAATTTCGGAGAAAAAAGCGTATAAGCCTATATCCAAAATCAAATATTTTTTCACAGCACCATCTTTTCAGGAGAGTTTGTTTTAAATTTACTTTTTTTTATAAATATTTGTTTTAATAATATATATAACATAGTTTTTAGTAAATATTTTATCTATAATTGTGTTATTTACTATGTAAATTAATATGAAGGAGTCGTGTAAATAAATGAAATACGTGTTTACTGATAGATTTAATATTAATCTATTTGATCTAGATGAGTTTGTTAATGCATACAAAAAAACTTTTATCATTAAAATCAACAGATGTGTTCTTGAAAATGAGTTGTCCAATATATCTAACTACAAGAGTAATGTGGTCGTAGGTTTTGATATAGAAAACAAGTGGCTACATAACAATATTAAAAAGACTATAGAGGTGGATATAAAAAGCAAAGGAAAGACTATCAATTACTTACATCCAGAATACCCATTAAGAACTGATTCAACTTTATTTTTCCTACAACCAAGTTCTCGTACTGAGGTAAAGATATATAAATGTGAATTTCTGAGTACAATAAAGGATGAAAAAAACAAAAGCCTAATAGAAATTGTTTCAGGTAAAGAAAAAGATAAAAATGATAAAAAAGAGTTGTGGGAAAAATTAACGTATCAAGAGAAGATAAACATAATGAAGGGAGGTTAAATCATATGTGGGTGTTATTCCCACATATGATTAGTTTATCAAAAAGTCTGTCCAGTAGATTTTTCTTTTTCCTTACTAGAATTGATTACAGTTTTTCTGAAACTCTTTTGCTGACTAGACAAAATACTCTCTAGTTTTTCAGCAGATCTAATCGCTCTATCTAACTTCCTTTCTGCACGTTTTAAGTTTTTTTTATCACCAGACTCACTAGAATAAAATATCTCACACCCTTCTTTAAAATTAAAATTCATTTCTTTGAAAAATTCTTTTGTCAAATTAAAATCAGGACTATCATATTTCTCTAACTTCTTAGTAATCTTCTCATAAGACTCTATTTTTTCTTCAAAACTCATAAAAACCTCTTTATTAAATGTCTTAACACTTACAACTAGTATTAAGTTTATTTGCAAATAATAACAAAACATAATTAAATTTGCAAGAAGTAAAAAGATGTGTATATATCTATAAGTGAGAATGTGGATATACTGTGTTAGGGTAGCTTATTACAAACCCCTTTTTTCTTCCTCTATAGGTGAGAAGAAAAAAAGGGATTTGCAATCACGGCAAAGCCAGTGATAGCAAGGGTTTAGAGATTCAAAAAATGTTCCAAAGCAAAAAAACAAATATAAATCGTGCCAACTTTCCAGAAAATGGGGGTGTGAAAAATTATTTTTTTACTTTGGAAAATTTTTTGAAAAAGTTGTTTTTTTTTCTAAAGTTTTTTAGAAACTGTCGATATTATATAGTATAAGAGGAAATACAATTATGAACCACAGCATTCGCCAAATCGTAAAAACCATTCCAACTAGAAACATAGACCGAAAAAGTCGTTATTATGCTATCACGAAAATAGATAGGGAAAATGGAGTTTATGAAATAGAAGATGGTGAAAATACTTTTTTTGCATGGGATGATTGTTTGTTATCTGTAACTGATGAGGAATTTCTAAACGCATATAGAAATAATCTAATTGATAAGTTTCTAGTTGAAAATTGGTTATTTAATTCATCAAAAAGTTACATTTCATTGTAAAAAACTACTAAAGTTTTCTTGAAACTGTCGATATTATATAGTAGAGAACAAAGGGAAAATATGAAAATTATTGAAACGATACCCCACAAATTACACGAAAAAATTGATGTTATTGGTTTGTCTAAAGAACAAAAGAGAATCAAGAAATATCAACAAAATCGTGAGAACTTTATGAAAAGAGTTTACGAAACTTTAGGAAAAAACTTTATAAAATAGGAATAACAATGTATAAAATAGAAGGGATTACTAACAATTTAGAAATTAATTGGAATGGAAAATTAAGGCCAAAAAATGAAAAAAATATTTTCCATGATATAGTTGAAGGATTATGGGATGCAATAGAAGATTATGAAATAGACAAACAAGCAGAAAAATTTGAGGATTGGAAAAAATCATTTCACTATAAAGATAACCCAAACTGGATTAGATAAGAGGAAGCAATATGAAAATGTATCAAGGAAATCAATTGCAAAACCAAGAAATTAGAACAAGCATTAAAGATGATATTAAGGATGCAATCGAAACAGTTTTTGTTTTAGGTTCAATATTAATTTTAGGTATAGTTTTTTTATGTGTTTCTGGATGTTCTTCTAAAAATATTAATATGCCTTTAGAACCAACAACTAAAGTGATAGAAACACCAAAGAAAATAACAACTATAAAACAGGCTAGAAGTAGAAATGTACAACTTGCTATAAATAAAGCAAAACATATGGCAAGAACAGAATTAGCTGATTATTTGCAAACAAATACCCTAAAAAAATCAAGGGTTGAAACACAACAACTAGAAACTGATAAAAGTGGTGTTGTATATATTGCTACAATAAAAATGACTATAGATAAGTAAATCAATAGAGTTGGGCTTAACTGCCCTTCTCTACCTTATTACAAACCCCTTTTTTCTTTCTTTAAGGGTGAAAAGAAAAAAGGGGATTTGCAATCTCCTCAAACCCAATGATAGCAAGGGTTGAAGGATTCAAAAGATGATTCAAAGCAAAAAAGCGATTATAAATCATGCCAACTTTCCAGAAAATGGGGTAAGAAAAATTAAAAAACTTACTATCCAAAAAACTGATATTTATAGAAAGTGGTGCATTGTGAACCGACAAGTTTTAGATGCAAGAAATTTAAACCAGAATATTTTACCAATAGGGTAACAACTTGAATATTATTAAAACAATCCCTCATAACTTACACGAAAAAATTGATGTTATTGGTTTAACTAAAGAACAGAAAAGAATTAAGGAATATAGAAAAAATCGTGAAAAATTTATGAAAAGAGTTTACGAAACTTTAGGAAAAAACTTTATCAAAAAAAGCTAAAGTTTTCTCAAAACTGTCGATATTATATATTAGAGGTAAATTACTAATATGGAAAATTACGAAGTTAAAATTCTCGGAATTTGGTTTAAGGTTTTATTTATTGATGATGATGGCAAGATGTATCTTGCACAACCGTCAAAACCTAAAACTATCTATATGAAATTAGACCCAAAATTTCAAGCAACAATGATTAAAGATGAGAGATTTGAAGGAGAATATTAGAATGCCAAAAGTAATTTGGAACGGTAAAGAACTTTCAACCAAAAACACTATTTTTCAAGATATTTTCAATGGTTTTAATGAAGCTTGTAATTCTTATAATAATGAGAGAAAATCACCAAAGTTTGACAATCAACAAACGTATTATGACTATATGGATGATTCAGTAAACTACACTTTTCATAAGGTTGGAATTGATCCAATAAAAGAAAAGAATAAATTTAATTATGCTTTAGATAAGTGGATTATGGGTATATAATTATGAAAGAACCATACAATGACAAACAGTTAGAAAAAATAGCAAGATGGATTATTGAAACTTCAAGTAATCCAATTGATGAAATACAAGACTTGCTATATAAATCTATGTATTATGAGTCTGAAAATTTTATTTCTTTATGGAGTGAAATAGTAGAAGAAAATGACTGAACAAGAAAGATCTAATTTAATTTTTGATATATCAATTGATATACAAACTATACTAACTTATTTATTAGAGGTAGAATATGATAATTATGTGGAATTTTGTGAATATAAATTTCAGGAAAACGAAAATGGAAATGATTGTGCGGAAGAACATATATATGAAATAGCATCAAGATTGTCAACTATTTTATGGGATAATAAACTAACTGACTTATTAAATTAAGTCAGTTAGATTTAATCTTAACTGTATAACTACAGGTTATTACAAACCCCTTTTTTCTTTCTTTGAGGGTGAAAAGAAAAAAGGGGATTTGCAATCTCGCCAAAGCGAGTAATAGCAAGGGTTTCAAGATTCAAAAAATGATTCAAAGCAAAAAAGTGATTATAAATCGTGCCAACTTTTCAAAAAATGGGGCAAAAAAAAATCACTTTTTTCCTAAAGTTTCCATCAAAGCTGTCGATATTATATAGTATACAAAAGAGGTAAACATGCAAAATTTAGCAGATCTAACAAACCAACAAGTAAACATTTCAAAAGAGTTTATTTCTAAAGTTTTAGATGGTGTGTCAAAATCATTTACTAAAGAACAAAAAAATGATTTAACCAGAAAAGCCTCAAAGGTAAGGATTGACACAATGTTATCATTCTCAAAAAGCGGTAGCTTAAATAAAAGAATGAAGCTTGGAGAATGGGAAAACAAACTAACAAAAGAACAAATTTCAGAATTGAAGGAAGATTTTAATTTAATGTATGATAATTTAGACAACAGTATTCCTCCAATAGTTGCATATCATCGAATAATGGAAAACCTAAAATTTGCTGATATTATACACGCAACAGAAATAGAAAAAAGAATGACTCAATTATTATCAACGTATGACTTCCATGATTTTGTTAGGAGTTTCTAATGAAAGTAGCAACACACTTTTGTAAAGCAATAAATAAAAATGTATCCATTCGTGAATTTACCAGAAAAAAAATAAATACTTTTTCTGGTAAGTCAAAACAAGAATGCGATGTTTTAGTCGTTGAAACCAACCATATAATAACAGTAAATACTGATACATTGGAACCTTTACAATCACATTTAAACGATTTAAGATTAAACGGGTGGAATGTATAAGGTTCTCAATGTATTCCAACACACCAATGCAGGTATAACACAGGTTTATGGTATTCTCAGAAAAAATTAAATCAAAAAAAAGTTGCTTTTTTTTACAAAAAGGGCTAAAGTTTTCTCAAAATTGTCGATATTATATAATAGAGGTAAAGAGGAAATATGAAACACACTAGAAAATTACAGAATCGTAAAAAACGAATTAGACTTGCAAGGCACAAAGCAAGAATCAAACGAGCCAAACTCAAAAAAGATGATGATCCAAAAGTAGAGGAAAGCAACGGCAACATAAAACTTGGTAAAGCTGAATGACAAAATTTAAGCGATCAGATAATGTCAATAGAAAGCTAAAAAGTGAAGATTTGAATCTACATACAGGTGTCAGATATAAAAAGAAAGAATCAAAAATTGAAGAAAAAAAAATCAGTTTTTTTCAAAAAATAATTGATTTTTTCCTAAAGTTTTCTTGAAACTGTCGATATTATATAATAGAGGTAAGTTATGAAACCAACTAAAAAATCAAGACCAATTGAAATATTTTTAGATTCTCTATTTGATAGAACAGAATCAATTACTAACAATTCTTGTGTTTCAAAAGAACCACACAAAGTAAATCTAAATTTCAGAGATGATATATCAAAAAAAGAATATAGAATTTCTGGTTTGTGTCAAACTTGTCAAGATGAAATTTTTTTAGGAGTTTAATTTATGTCTATTAAAGTTGAAAGATTAGCAAAAAATATTTGTGATGAAATTAGATCAGAAATTGATAACATGAGTGCTGAAGAATTTAGTACTTTTGACAGTGAAAGGTTAATTACTGAAGAAATTGACCGTCAAATGCCAACATCAAATTGGGAGTATATCGAATACTTAAAAGATGATACAGATTTGGGTTTTGAATCTGATTCTGGATTTGTTTCTATTTCAAGTTGTGAAAATATTTTTCAATTCCTTCAAGCAAGGATTTATGAGGAACTAACAAATCAAGTTAATTCATGGTGGCAACAAGCATTTTATGATACAGATTCATTAAATACTGTGGATGATTATTCAGATGATGGCGAAGCATTAGCATCTGCAGGTTTTGGTACAGATGAGGATTACGGTTACCATATGGATTTATAAATTTCTATAGGAAAGATGAGCTTAAAAGCATGTAAGATCCGAATGCGGATATTCCATAATGAGTGATGCGTCTGATCCACGCTACAAAACATTCTAGAAGTCCTACGTAGATCTACCATTCTTTGGACGTTGCTCTCATCGGCAAGTGAAAACTCCGAAAGTACAAAGAGGTGTTGAATATGGCTTAGATTATAAGTCATGAGTTTCGACTCAAAGTAAACATCGAGGGGCGAGTAGCTTGCTTTTTTTACTTCTCAATGCCGTAGGCGAGATCACCATCCCATTTCCAAAACATTCCAATCTTTGTAGGAAAAAATAAAATCAAAAAAAAGTGACTTTTTTTACAAAAAGGGCTAAAGTTTTCTAGTAATTGTCGATATTATATAATAGGAAGCAATTAACCTAAACTTAAGACAAAGGAATAAAATGGTAACTACAATTAAACAAGCAAATGAAAATATTGGTGGATTAAGCGATGCAGGAAAAATGCCAGCACTTTCATGGAATATTCCAGTAGAATATTGTGATACGGGATCTGTATTGATCGAAGTGGAGGGTTCTGCTTGTTTTGGATGTTATGCAGATAATGGACGATATAAATTTTCTAATGTAAAAAATGCGTTAGAAAATCGTTATCAAAAATATTTATCCAATAGAAAATTATGGGTAGAATCTGTAGTTTTTATTCTAAACAATTCAAAATTAATGCAACGAGTTCCATTTTTTAGATGGTTTGATGCTGGAGATATTATTGACTTACAACACTTATCAGATATATATGAGATTTGTAGAAAAACGCCACATATAAACCATTGGCTACCAACAAAAGAATGGCAACATAAAAAACAGTTTGTAAACAAACCTGAAAATTTAACCATTAGAGTTAGCTCACCGTTTAAGAATAAACCATTCAAACCAAATCAACATCAAACACATTCTGTAGTCTTAACTAAAGATGAATTTAGTTTGCATAAAGACAACAAAGAAAGTGGTATATATTTTTGTCCAAGTGGTTCGCAAGGTGGTCAATGTCAAGAATGTCGTGCATGTTGGAATGAAAATATCGAATGTATAGCTTACGAATATCATGGAGCTAAAGCAAATGGAGAATCTAAAAATTTATTACAGATTGAAAAAATAAAGTATGGAAAGGTGGCATAATCAATGAAAATACTTAAAGAACTCAGAGAACAACTACAGGAAGATATTATAACCGTTCTATCTAATTCATGTTATGACTACCTCGATGACTTAGAGCAAGAAAATTCAAATAGACCTTCAGTCAAAGACAGACTGACAGATGAATTATGTCAAGTAATATGTCAAACTTTTTTAGATGATTATGGAATCTGAAATGTTAGCCTAATCAATGGCCCCAGGCCCATCAACACGTCCTATAATAAAGTAATAATGTTTTACAGAAAAAATTAAATCAAAAAAAAGGCACTTTTTTTGAAAAAAAGGCTAAAGTTTTCTAGGAATTGTCGATATTATATAATAGGAACAAAGAACGAATTAAGGAGTACTGAATGGCAAGAGAGAAAAACTATTGTGCAAAAACTAGAAATTTAAACGAACCATATGAAATATGGAAAGGTGTTGGAAATGCTGAAGGATGGACTTGGAAAGTTTTAAAAAAATGGCAATCACCAACAAATGAAGCAAAGAATAAAAATGCTCGTTGGTTTTGTGGTGTTTCATCACCTTTAAATTGGGGAAGTTATGATTTAGGAGATGTTTATGTTTCAGAGATTAAATCAAATGCTATTAAAGTATGGAGTGAGTAATGATAACTACATTCATGAATCCAAGATTCTTGAGACAAAGTAGGATAGCAAACTTTAGTACGTTGGAACAATTTCAATTATACAATGAAATCCAACATGCAAAAAGAGAAATAAGGATAGAAGCAACTTTAGATTTAGCAAAACATGAAAGAAAAAAGGCAAAATCTACTAACCCAAATTTAGGAGCAAAGTTAGATATTTATGGATAATTTAAAATTAAAACAAGAAATTAGTGCTAAAGACATTACTATTAATAAAGTCCATTTTAGAACAGAGGTTTCAAGCCTTGTTTCTGGAACTTTAGAATGCAATGATTCTTTTGAGATTGAAGATTTTTTACCTGAAATAGACTATTTTGACGAAGATATGTTTACTATGGAAGAATTTAATTATTACGGTCATCAACATGATGATTGCACGATTAGTTCCGTTGATGTAACAATCAACCTACAAGGTTATAAACCAATTGAAATAAATAATATATCAATATATGAACAACCGCATATGTTTAATAACTTAGAATTTTTAGAAAAAATAGCAGAAATTGTTAATGAAGAACAAGAGTGGATCAAAAAAAAGGAAGCTAATGGTGATTATAAACAATTAGAAATTAACTTTTTTCAACAATATCCAACAGCTTAAGGAGTCAATAATGAATAATGACACAATACCATCTAAAGAAGATCAAGAAGTATATGACCTATGGCAAATAAGAAAACAAAACAGAGAATTAAAAGATAAAACAAATTTAAGCTTTGAAAAAAAAGTAATGAATAATTTTGTTTTATTATTAGATGCTATGGGATGTATGGAATATATGATTGAAGAACTACAGGCTAAGTATGTAGGAAATGTGCAAGAAGAATTAAAACGTATAGAAAATCACAAACTAAATCTATTAATTGAAAAGGTAGATCAAATCTATAACAAAATTGTCGAGGATTAACATCCTCGCAATGGCCCCCACGCCATCAACCATCCCAATCAAAGAAAAATACTATATTGCCAGAAAAAATAAATTTAAAAAAAAGTGGTTTTTTTTCAAAAAAGGGCTAAAGTTTTCTCAAAATTGTCGATATTATATAGTATAGGACGAAGGAGAAAAAAATGATTAAACCAATGTTGGCTCACGACTTGTCTGATAAATCAAGTCGTAAAAAAGTCAATAGTTATACAGAACACAATCAACATGAAATGTTTGTCCAACCAAAACTTGACGGTGTGAGAGTCGTTGGTAATTTAAAAAATGGTAAGATGTTCAAACGTTCAGGAAAAGAGGTTACAAGTTGTCCACATTTACATCAAGAATTAATTAAAGTTGGTAAATTAAGCACATTCCGTTCTTTAGAGTGGTTAGACGGTGAACTATTCAATGAATCATTAACATTTTCAGAGATAAATAGTATTGTTTCACGAACTAAAAATTTACATGACAACCATAAAGAAATACAGTTTCATGTTTTTGACGTTGTTATGGATTCTAGTTTCAGTAACAGGAAAAGAGAAATTAGTCGTTTAGCTTATACACATCCTGTATCTATAAGTCCTTATATTAAAACGGTAGAGACAATAAGTTTAGGTCATATATCGTATAAGGGTTTACAAATGTTTGACAAATATTGTCAAGACTTTATAGAATGTGGATATGAGGGTTTAATGGTAAGAATTGACAACTTACCATATGAGAACAAACGAAGTAATCAACTTTTTAAGTATAAATATTTCAAGGATTCCGAATATACTATACTCGATGCAGTAGAACAAAATAACCATCCTAATGTTTTAGGATCATTTTTAGTTACAGATGGAAAAGTTAGCTTTAGGGTTAGACCATCCGTAACAAAGGAGGAATTAAAAGAATACTGGAAAAATAAAGATGACCACATTGGAAAACTTGCAACTGTAAAGTATCAAGAAATAACAGATGATGGTTATCCAAGATTTCCTGTTATGGTTGGAATTAGAGAAGATTTATAATATTTTTCTCTAAAGTTTTCTCAAAACTGTCGATATTATATAATAAAGGAGTAGTAACAATGTGTTTGATTTCTTGCTTAAAATTGTCGCATATGGAATTGTGGCAATCGTTATCATTTTCCTATCTGCTGTAAGTTGGTGGAGTTTGGTAGGAATTTTCGCATCATTGAAAATAATTTTAAAAAAACGCTAAAGTTTTCTCGAAACTGTCGATATTATATAGTAGGAGCAAAGGTTGTTCCTACACACTAAACAATTAATGCCAAATAAGGCATAGGAGATTTTGATATGACATATGTAACTAACAGCAACGTAGTAACCAATCAATTCCAAACACCTGTAACCGCTATTGAAACTCAAAAGCAAATTAGTCGATCTTTTAATGACTTTCTATTTCGTATTGGTGGTGTTGAGGAAGTTGATGCTGTTAATCGCAGAACCTTTAATAGTTTAGTTGGAGTTTCACCAAGTAATTATAGAATGCAAACACCAAAACAAGATGGAACATTCTACAGTTCTGGTAAAGAAGCGTTAAGAGTGGCAAATCCTGAAATAGCAAAGGCAAAAGCTGTACAAGAATTGTTGATGCTACAAGGTTTGTCAGAAAAAGATGCTACAAAACAAGCTGTTCGTATTTATGGTGGACAGAAACAAGTAAGAATCTAACACAATTGGGGGATTAATTTCCCCCTTTCTTTAAGGGGTTTATGTATGAGTTTACAATTAGAAAGTAAAGAGGTTAAGGAAGAAGTTAAATCAACCATTATTGTAAAACTATACTTTCTACTTGAAGATATAGAAGGTTTATATGGAGAAGATGATATAAAGACTGACATTTTTGAATCTTGCCGTAATTTCATAGATGATTATTTTTCTGAACTGTATGGAATAAGGGGTTGTCCAATTAATCTGCAAAAAGTTACAGGAGAGATACAATGAAATATAGGGTTGATATTTGGTATAAAGTTCCATTTTTTACTGTTCAGTATATTGAAACAAATGGAGAAGAATTAACTGAAGATAGTATTCTTAACTTTTTACATAACTATTCAGAATCAATACCTTTTGAAGAAGATTATAAAGAAAATGAAATAATCGAGATAGAGGAATACACAGGAAGTCAAGGAAAACCGCAGGGCTTTAAAGAAATAAGTGAAGATGATTTCTGGTTTATTGATGCAAAAACAGGTATGATTATACCAAGAAAGGATATCAATGAAAAGAGAAATGGATGAGTTATTAAAAAATTATGATTATGTTTTTCCAGAAGAATGGGATGATATTGAAATAGCTGGATGGTGTATAAGGTATGTAATATCTAATATAGAAGATGTTAAGGAATATTTTTTAGAGGAGGTAGATTGAAATGGCTGGAGGTATTCCCTTTACAAAATACCAAATTGCAAAAGTAGGAACGGAAATAGAAGAAGATTTACTTAAATACTTTGACATAGTTTCTACGGAAACTGTTATCAAATTACTGACTGATGATCCAATAAGTAAGTGTGATTTTACTAAGGATGTATTTTCTATCATAAGACATAGACTTAATTTACTGAAGGAGGAAATATAGATGCCAGAGTATATACCAATAAAATCAGTAGAACATCTTAGACAGATGGCTATTGGAAAAGATGACGGAATTAGCGTCAAGATAATACTAAACTATGGATCGTATTCATCAAAGGATATAAGGTACTTTGATGATATAGATGCTTGGGAAATTTACCATAATATATCAGACACCGTTTGTATCTATCAGTCTACTAAAGAGTTCGTAGAGGAAGAAGATTTCTTAGTTGAAGCAATATGGAAGAAAGCATTATACGCATATCCAGAATTAGTTGAAAAATCAACTGTAATTACAAACAATAATGTAGACCCAGATAAAGTAAAACGTATTCAGGAGGCTATAAAGTGGGAATTATGTTAGGTGGAACTACCTTATTTGGTCTTGGAGACATAGCTAATAGCGTACATTGTTTAATTCAAGAATTAGAAAATGGTAATGAAATTAAACAAGACGATTGGAATATGATTTATTATTTTCTTGAAACATCCAGAGAATATTTCAATCAGGAGGATATAAAGTGGGAATCAAGTTAGATACGTGGGGAAAAGCTAAAGCATTAGCGAAATTTGAAATAGATTCCTATAATGGAGAAGAATTAATTGATATTCTCGCTCATTATATGTTTGAATCAGATCATCCATCTGACATAGATCAATGGTATAAAGAACTAATCATAGATAAAACATGGGATTTTAGTAGGGAAAATTATGAAATGCATTAAACACATTGAGACAATTCCAGTATTTTCCTTTTCTGGTAAAATTAAATCACTTGCTGAAAAGGTTATCCTTAAGGGGGATAGCCTTGATCCTTTTAATGGGTTCTGCTTACATGAAGTCAGAGAAGAGCTTTTAAATAGAAATATTATAACTAATGACAACACATCATGGTATGACGATGACGGGGAATTTTATGTATTATGATAACGAATGTTCAATGTATTTGGGGACATTAACACTCCAGCCCAAGCACTCCAGCAGTCCAGCCCAAAAAAGGCATATTTCTCAGTTACCGATTTCTCAGAAAACAGGGGGTTAAAAAAAATGAAAAGAACTAAACGAAAAAAGCAAGCAGTCCGATCACTATCAGTTACTGAGTCTAGCAATCCAGGCGTAAAGGTTAGGCATCCGATTGCTCCTGGTGCAATTCGGTTAAAATCCAAGAAAAAATATGATCGTATGAGATCTAAGAGGGACTTACGTAGACTCCTGGATGATAACTGATCTTAACTGAGGAGTCTAATGACATCAATGACCGATCTCGCAGTCCAGCACTCCAGGGAATAAAAAAAGTTTTAAAAAATTGTTATTTAGTCTAAACCTTTTGATTTTGTATGCGTCTATTAAACTTGAAAGTTTAAAGTCTTTCGGAGTTGTTTTACTAAAGAGTTTTTATAAATTCTTACTAAGGTGTAATTAAATATCTTTTTTCTCCACAAGGTTATCAGTCATAACCAGTTAAGTTCAGTCATAGCTTAGTTTTCACCGCAGAGTCTTCTTAGTCCCAATAGTTATCACCTCGCAATTTTGATCTCACTTTACTCTCAAAAGTTTTGTCACACTTTGTGTTTTTTCTTTTTTGGCCCAAATTTACGTCACACTTTGTGTCATTTCTTTTTCAAGGCAACAAAAAAGCCCATTTACATGAGCATTACAGCATAAAACCGTAACTGATCACGCAAATAGGCTCAGTTACTAACCAGCTATCGAGAAATAATAACTGATTAGCAGGTTTAGTTACTCGTTATCAAGTGTTTTTGCAACGTCTATACCATCCTAGCCAAAATTTCTCCTGTTGAGGTCTACGAGCAATCAAATTCGCATAGAATAACGCTCTAGAAGCTTGTAACTTATCTCGACTGACCTTCTTAGCGTGACTGATTGTGTTTTTTCCAATTAAACCATCTTCTGAGATAAGGGAGATTCTACCAAGATTGATGGCTTTTTGTAATATTCTAACGGCATTTCCTTGTCCATGATTAACAACCATATCGAAATATGTCATTCTAATTTCTTTTGGTAGTTGTTCTACTCTACTTGGTTCCCAAAAGTTTTTCCTATAGATTTCTAGAACTTCGGCTTTAGTGGCTTTTCTCAAATCATCTTCAGTTTTCTCTTCGCCTTTATCTTTCCAATATTTTTTATATGTCGAAATTGTTACTCCATACTTAGTTAATCCACCTCGATCAACAGGATCGTCTGAGAGTATTCCCTCATTTTCAAATACATGATCCATGCAAGTTTCAAATTCAGACTTCTTTGGAGTTTTCTTACGAGTTCGTTTTGGTTTCGTAGCTTTAACTTCTTCAGCAGTAGTTGTTTTATTTTCTTGGTTCATATTCATACCTCTTTATTTTTACGTTCTTCTAACATTGATAAATAGTTATTCATGGAATCAGTTATAGTATCGTGAGTAAGTTGTCGAGCGACCTCTTGAGGATCAGTCATAACTTCTCCATCATCTGCAACATATCCCATGAATTTCATTTGTGTTTCAAACAGTTCATTAATCATTCTATTAATTGACACATCTTGTTCGATGGCTAGTTTGTAAATCCAATTAAATATGTGAGGTTTAAGTCTAAGCCTAAAGTATTTCCAATCACCATTAGATTTTAGATTATACCTTGTACCCATCGAACGTAATTGTTCTTTGCGACTATTGTTTTTCACACTTAAGAAACTTCCTCCTTCAAGGCAAATTTCACTTTGATCTCATTAATAATTATGTTCCTCGATGTAAGCATCAACAATTTCAAGACAACCTTTGGCATCATGAGCATGTTGAATGAGTTTACAGACCTCGCCTACAATGTCGGAGTGTTCACCAATACCAGCAGGGTTACTCAACAATACGTTGAGGTTAGCGTTATAAGTTAACAAATCCCCTTCAAATCTCTTTTTAGCAGCTTGAAGGAGAAAGAAATCCATACCTTTTTTTTCTTTAATCATCGTACCTCACATCGTAAGATCTAGGCGTAAGACCTTCATTACGTTTTAAATTAATAGCAACAGCCTTTTCTAATCCTGGCTTTTTAGGATCAATGTCATTAAATAAATATCGAACACCACTAGGAATACCTAGAATGAGATGATCAAACCGAAGCCCCCAAAAGTTTAGCATAATTTCGGTCTGTAGTCGATGTCGTTCCAATCTAGCGGAAGTAAGTATAATGGTATCATTTGAATGAAGATAATTCAACCAAAACTCTTTAACCCCATCGAGTATCTCCTCTTGAAGATACTCAGGAGGAGATCTCATAAAGTCTTGAAGATGCTTAGGTAATTTATCTTTAGCTTTAATTAACTTGACACAAACTTGGTCTAAATCATCATTACTCTTATGTTTAAAAATAGTACCATCAATATCGAAAACAAAAGTACGAAACATAGAAGTATCTTGACTTTGTATTTCCTTTATTTGTTTAGAAACACTAGAAGAATTATGCATCGGCAAACTCCTCAATGGTGTTTCTATTACGATTATTTTGAGCAGGTGTACCAGTAGGAGTATAAGAATCATCCCACCAATGCACGGCCATTTTCCAATTTGACTTTGACATTATTTTCTTAACGTTTTCACCTCCACACAATTCGCATTCATCTAATGGTTCATCATTGATGGATTGTAATGCTTCAAAAGTTTCCCCACAATCAGGGCATTTATATTCATAAATTGGCATATACCTAACCTCCTAGTCCGTTATAACAATGAGGACAAATTTTTATTTTATCTTTTAAGAAGTGTTCAATCGTTTTGATAATTTCACCTCTATCAATCATATATCCCTTACGACAAACACTTTCACTAACTCTATCGACATACCAAGAGAATGGCATGTTTGAAAGTACTTCAACGTAAGTAACTAAACATTTATGTATAACTTCTTGGTTGCTGACATATTTTGAATGATGCCTACTCATCGTCCTCCTCATCCTCCTTAACTAACTTAGAGTAAACAGCTATAACACCTCGATTAAACCATAGAGTTAACTTAGGAGAAATTAACCACAACAGATCTTGAATGCAATTAAGTATGAATGCAAGAGGGATTGCAATTGCATTCATTATGATCCAAAAAGCGACACACAAGTAAACTTGAATTATAGTCCTAATTCCTTTCAACATATAACCTCCTAACTAGTCAGTATCATTCATTCTTTTTTTTCCATTCCCATTCCCATTACCATTAGAGTTTCCATTACCATTACCATCCCTATTTAGGGCAAAATTTCTAACATCAAAGAAACTTGAAACTGCACCTCCAACGATTCCTATGAAAACAAGAATTATCCTTTCAAAGAAAGCCATTTCACGTTCAATAGCTTCTTGTCCAGTAAACCAACCCACAAAGACTAAACTCCACATACCTAGAACTAGAGATAGTACTCCATAAAATACATGTTTCAATAGAGTTTGTTGAGCAGATAGTTTTTCATGTAAAGCTAACTGCTCTGCTGTTTCGTGATGTTCACTTAAAGAATCCTCTAAATGTCGTTCAGTTTTTTCTATTTCATTAGTAAGTTTTTCTACTTCAGTTTTGAGAAGTAAAATTAATTCATGATCATTTTCTGCTTGATCAACTTCTTCTTGCAATTCTTTAGTCATATTAAAACACCCAATTAAATATTTTAATTATAAATTTAATTGCAAAATACCAGCAAGAAAAGCAGAAAGCTAATATTGCAATCCAAACATATAAAATTTCTGGAGTTACTTTCAATTACACTATTCTCCCAGAAACAAATCCTTGCTCAGAAACAGTTAATATAAACTTTTCAAAACCTTTCAATTCTGGAAAGTTTGAAATGTCATCATAATTAAGTTTGAAAAAAACAACATCTTCTAGCAACTCATCATAAGATCCTTCTAAATAATAATTCCAAAAAACTGGAACATAATACATTTCATTTTCAAATTTTCCTGGACTTAATACGACTCCAGTTTTATCACAAACATTTAAGCCCATTCGATTAATAATTTTTCTAGAGTGATTATTTAAGAACATTCTTTTCTCCTATTTTATATATGTGTATATTTTTATAGTTTGTAAAATTTTCTGGTAAACAATATTCAATTTTTGTGTAAGGGTCTACATAATGTCTACCATTGCACTCTTGATGTATGGATTCATCAAAAGTAAGATCATTAGATCTATCTAATGATTGTATGCTAGTAGACCAACTATTATAATAAATCTCCCCATCATTAGAACAACCTGCTAAAAAAACAACTAAGATAGAAAGAATAATAAATATTATCATAGCAATCCTAGTTAATCTTTCATTCTCCCTTTTGTTTTCTTTAACACTTTTCAATTACTATCTCCTATTGATTCAGAATTGTTTAACCAATCGGAACTATTAAATTTAATAATTTTATCTACACGATCACTTTTCGTATCATGTTTCCATTTACCTGGATGTGGTGTATCACGAACGCACTGAACTACATAGTTATATAAACAAGAATACATATACTTAGTTAGACCTTTAAACTTAGTGAAATCTGCATAGTTTGATATATATGGGAACTCAATAAAAATTTCATGCAACGTACTAATACTTACATGAAGTTCATTAATAGCATTATGAACAGACAATGCAATATCTTTCTGACAAGAGAAATCTTGACATTTTGAAACGGAAGTAGCAATAATTGTATTTAATTTGAAATTTTTCATTTGTTCTCCTTATACCAACTAGGTATTTCTCTTTTTTTCCAATAAGCAATATGGCTTTTCTCATTTATATAATATTTCCTGTAAGAAGCTAATGAGTTATTTGGAATCTTACAGTATTCAGGCATTGCTGGTGTTGGTTGATTAAAACTACCTGTAACTATGTTTTTAGGTTGATTAACTAATACATTTTCTAACTTGACAAAACTTAAGTGACTTCTATCATAACGATACTCGTATTCCTTAGATAGAGAACAAAAAAGCTTATACAACCACTTATAGTTTTCGGAATTACTTCTAGCCCAAATAGCAGAAGGATGATTCTTATGGGTTGCTTTATATACTTTGTCGATACATTGATCTCCATCTAATACCCTATGACAAGTAGATAATAATTGTGCATACTCAAGTATCATCTTGACACAATGCTTATCATTATGATACTTGGCACAATCATCAGTGTTATGATCTAAGTAGAAGACGTTCATTTTTCCTCCATTTATTTTGCTTCTACTATATATTATCGACAAATTCTAGATAACTTTAGCGTTTTCCACCAAAATATTCTTCAGCTAAACCAATATCAACCATCTGCTGATTAACACTGACTTCAGGATTAAAATCTTCGATAAATATTTCAGCTAAACATCTTCCATACTTACCTGTCCCTCTGCTTTTAATAATACATTCATTGTCAAAATTAGATAAAGTATCAGTTAGAAATTTTTTAGATTCTAATCCTCGTTTTTTTTCTTCAAGATCTCTTGTACGACTTTCTGGAGCATTAATTCCGTACAATCTTGCTCTAACTTTTTTCCATGTGTCGAAACCAAGATCAACGAGAAAATCAACAGTATCTCCATCGACAACTTTAACAACCTTTGCTTTATATTCATACATATATCACCTCTACCAATAGTAATGTGTTTTAGCTTCATATTCTGGATCATTTTTAGACAATACAATTTGATGTATAATTTCAGATATATTTTTCTTAAACTGATCTATACTACCGTCATTAGCGACAATGAAATCATATCTCTGATATGAATCCAAAGAAGTTTCTGATATATTCTCATCATCGCAGATTAAGTCTTCTCTCATTACCCGAATGACAACACCTTGTAAATTTTTAATTCTTTTTATTTCATTTTCAAATCTCAAATCTTCAATGACCCAAGAGATTGAATTCTGAACATCATAGAGATACTTGGCATCAAATCTTCCAAACAAGCAATTCAGCCAAGCACTCTCATCAGATTCTCTTAGATTCATACCAATTGTTTGTAGTATCTGTCTAAAGTTTACTGGGTTGTAAACCCAATGATTACCACCTTCATCAATTATAGGATCTTTAGAAAATTTAGGCAAAGGTATCTGTTGCCCATTATCTTTATGCTCTTTAATATAACTAACAGGAACCCCTAACATTTCGGACACTAAATTATAGATAGGTTCTGCAAAACTTTTTATTTCTATTAAACCTAAACCTTCTTCAAGAAATATTTCCTGAGTTAGTTTGCAAGCAGTTGACTTACCTGAACCTTTTTTACCTGAAAACGCTAGTAACATTTTTAACTCTCCAATTTTGTTGTATATTCACCAAGTAGTTTTATTAAACCGAAACTTCTTTTAGGAACTGAAAACGGACTCTTATAGTTTCTAAAAGAAGTTGTAAATGCATTATTAAGCCGATATAAAGATTTCTCATTATGGTCATAAGTATATGATGGATTAAACCACTCTCTGTAAACACTAACAACTTTAGAAGAAGGAATAATTTTTTTACTTGCAGCATTAACTATTGCATGGCTTGCAATTTCATCATTTATTCTTATTTCCTTATATTTATTTATAACTTTATCAAATTCGTTTTGATATATTGTTATGTTACTAATTGCATTGCTTATTCCTAATTCTAAGTCTTGAGTTATATTTCCCGTATGTTTTCTTTTAAAAAGAACAGATTCATACCAAAGTCTATTCCCACAAGTCAACCAACGCAAACCAAACATTAGTTTAGCAGCATACGTTTTTTCATTGCAATTGAGCAAACCAACTAATGTGTTTTTATCTTTTTCATCTTTTTTTTCTACTTGATATAATGCCATCATCCTCATAGTATTTTTACTTAGATTAAAAACCCTATCAACAACTTTAATGTTGTTTTTCTCTAATGAAGAATCTAGCCAATCTACCATTGTAGAATGCTTGATTGGCTTATGTGTTTCTGTACTCTCTGGAATGTTAGCATCTATAATATTTTCCCATTCAGCGTTTCCTGATTGAACATTAGTAAGTGTCACTTTAATAATCTCCTCTTTAACTTTTTGTTTTGTTTTTTTAACTTTTTATTCTTCTTCTTAACTTTGTTGTATTTTCCATCTAAAGCAACCAACTCTAGTTGAACAGTTTCCAAGTCTTCCTTTATTTGCGACCATCTTAAGTTTGCAAGTTTAACTTCTTGATCTAAGAGAGTATCGTTTACAAGACTTTTTCTTTCCCACCATTTTTGCTTTTCTTTCATTTTCTTAATTGTTCCCAACTAACAGGGGCAACTTCAACTGCTAACTTATCTATTTTATCTGCTATCCATTGAGTCTCCAACTGCGTATCTGGTTTACATCTTAGATTACAAACTCTAGCAAATGCCATTAAAGTACCCGACCAATACCACTCAGTCATCATACTTTGAGGTAATATCATTCTTGCTTGTTCTGGACAAATACCAATATTTATCATAGAGTTATATGCAATCCTAGCTTGTTCACAAATGTATTTATATGAAGGCATTTCATAAGGATTACCTCCAGGACTAGGTATACTAGGATCAAAAGCATCTTTTGTTACTACTTCATTGTAATAAAATTCATCAGAACTTCCCTGCTTTTTATTACTTGCTTTAAGTCTCCATTTTTCTGGAGTATAATACTCAGGGTCACTATCAACATACCTCCTACTAATTTCATTCCAAACCAAGCCAACTTGATGTTTAACTAATTGCCTAGCAACAAAGACAGGAGCAACGATGTGAAACTGTAAAGAAACATGGCCGAAAGGAGTCCAATGATTATGCCTAGCAAGGTAACCAATAAGTTTCTTATCCTTATCATCAAATTTTTCCTTTTTTTTACCGAATGAAACCCTAGCAGCATTTACAACACTAAGGTCATTACCCATTTTATCAACTAACGTTACGTTCATGATTCTCCTTATGTTTAAAAATAATTGTTATAATAATGTCTAAATAATGATGCAATGAATTTTCAGGGAAGTCTTTAAACGGACAAGCATCTTCTATTATTTTTTTTGCATATTCATCTAAATGCTTATGCCCAGATGAGCAAATAATATCCATCCAAACTATACACCCACCTCTATCTAGTACTACTTGTATTTCAGTTTTACCAGAATCATCAGAAGATACTTGTTTGTATAGACTTTTTATCTTATTAACTAAACTGATTTCATATTCTTCAAGGTGTGATCTAGTTATATGTGTTTTCAAGATAATTCACCTCATTGCAATTATATATAACGTTAATAGGTTAAAACTTTTTACTGATTTATTTTTTTAGTAAATAATTTAGGGAAAGTGACGTTATAAGTATGTGGGTGAGTTTATATTAATCACCTACTGAGGTCGGGAATTTAAATAATTCCTTATCTGAAAAAGTGTATTAAAGATGCTGAAAGTTTCTGCCAAGATGTTATTCAGCATCTTTTTATAAACTATTAAAAAGTGGTCGAAAGACACTTGAAATTCTTGCTTAAATAGGAGAAAAAAATTATGACAACATTAGTAACAAAATACGATCCATTCTTTGTAGGGTTTAAAGGTTTATTTAATCAACTAGATGAATTCCAAAACTCTAAACAAAAATATCCTCCATATAATATAATACAGGAGGATGATAATACATATATAGTGGAAATAGCTGTAGCAGGATTCTCTAAGGATGAAATATCAGTAACACATCACCCAGGAGAATCTAATGAGTTAAAGATTATTGGAGAAAAAATTCAGTCAGATGTTAAATCTAAATATCTACATAGAGGTATTGCAAATAGAAAGTTTGAGAAGTCTCTAACATTATCAAATACTATCTTAGTAACATCTGCAAGAATTGTTGATGGTATTTTAAATATTAAACTAGAAAATAAAATACCAGAATCAGAGAAACCAAAATCAATAAAAATAAATTAAATGAAAAAGGATGGGTTAATTCCCATCCTTTTTTTTTACCAAGTCCAAAATTGTGCAATGCCGTAAAGAAGACTAATTGCAATTATAAAACCAATTGAAAAACTAATTACCCACTTCATCTAATCCCTCATATTTCTTTAGTTTATTTTTTATACAACTTGGACATGGATTTCTTTCCCAAACGTTACTATTCCTTACTCCAAGAATTGTATTTCTAGGGAAGTTTGCCCTCCAAATTATAGCACAGTGATGACAAATAAAACTACATGGTTCAGAGCCTACAGCTTTTCCCCATGTAGTGGTTAACCATCCTCTATCGTCAGGTATGTCTTCTATTCTATATGTAATCATTTACTGGTTAAGTAATTGGTGAATAGTTTGAGATAATTGTTGTGCCTGTACCATCATGGCAATGGCTGATTGTTGTCTTATTTGAGCTTGTGCCAAACGACTCATTTCTCTAGCCTCATCAAAATCTTCGATGGTATCAACCGATTCTTCCAATACTCCTACCATACTTGTTAAATGACTTGTAGTAAATTCAAATCTCTGAGCCTTTGAATTTAGTTTTACTGATTCCTCATCTAACTTACCCAAAGCAAAATCTAAACGTGCAACTGCGTCTTGAGCCTTTTCAACAGTGTCTACGGAAGACTTGACAATACTTATAGAATCCCCTGGGGCATAAACTCCACCTTGACCATTATCCAAACCAATCTCAGGATCGCCAATTTCTAATGTTTTTGTATAAGCACCAATACGTAATGAACCTTCAGTCATATCATCAATATCTATTTGAACTGAATCATCAGAATCAATAACTACATTCTTAGTTGCAAACGTACCATCAAGTAGTTTAACTCCATCATATTCTGTATTGTCTAATATGAAATCTATTTCTTTATATAAAGTATCATACTCTACCTGTAAATCAGCACGTTCTTCGGCACTAATTTCTTCTGACTGAGATTCTTGAGCAATACCTCTTAGTTTAGAAACCACACTTCTAATAGAACTAATTCCACTATCTGCAGATCTCAAAAGGTTTAAAGATTCTTTTACATTTGTATTTGCGGTTTTTAATGTCCTAATTCTAGAGTTCATTTTATTAACTCTAGATTGATCTGTTGGATTAAGTTTAGGTTTGCCATCTGCCAATAATTGCATAGTTTCTTGAATTTCTGCAGTTGTCTTTTTATAGTTTTGATATGCTCTATTTGCTACACTATTTAACATTATAAATTTCTCCTGTTTTTTATGCATAGATGTCAATGATAGTTCCAATAGTTGTTTGAACTATATTGCCTACGCTTTTATTTTTGTTTTCTTTTTCTTCGTTCATTAAATTTCTAGTTTCTTGTTTTCTTTCCGCTTGTTTTGCTTCTTGAATATATCTTAAATAATCAGGTGTATTATTATCTGATCTATTTGTACTAACATCCATTTTATACCTCCGATCTATTAGTGATTCATTTAGATAGTTATCTAATATATTCCTCCTATAATATTCAAAATAGTGATGGAAAGAACTTCCAACCGTTCCTGAAATTGGTATAATTCTCATTATTATCTACTTGTTTTTTTACTTTTCAAGACCTCATATTTTAATCTTTTCCTTTCGTTTTTTTGGTATAGGTTTATTTCTCCTTTAACATATTCCTTTCGTTGTATTTCTCTAATCTTTTCTAATTGTTCTTTGTTTTCTCTATTTCTTATTTTAATAATTTTTTTTTAAAGTAGTCTACCCTTCTTTGAAGGAATCTATACTTATCTTCCCACTCTTTCGTTGGTGTTTCACCTCCTCCTTTGATATGCATCATATCATTCAGTTCTTCAAAAATTTCTTTTAATAAATATATTTCTTTCATTTCTTTTTTAAAAGTTTTTTTAACTTCTTGTTCTCTTCTTTTACTTTTTTGAACTTAATTTTTAATTCTTCAAAATCTTTTTCTAATTTCTCAACCCTAAGTTTTTCACGAAAATTTATTTCCAATATAGATATTAATTTTCCATCTTTCTTAATCATATATTATTTATTACGTTCTGATTCTACTTTGTTAGACCAATAGTTTCTCTTATGAATTTTAACACCATTATGTTTTCTACGAATGATATGTCTACGAATTCCCCTTCGATTGGGATTATAGGTATTTCTACCTATTCTCATTTGTGGATGTCTGTGTCTCATCATCTCCATTTGAAATCTGATACGTTGTCTATTCTTCCAGTTCCAAATTTGCCTTTCTAATCTTTGCTGTTCTAATAACTGAGATTCTGTAATCAACGTTGATCTGATAGTAGTACGTCCTTCTACTAGAAACTCAGGTTTCACCGCACAACTAGACACAAACATCAATATAATTCCCATTACTAACAATCTGATTTTCATTACTTTGCTTCCCCCTTTTAATTATCTTTTTTTTGGTACATTATTGATTACGTTCTGCCTGTACCTTATTAGATTTTTGTGGATTTTTATTGATCGAGATCAACACTGGATTTTCTTTAAGAGTATCTCTCTTAGCCTGTTCCATTGCTTCATCTATCAGTTCTTCACGACAAAGTAACTTTGCCTTCAACGTCTTAATATTCTCCTCTGCAACTTTTAACTGATTAGACAAGGATTGCATATCCTTATTCTTTTCTCGTATTTCATCAGTAAAAATGTCGGTCTGCTCTCTAATCACCGCATTCTCTCTCATCTCACAACCTATCAGGAGAAACAACAATAAAATGGAAATAAAAAATAAAAATACGACTGAAACTATTTCAACCGTTCTAACAACTATCACAATCTCCTCCAATGTCTAAATCATTTTTAAATTCATGAAAATTATATGGAATATATGGAATCTTCTCAACTAAATTACTTACAATTACAGAAAAACATCCATAGCAAACAAGAACTAATAAAATCATACCTACCACTCCGTTTGAGAAAATTCTACTATTTCAGCATTACTTGAATTTTCTGCAATCCACATGCCGTAAAACATCATAGAAATTTCTTCCCACAATTTAATATTTTCTTTACAAACTTTCCAGCCTGAAAAATTTTCATTATCATGGTTTAAATCACAATACTGAAATATTTTATCTTTAAAATAATCTAAATTCATATCAAACTATACTTTTCCTATTCAAATCTATTTTTAAGTTCTTGGAATCTTTCTCTAAATCTTTCTCTTCTTCTACTTCTTCTAGCTGTTTGATTCTGTCTAGTAGTTTTTGATTCGCCTCCATTTGTAATTCCAGTTGTTCTAACAATTCCCCCACTTGTTTCTTTAGTTTTTGATTTTCTCTTATTGTTTCGTGTATTAAGGAATATTGGTTTCCTAAACTCATATTTTATACCTTTTTTAGTTAATAGTTTGTTTTGTTGTATATCATCCACGATATGACTACCAAAAGTATCACCAATAGCCAAGCGTTGAAAGCTAGATGTTTTAATATTTGAGACATAAGCTATTTTATAATCCTTTCCAATTATGGTTCCTATCAGTTTCCATTCGGGAATAACTCTTGGTGGAGTCCAACCCAAAGGTCTAAATAAATTATTACTAACAATAACACTGTAATGATTCTCTTCAGATAGAGAATAATCTGTTATAAATATCAATAAAAATAAAAAAATTATTTTATTCATCTTTTAAAAGTTTTTGCAACTCTATAACTAATATATTTATAGAGTGTAGTTTTAAATTAGTTTTCCACATCTTATCTAATTTAGTAATGGAATTAGATATTTCTTCTATTTCTTTATTCATCTTAAAAAACTGTTCTTCTTTTTCTTGGCAATTAAATATCATGTTTCTAAAATTAACTCAACTCCTTCTTTATCCATTTCAGTCATAAAACAAGGGGTAGTTTCTCCAACCCAAGATCCAATTATATTAAAATAAAAATATTCAATTGCTTCCTCTGGAGTCATACCGTCATCTACCATTTTATCAATCATCTTGTCTTTATCGTAAAGAGGAGTTGGTTGCATTCCAAACCTCTCCACATATCCAAGACAACAATCATCAAACCCATCTACAAACAATTTATATCTCCTATTTATCTAAATTATTCCAAGCATTGATATAATATTCTTCTTCAGACCTCATTACATCAAATATTTGATCGACTAAATCTTTTTGCGATACTTGACCTTTTAATTGATCTAGAAGATCATTTATAAGATCTGTGTAGTTTATACCCACCCAAGCGTTCTTATTCTCTGCATATATGTAAGTTGCAAAGTCTGAGGATGTATACCCTATTTTCTTTAAATGATTTTTGATTAATTCTTCTCTGTATTCTTTTTCTTTAAAGTAAAACGACATAATATCTCCTATTTTTTATTTTTATTTTTCTTACCAGCATAGTAAGCTTGTATTTGAGTTAAGGTTAAAACTCTACCATCTTTCGCTCTATACTTACCCTTATTTTTTCCTCTTGTTATTTTTTTATATGGCATAAAATACTACCTCAAATGTTATCATAATGTTTTAAACACTTCAAATCTCATATGTTCTTCTGCATATGGAGAATATGGGTTTTCTGCAGTTGGGAATAACTGCATTGACCATGAATTAGATTCCCCCTTTGCAACCCATATGTCATATCTTTTCCAATGATACCAAGAGTTACGAGAAGAGAAGTGCACCTGATTTTCAGGGAATGTAATACCTGTTAATGGATCTATATTATTAGACATTAACATTAATTCTTCTCTTATTTCAGGGTTGTTTCGTTTCCACTTCCCCCTCCATTGAAACTTCATTGTAAACTTCTTAAACTTCCAGAATTCCATCATTTTTTTTGTCCCTCTTCAAATCCTTTTTCGTATCCTTTAGCATAACCATGATCCCAGTTTCCAGCTATTAATAGCATTACAATAAAAAGTCCACTACAAATACCTAAAGCCCAAGACCAACAATAAATTTCATGTGCATGTTCAGTGAAAAATTCAAACATAAACAATGTTCCTTAAATTAAATAATAAAATTTTATCCAACTCCACATGTGGATTTTACATATCAATAATATGGATTTTCTCCTGCTTCATGGTTTGTGGTATCTACAATTTGCGTTATCTCAGGAAATCGAGATTTAATTTGTTGATCTACCGCATGTTGTAGTGTATATTGAGATGCAGAACAACCCTGACATCCACCCAACATTTCGATATATAAAATACCAGCATCAATACCGACAACTTGAATATTTCCACCATGTGATGCAATTTGAGGATTGATCGTTGAATCAATCAATTCCATTATACGTTCTTCTAAATCACTTGCTTCTGGTTTATTTGGATTGATAATATCAAACCCCTGTACATTCAAATCTTCTTTATAATCGACTGTAGCACCATCCAGTATTCTCAATGATCTTTCATCTACAACCATACTAAACTTTTCTAAATTAAAAAATGATTCAGTTTCGGTGTAATCATCCTTTCTGAATTCCAATCCAATACCATATTTATAATCCGTTGCAGTCTTACCCGTAACTTGGATTCTGAACAGGGTATTCTCAGCAGAATAATCTTCATCGTTTTCAATAATACCAGAAATTTTCTCAATTGCCTTTTCTGTAACTTCAATCATATGCTAAAACTTTCCCCACAACCACAAGTTGAATTTGCCTTTGGATTATTAATTACAAACCCATTACCCATCAACCCATCCTCATAATTTATCTGAGAACCAGCAACATACAAAAATGACCTCTTATCAACAATAATTTTAAATATATCCTTGACGTTGAATACTACATCACCATCATCCCAAACATCATAGGATAGGTTATATTGAAATCCAGAACATCCTCCACCTTCAACCTTAATCCTAAGACCACATTTTTTAAATTCTTCACCCTGTTGATCCCTCATCCTCATTGCAGTTTCTAGTGCTTTATCAGATATGGATATCATTATTTACCCTTTAGTCTCCTAATTTCTTGCATCATTTCAGTGATACGTTTTTCTTTCCATTTGTTTTCTCTTTTAACCACACTTTCTTTTTCTGAATCACTAAGTGCATGACCTGAACCATAAATGGAGCTTGGTCTTTTCTTTAAATTATTTATTTGGTCTTTCAGTGCTTGAATTTTCTTATCTTTACTCAATAACATTATCTTGCTCCATAAAATCCATTATCTTTGATTGGAATATGTGGATGGGAACCACCATTGCTAGGTCTTCCCTTATCATCTCCACGAACCTTTGCAAGTTCCTCCTCCTCAGTACATGGTGCATCTAAAGGAACATCCGTTACAATATCATTGTCTACAATGCTATGTTCATTGGAAATAATATATTCCAAGACTTCATCGCCACTAACATCGACTAACATAGTATCACCAAATTGCACACATGGTTGCATATGCTGACCCGTCTTTTCTACCATCTCGATGAAATTATCAGGGATATGAATTTGTTTTTCTTCGTATTCAATACCACACTTTGCCAAAACTTCCCTGACCCCACGACTCCAACCACACTGTTGTTTCAAATATGCTACAACCTTCATATTTCTATAACCTCATTATCTTCATTATTATTTTCAAAAGTATTTGTAATTTCTATGCCTGGAAACATAGACTCAAAATCTGCTATTTTAATCATATGTATGGCATCCCATGTCAATTTAGTACACACTGTAGAACAAATAGAACAACCAATGCATTCATTATATCGTATTCTAACTGGTTTTATAGGAGCATTACCATTAGAAAAATCATCAACTTCAATACAGTCAACAGGACAAAAAGGAACGCAGACCTGACATCCAGTGCAATTGCCTTCATCCACAACTGCAATAGATTTAGGTTTTCGTGTCTTTGTACCAATCTCAAAAGGAAACTTAGGAACTGATTTATAATGGTCATATTTTTTCATCTTTAAACCTTTAAGGTAAATATATAGCAACACCAACACTAATTATTAATCCAATAACTAATCTAACGAAATCCCAACCTACTCCAACTAAACCCTCTCTCTGTTTCTTTTTTAAAACTTGAGTCATAGCTATTTCTCTACCTGCCAACATTCCAACAAACAACCATGTTGTACTCATCGGTATTGGATTAACTACTTTAAACGAAAACAATAAACTACCATAAACAAAGTCAATAATAGTAACCTGTTTTATATTTATGACTTCAGATTTTTTTTGTACTACTTGTTGTATTTTACCTCCTTTCATATAAAATATTACACCCAGTAATGAAAATGAAGTTATTAAATACAACAATAACATGTTAATGGATATATCTCTTGGAAGAAACACACATTCATTAGCTGTATCATGCATCAACCAAGTAATCCATAAAAAAGAAGTGGACACTAATTGTAATTTACTCCAAATAGGAGGAACATTAGACCACCACTTCTTGTGTTTTTTTACGTGATTTGCAACTACTATCCATATTAAAAATGATATTACACTAGCTACGACATAACCAGTTACAGATTTTTTTACCATTTTCATAACGGTTGGTGTTGAAGCAAAAGTTGTTAATGTAAATAACGTTGTTGAAACAGGAACACCGATCCTAGTTAGTATTAATAGACAAATTGGAGCTAGTAAAAACTTATATTTAAATTTATCTGGATATGGAATGGTAGACAATCTTCCCCAAGATAAATCTCCTCCATTTAGAAACCATCCAATCGTAGCTGTTGCTATCATTATTCCACCAAACCAAATCCACAACTGATACCAAGATTTATTCTTATTTGACGAAATAAAAGTACCTAAAGTCTGAATACTATCATTAGCTACAACTGAGTATGCAGACATGAAAAAACCTAATAACAAAAAAGTTTCCAATATAACACCTCTTAAGGGTTGTTAGATAATATTATTAATATAAATATTAAGCAAATTACTGTAAGCTCAAAATTATCCATAACTATTCAACCTTATTGCAATACAACCAAGCACATGCAGTAATAACAGATATAAACAAACCTGCATGGTAGTTTAAAAACAATAAAACATTATCAACACTCTCTACTTTTAGAAAAACAACACCACAAAAATAGCCTATAACCTGTAGCATAATCATAAATATACTTACATTTTTGTTAGTTCTACCAATCATCATCTTACCTATTTGAGGTAAGAAAGAAAAGGTAAAACAAAACATCATCATAGACCCTAACAAATATGCTATCATTGTTCCTCTTTTTTATTATCCAACTCTCTGTTGTTCATAATGTTCATTACTTCTATAGATAATTGTTTTATTATGTTCTTACATGTTGTAGAATCAAATTCTTCTAACGTTGTTGTTATGAAAACATCACAACCAGGATTAAAACATGTAACTTTAATTGTTATTTCCAACTTATGACTCCTTTTTATTATCGGACATTATTTGTTTCTGACCAATTGTTCTTCCATTTTTTCAATTTCTGTCTTAACATTCAATATACTTTCTTCCATTTCTATTGAAACTTTTTCAAAATCTATTGTTTCTATTTCTTCTTTTGAATATCCCTCCATTTCTAATTGTTTAATTAATCTTTCTTTAACTCCTAAGAGTTTTTGATATTCCATTTCATACATTTTTATTTTTTCCTGTATCTCATTAAACTCCATTAAATATGCCTCGATATATCTTTTTCTATCTCAACAGGAAAATGAATAAATGAAGGAGTTATCAATCCAGCACCTTGAGTTAATATAAATTTTTCAAAAAAGAGATTAGTCTCTTCAAAACTTAAGTTCATCTTTTTCATCATACTGATTATCATTTTCTCCTTATTGTAACATGAGGTTTGTGGAGATCCTTGCTTTTCTAAAATACCAACAAAACAATCATCAAAAGAATCTAAATAAACCGCATATGGATATTCTTTAGCTAATACTTCTTTTAAATTCTTAATCATATATTTCCCTTAAAACATTTCTAGCTGATTCACTAAGTTTGTTTGATTCATCAAACATAAAAGAAATAACATCATTATCTATTGCTTTTTCCTCTATGTTATCAAAAAACTCTTGATATGAAGACTTAATTACTTGGTGAAAAACATCTTTCTCATATGAAGCAAACGACTTATAATCTACTTCTATATTTTTTTCCTCCTCATTCACAGTTATAATTGCATACTTAGGTTTTCTCGTAATATCTGACTTACCTAAAGACATTCTAGACATTGCTCCAGTATTAACAAAATGAGTTTTATTAATGTATCTATGTTCATGCCCTGGATGGTAATGACCATTAAACAATAAATCCAAATTAGTTTCAAAATCTTCCAATAAGGTAAAATTATCAAAAAACTCATTATTTATAACCATATCATGAATAATGCCAAAATTAATTGCCTTTTCTTTTTCTACATTAAAAAACTTCATACTTTTAATAGGATCAGTTTCTTTAAACCAAATGTCTACATTATGACTTAAACTATATTTTTTTCTATCTATATTTAACAACACCACCTTTTTATCAGAGAAAAATCTACAAACATGTCCTATACCTGTAGACTCTATTTGTTCATAATTATTTCCTTGTAAATCATGATTTCCAGCACACAAAACTAAAGGACAATGAAGTTTATCTATGAAATTCATAAAAACATTCATTGTCCTTATCACTGGATTATATCTATCGAAAATATCCCCTGCACTTATAACATAATCACTAAGTTTAGACTCTTGTATTATTTCGTCTAACTTACTGTTTATTGTATTATGATAATCATCTTTCCTACAAGATGGTTTTTTAACACTTAAATGAGGGTCTGTAAAAAATACTATTCGCAATTTTTCCTCACCCAACTTAATGCTTCTTTTTTTGTCCTTAAAACTGTTTTAAGTTTGTTGTTTTTAAAAACAACCCAACACCAATATTTTCCAAACTTTTCCTTTAGAACGGAACATTTAGGACATGGACCGTCTGACATTTACACCTCCTAATTTATATTTCATCTTCATCAAACCATTGGGATAAAACACCATCTGTTGATACTGATTTTATTGTTTTAACATCACAATAAAAACCTATTGAATTATTTTCAATGTAGGATAAGTAAATTAAATCATTCATATCGTCCCATAGCAATTTAACTACTTTTACGTCCTTATATGTTTGACCACCATCTATAACTAATTCATATATATGTTTGCCTACTAAACTTTTAAAATAATCAATTTTCACAGTCATCCTTCTCTATTGTTTGAAATAAAGTTATTTCTTCATGATATTGTATATTTTCTGGTTCAAGTGGAGTTAGATCTATTGTAGACAATAATTCTTGGAATGTCTTTTGTCTATCTCTATTTTCTTTTATTTTTTTAAAGTCTACATTTATTACACCTTCTTCTTTTTCTAAAACAACAATACTCATATCTCCCCTCCAAATTAGGTTTGAAATGCCTATATTATATATATCGACTATTTTGATTTAACTTTAGGTTTTTTTTCAGAAAAAAAGAAACTATATTCACTATTAAGCTTCTTTTCTCGTTTTATTTCACACAATTCACTTATTATATCAGATATAGACCAACAACCGTAATTGTTTGTATAGTCATTATAAACATCTTTAACACTAGTTTCTTTTTTCTTACTCATAATAAACCTACCATTCAAATAATCTTTCCATTTTTTTTACTTGATTTATATCTAAGAACATTTCAGATTTTAAATCTAGAATGTTTTCTACGATTTGTAAAGCAGTTTTATCTCCTATCTCGAAAGTCCATTCAGCTAATTCCGCTTCATAATTTTCATAGTCATAATCTACAATTATGTAGTTTTTATCACCAGAGCTAATTATACTCCATTCTCTAAGATCTTTCATTAGTTACGAAACCCACCTAAAGTTGTTATTTTTTCTGTGCCTTCATTATCCATAAAACTATGGAATTTAGATTCTACTTGGTCTGAATTTTGTATTTCTACATTATTTGTGTCTACCCACAACGGTAACGAATCTTTTCTTGGTTCCAATGCGTCATAAGTAACTACTTCTATTATGGAAGAACTTTCATTCATAGAAGATAAAAAAACCTGATATTCCTTATATCCTTCTTTACGAATTAAATGTACCATTACTAATTGCACCTCTATATTCAGTATTGCAAGTTGGACAAATTTTCCCAACTTTTTCTTTCTCTAATTCTTTAATTTTTAAAGAAATAAAGTCTAAGGTTTCGTTGACAACTTTCAACTCTTGAGTACTTTTTAAAAAGTTTTTTCTTTTTGAAATAACTTTTAACTTACTTATTATTTCAGAATAAACTTCCTCTTTCATCATTATTTTTTTTAAATTAACTAAATCTCTATTTAAGGATAACCTTTTAAAACTTTTCCTAAGTAGTAAGGATCTTGATAATAATATGATATTACTATTCACGTTACTTAACTCTTGCCTAAATGATAGTTTTTTCTTCATTTCTTCAACAAGTGATAATTCCTTTATTAGATTAACTACATCATCCTTGTTTGGAAAACTTTCATTATTTTTTTTATTTATTTTATCAGTTATGTTTTCTATTTCATTTGTTACAAATTTCTTATTACTTCTATTCTCATTTATTAATGACTTAACCCTATCCAACATATTATCAACCTTTGACAAATCAGTAAAAGAACTAAGCGTATTAGCTCTCTTATTTGGAGATTCACTTATAAAAAAGTGAGAATCAAATTGAAAACCTATGTTGTAGTCAGTATTGTTTAAAAAATCTAAAACTTCTTGAGGATACTTAGTAGAAAAGCTTGTATATTTATTTGATCCTTTTTCGTTTTTTATTTCAACACTATTCTGACTTCCTCTAATTCTTTTAATGTAATTACCACCTTTAAAGTATATTTCTACGAAACAAGTGTTTTCTCCCTGCCTTAACCAAGAAGAATCCCACTCATTTGCAAAAACCATTGATATTGATTTAATTAAGGCACTTTTACCAGAATTAGATCTTCCTCTGATAATATTAAAGTTGCTGAAATTAAAAGTAGCATTTTTCCAAGACTGAACATTATTTATTTTAATAGTTTCTATCTTATACATATTGGCTCTCAAAGTAGGTCGATGGCTTAGTTCCTTCTTTAATCATTCTTTTATATATCGCATGAATAGCAAAGTTGTTAGTTTCATCATTAACCATATCTCTATAATAGATCTCAAATTCATCCATACCCATATCAATTTCTTCATAGTATATTTCTAATGCTTTGACATAGTTTATCCTATGCTTTTTATTCGGACTAGCTGTAACAAACATTCCAATTTGAATCGGTGAGAAAGAGAACTCATCATCAATTATTCCAGGATATTGTTTTTTAATTAATCCATCTGCATGATTACATTGATCACAAATATGTATTGCTAGAAACTTAACCCTACTTGCATCACTCCTACTTTGCCAATCATTTGAATGGTCATGATGTTCATGAAGACCCCCAATCCACTTACCATCCTCAAATCTTAATATTTCATCCTTAAGTCTAGAGCAAGATGGGCATCTCCAATCAGAATCTTTTAAATTCCAAGCTTCATTTCCTTTTTCATATTTCTTAGTTCTTTTTCTTCCCCGTTCTTTCTTCATCTATATCTCCCTATATAACTCAACCAATGTCCAAACTTCCAAACATCTTTAATTATTTTATTAACAGGAGGTAAGTCTGATAGTTTGAATGTTCTTGAATCAATCCCCCAAGCTGTTTCAAACCTCCACAACAACCAATTTCTTGGTGGTATTGGAATAAATGGAAACCTATACCACCAATTTTTTCTTCTCACATTCCAACCATATTTTAAAAGAACAATAAATATTTTCGTATTTACCATTCTATAAATCTCCTTGTTTTTTTATTTTTGACCATAAAAATATTAATTTGTCTTTAGATTCAATATTTAACTCTTTCCCCCAATAATTACTTGTTATTTCCCAGGGTTTAAGTCTTTCATTATAGACCTTTATATCATCAAACCTACCAGCAAACCCATTACCTCCAAAAACTATTGGTAAACCAACTACAGAAGTTCTAGGTATCTCAATATAATCAGTACAATAAGAATCTAGCCAAATTGAAATACCATTTTCTTCCGATCTAACTGCCATGTAATAATATTTAAACCCTCGTAAATACTCAATAGTTCTCTTCTGACCCTGATATATTATTCTCACGATTCCTTTCCATCCTTGAGCAGAATCTTGATAAAAAGTAATTCTTAAATCACCCCATCTGAGTATCTGACCAAAGGGCATTAATTCTCCATTATCCCTATTTGTATGATCCAAATCATGACTTCCAGCCCCAAACTCAAAATCAAGTGTCCACTCATTTAATTCACGCTCAAGGTATCTAGCAGGTATTGTAAAACTAGAATTAGGATCTATATTACCATGTATATGAATAACAGGTGAATTATTATATGAATACTCTCTTGGAATCCACCTTACAGTTCCTCTTTTATGTGCTATTGTATTTGATTTAACGTCTATTAAAAATCTTCTTTCATTATCAAAATTCCAAAAATAAATAAGATTTTTATTATGATAAAGATCTTTTGCAAAACAACTAATTGAAAATAAAAACAAAACAATAATAATTTTTTTCATTAAAACCCCTTTACCCTATTGACCATTAATTGAGTAGAGTTGTGTTTAGCATATGTCTTCTTTTCCCCTTCAATCAATACTATTTGACCCAATCTAGGGTATGTATCATTTTGATTTAAAGAATACTTAACTAGGGAAACATATGAAGTTCCATCATATAACTCTGCCAAATATCCTCCAGATTTAAATTTCTTTTCAATCTTATTTATAAATCCTAAAGAAATTACAGAAGTTCCATCTTCAACGTAGTCTATATCCTCATTGTTTAAAACCTGACTACCTCTAGCAGGTAATCTAAGATCATTTTTTAATCTTTTTATCAAGAAAAGTTGTTTTTTAATTGACCAAAGAGGTATTCCTAAAACCTGTAACTCAGACTCTAGGTTGGTTTTCACCTTCAAAGAAGTTAAAGCACCACTCTTTATTAACGCAGAAATTCTAGTCTTATTTACCTTTCTTTTTTCAACCTTATTTTTTAAATCATCTAAGTCCATAAAAGGTCTTTTTTCTACTATTTCCTTTACTGCAACTGCACCTAAACCTTTTATTGCTGAAAAACCTACTCTTATTCTACCACTTTCATCTAAAATAAAACTATTATTAGATTGATTCACATCTACTGGTAAAAACATATCGAATCCAGCTTCTCTTATAGCTCTATCTAAATTCTCTGGTCTTTTATTTAAATATGCCGTTAAAAATTCTGGATAAAAATAAGTTTTTAAATACATAGTGTAATATGCTAATAAGGCATAAGATCTACTATGAGATTTATTAAACCCATATCCTGAAAAATAAATTAACTTTTCTGATAAAGAAACTATGTCATCAGGACTCATTCCTTTCTCTAATGCACCAACCTGAAATTTATCAATTAAACTTATCCTTTCTTTATCTTCTTTTTCTTTATTAGATTCAGTTACCTTAACTAGAACCTTTCTAAACTTATCTGTTTCTGCTGGAGTTAATCCTCCTATCTTATTGGCAATCTCCATGACTTGCTCTTGATATATTATTAATCCATAGGTTTCCTTTAATATTTCTTCCATTAATGGATGGGAATATTCTATTTTTGTTTTTCCAGTTTTTCTCTGTGCGTACATAAATGGAACATTTGCCTGTAAAGCAGCAGGTCTATTCATGGCATTTAATGCACAAAGTTCAATAATATTCTCAGGAGTTATAAGATTAAGCACTCTTTCTGCAGCATATGTGTCAAATTGAAAAACTCCCATTAATTTATTAGGTAAACAATTGTCAAAAACATACGGATCATCTAAAACGATTGAATTTAGTATGTTTTGGTCAGAAAGATTTAAATCTAATCTTTTTGTTTCATTATGTCTCTGTCTAATAAGGTCAATAGTGTTCTGAATTATACCTAAATTAGAAAGCCCCAATAAATCAAACTTTAATACCTTTACAACATCAGATAATTCTTTTCTTGAAAGGCCATCAGACCACTCAGTCACCAATGTTTCATTCTTAGCATGTTGTAGTGGTAATATTTTCTTTAATGAGTCATCTGCCACAACAATACCTGCAGCATGTTTACCTATTGCTTTTGGTTTTCCAGACACTCTAGATGACATAGGTAGCCATTGTGGGTGTTTTTCAGAAATATTTTTAATTTTTTTCCAAGATTCTAATTTCTTAGTTAACTTACTATTCTGAGATGGATTTGAACTGATTAATTGTTCATTCAAACCTGAAATAATGTTGTTTATTTCCTCCTTTGTTCCCTTGAAGTTGTTAACTGTAGATAAGACTTCCAAATCATCACTTAAATCATTTAACTTATCGAAAGAAATACCTAAAGTTCTACCAACATCTTTACTAGCTAACTTAGATTGCATTGTTATTCTAGTTCCTATTTGAGAAACGTTGTCTGTTCCATATTTACCTATAAAATAGTCTAAGATTTCTTGTCGTTTTTCATCATCTATGTCTATATCTATATCGGGCATAGACGCTTTATCTTCGTTCATGAAGCGTTCAAATGATAGGTTGTGTGTGATAGGGTCAATATCGGTAATGCCAAGCATATACGCCAAAAGAGAGCCTCCTGCGGAACCTCTAGCTAAACCTTTCATTATCTTATTCTCACGCATATGGTCAGTTAAATCCGCAGTCATCATGAAATAAGATGCAAATCCTTGATCTACTATTAAATTTAATTCACGATTTAACCTAGAAACATATTTAGATTGTTCTGAGTCAGACAACCTGTTTATTAACATAGTTCTTTCTTTATTGTTTAAAGCACGATTAAAGAGAGCTTCTCTTGCATCTTTAACATCTAGTTTAGGCATACGATATGATTTATAATATTCTTCTAAATCAATAGAAGTCATTTCTGCTATTTTAACAGTATTTTCTAGTGCTGTAGCAAAATCATCTTCTGATATATGATCCTTACCTTCTCTATGCCAATAATCCCACATATCATCTTCACTTTTTAGCCAAACTTCTTTAGTTCCAAATCTAAATCTATCTTTATCTTTCAGTTTTTTCTTAGTCTGAACTGCAAGTAGAAGATCGTGTTCATCATAATGCTCTTTTTCAGCGTAGTGGGCATCTGACATTATTGTGAAAGGAATACCAAACTCTTTAGCATATTGAATTAGGTATTTATTTATCTTTTTCTGATCTACGGCTAAGTCTCCATTTTCATATATATTTTCTATGGAGGTTAATTCAGCAAAAAATCTTCCATCAAAATTCTTTTTAAAGAAGTTAAATAGCCATTTGACTTTAGAAAAGTCATCAGATTCAATACATTTACTTATTATACTAGCAGCACAACCAGATCCAACTATTAATCCATCATTATGTTGTTCTAATAAGGAAAAATCTATTCTAGGGTTTCTATAAAAACCAGTTGATGCTGCTTCTGTAGTCAGAGTGATTAAGTTTTTCCAACCTTCTATGTTTTTTGCAAGAATTGTTTGATGATAGTTAGAATTTCCATGAGCAGTTTTTTCTTTAATTAATCTATCTTCTGCAAAATAAAATTCAGAACCCATAATTGGCTTTATGTTTTCTTCTTTACAGCTAAAATAAAAATCTATAAGACCACCCATAGTACCATGATCAGTTAAGGCTAATGCATCTATACCAACATCTTTAGCCCTCTGTATTAGTTGTTTTGGTGATTCTAAACCATCAAGTAGTGAAAAGTGTGAATGTACATGTAATGGAACGTATCCCATTTATTACTCCTTAGTTATTATCAGTTATATTATATAACAGGTAAAATTCAATTTCTTTACTAGAATATCGACAACCTCACACTAACTTTAATTATTTTTTGGTATAGTATTTATTGGTAAAACTATAAAGGTCTTATTTCTATTTGAATTATTTGAGGAATTTAATTCAACAAATTCAATTTTAATGTATGCTTTTCTAATTTGATATGAATTAGAAATACCTATTTCAGAATTTGGAGAGAAAATTTGTCTTATTTTTTCATTTGTTAGTAATAATACTTGTGGTATTCTTACGTTGGTTCCTCTGACTTCTAATCCTTTTTCACCTTCATCTAATTTCTCTAAGGTGTTTTGTGTAGTTAAAGATATAGGTATATCTATTACCTGATCTGGACTTATTATAATTTTATTTTTACTAAAATCTAAACGCATAGCATCAGATGATATAGTGTTTCCATCTTTATCTAGTGCGTATATCATACTTTCATCATAAAATGGAGTATTTATAATTGTAGAAATAGTTAATTCATAATCAATATTTGGACTAACATTAGTTAACTCTAACTTCTTTGTGTAGGAAGAACCAATCTCGACATCAGTAAACGTTAAACTACCTGATAAGTCTATAATATTTCTTTTTGAATTGTCATGATCATATTTTACATTTAAAAAATCCTCTCTAGAATCATCAGTTCCTGCTTCTCTAATTGATATATTTTGATTTTGAGGATAAGACTTTAAAACAGAGCTTACACTGATTGTTGGGTTTTCTGGATCTGTTGTTGAAACTACAATGTTTGATTCACCATCTCCTTCTAACACATCTTCAATCCCAGTTAATAGTTGACCTGATTTTTTGTATATTATATTATCTTTAACTTCAAATAATATACTTTCATCAGAATTACTAAAACTATTAAAAACAAATGGACTGATTTCTGGAGTAACCTTCATCTTACTAAAAAACAATACTAAATCAAAAATATCAACTTCATTGTCATTATTACTATCATAAATTGATCTATATTTATTTTTTAAATTTGAATTTGTCTTATTCATAGATCCAAAAGATTTAGTTAAGCTAGTTTCAAATGTTTCAAAAGGTCTGCATATATTATCACCACTAGTAGAACTTGTCTTTTTTGGTAAACTGATAGAATCAAATGACTTAATAATACTTGACGATTCTAAATTTTGTTTTGTCGTTGCTATAAATCCTCTGTTAATTACAAAACTACTATCACCAGTTCCAAGAGTTACTTCAATGTAGTTGAAACCATCTGTACCACTAATACTCCAAGTTCCATGAGAATCTTGATTATCTGTATCGTAAATTATTATATTTTCACCAACAGAAAATATAGAATCAAAAACATTAGAAACAGTTGAGGATGTTTGGTGCGTTGCTGCTGATGTACTATTTACTGCTCTTTTAACCATTAGTAGGGTATTACTACTAACTGAGGTTACTCTCATTTCTTCATTATCAATTTTTATAATCTCACCTTCACTAATATGGTCAGTATTTCCTACTTTAATGTTGTTTTGTGAATTAGTGATTGAAGATTGTAGTTGTGTTGTAGGGTAAGTATCTACATCAAACCAAATCCTTATTTTGCTATTATCTCTTTCACTACTAAGTATTTTAGCTCTTTTTATACCAATACCATCAGAGAAGGTATCTTGAGAACTTGAAAAAGAAGTTGCAAGATTAGAATCATAATTCTTACTAGTGTTGGTTGAAAACTTTAATCCATATTGCTTATTACTAGCTTCTAAAACGAAATTAAGTTTAGTTCCGTTATGTGGAGATTTTTTTTGCAAAAATCCTTTACTAATTATGTTATCAAATTTGAAAAGTTTATCACCACTATTATGGGTTTCTGCTGTAGATCCATCAATTCCTCTTTCAACAGTAATTTCATTACTACTAATATTGGTTACTCTAACTATTTCTTCAACTTCATTAAAAATACTAGAAGAGAAAAATAAAATGTCATACTGACTAATGTTACTTGCATCATCAACAGAGAAAGTTGTTGCTGAAGTACTGCCCACACTTGAAGATAATTGTGTAATCTGAGTACGTGCCTGTGTTTTACTGTACGTATCTAGTGGTAAATCAAGTTCAACATAAAAAGTTTTTTCTCCACTTTTACCACCAAAAGATTCCATTACACCATCTGTTAATAATCCAATTTCGTCATGTATTTTATTTATTTTAATTGATTTTATATTATCGTATTCTTCGTTTGAGGTTCCTTCTATCGAAACCGTATCTCCTTCATTAAATGGTATTATGTTTTTAAGACCATATGGATTATATTCCCTATTAGTACTTTCATCTCCGTCTGTAGTTTTTAAGGTGTCTATTTTTTTTGTCGTTTTACAGATAGCATAGTACTTTTTTTGACTTGTAGAATACGCCACATTCAATAAGGATAGTTTGGGTAGTTTAATTTTAAAAGTATCTTTGTCTATAGGTATTGGAGTTTGATATTTAAAATATCCATCAAACAAACTATTTGAATCACCTATAAACTTTATGCAGTTTTCTTCTGTTAGGTCTACACCACCTGGAAATAGCTCCTCATCTTCATCTATTCTTATTTTTATAAAATAATCACCTAATTCTGATATTTCTCCTACAACTGTACCAGTAATTATATCAGGTTCATTTCTTATTATAATTCCTTCCTGTTTAGTAAAGTCATTTAATAAGACAATGTTGCAATCTTTATTTGGAGTACTAAGTTCGTTTACTGTATTTCGTAATGTTATTTCTGATGTACTATCTTCTCTACCTAAATCTTTAACAACAAATGAGTTTTGATTAATTATCCTATCTATTGTATGTACCTTAGTAACTCTAACATTAGTATCCAATACGTCATTTAAATTACCACTACTAGGACTTAGTGCACTATCTCCATACAAATTTATTATATCAGGGGAAACACTATGTATATCATGAACACCATCAAACTTACCACCATTTGACGAATATATAAGTAATTGTTCTCCAGCCTTAAATTTATGGTCTTGAAGATTAACCATAATATACCTAACATTACCACTACCTCCATAGCTTAATGGTAAACCTGATTGCCATGACTTAATACTTGCATCTGTTTTTTGATTGTTGTTTGATGAATCAAATCCTTCTTTAGAATAATTTGAAACATCCCCATCTATATTTTCAGTTTCTGTTATTATTGCAAACTTGTCTCCAACATTCATTGCAGACAATCTATCAAGAGTGAAGACTGTTTCAGTTTTAATATCTATTGATAATGCCTTTCTCCATTGATTTATTGCATAACCATCAACAACCGTAGTTAGAGAATTGTTTTTAGAGTCATATGTATCTACACTTAAATGTAGTAAATTCAATGATATATTTATAAAAGATTCAGTTACTTTAGCGTCATCAGTCATCGTTGTTGTTGTGTTTGCAGTAAAGTATGCTCCTTCAAAAGGTACTCCATCAAATCCGACATTTTGCCATCTAGTTTCTTTTTCTGCATCTGTTCCACTACCTAAATGATATATTACATATTCTTTACCTGACACTACCGCTGTTGTGTCGCTATCTTGATGAAATAAAGAATTATGTCTTTCTTCTAAGTTTAGATTTTCATTATCTGTACGAGCGAAAATATAGTTAAGAACAATATGACCATCTTCATCTACATTAGTAAAAGTATAATTTTCTAAATTTCTTCTTTGTCTAGCTAAAAGTGTATTTGTTGAATTGCTTATTTCATATTTATTTAAAGTAATATGTCTATTGCCACTGTTTTCTTTATCTAAATGTAATAGTAATTTGAAGTTTTTCTGATCATTATCTGTTAAGTTTACTTTAACTTTATATGTTTTAGATTCCCAATCATGATTGTATTGTAAATTTGAACTATCTGAAACAAAAAGAGGAACAGTAGTTCCAGTTTGGTATCCACTATCTGTTCCAATATAAACTCTTCCTTCTTCTATCTTAATTTTATTTGCATTTGAATTGTTTGTTTTTAGTTGGTTTTTTATACTTTTTAGTTTTGCTGAAAACCTATTTCTAGTGATTTGATTATCTAATAAATACTTTCCATCTTGTTTTGGAAGTTCTAAATTGTCTAAGCCATATAGTTTTATTCTATTGGCATGTATTCTAGCACTTACTGGTATACTATTTATTTTACCACTATAATTTATCCTTTTTGTAGAAACTGTATTTTTTAGGTTAATTACACTTGTACCAGAATTGTAAGATTTTGGTATGGTTTGTATACTATCATTGTGTTTATCTCTAGAGTCCACTGAAATTGTATTTCCACTTTTACCTACTATTTCCATTTCAATTGTATCTATCATTATGTTATCACCAACATCAAACCCACTGGAATCTGTAAGGGTTATTTGTTGAGATGTACTGTTTAAACTTGAAGCTAATGTGGTACTAGTACCACCAGTAGTTTCTGCATCTATAAATAATTTTATATTTCCTTCAATTCCAGTTTTATCCACTCTATATCTTCCATTCCTAACAGTTTCACTAGGGTCAAAAACAACTTCAATTATTGTGAAATCTTCTCCACTACCACTATCCTCTCCTTTTAATGTAATGTTTACATTAGATGTGTTTATTGATGTTGATTGATTGTTACTTATATTTATCTTGTTGAAAGAAAATCCATCTAAACTGTTTAAAATTGTTCCTTGCTTCCCAGACTTAATTTCTAGATTGGTTAATTTAATTTCATTAACTCCCTTATTTTTAACAACAATTCTTTTTGATTTAGGTTGGTTATTGTTTATGTTTCCAAAACTTAAATCACCTTCTACATCTAGACTTATAGATTTAATTGATCCAAAAATAGAGAAGTGGCTAATGGGATTTTTTTCTAAATTAGAAACTATACTTAATTCCCTAAAGAAATTACTTTCTTGTGGTAAGATAAAACTTATATAAAACTCTTTACTAGAGCCAACAGGTATGGTTAAGTCTTTTTCTGATCCAACTTTAAACCCAGAATCAGAATCATTTCTTTCTATTTCCTTACTCTTTACCCCATTCACATATCTAAAAACTTTAAAACTTATGTCATCAATAAAAATATCACTGATATTTAAATCATAATTTCCTTCATTTGTTAGTTTAATTATTAAAGTCTCATCGTTTCCAGCTATTTTATTTGATCCAGCATCTATTCCATCGTTATATGCAACAAAACTACTACCATTATAATACGATAGACTAAGTGTGGGTTCTTCTACGGAAATTGCACTTATATTTGTGATATGTTCCGTTAAGTTGTGTGATACTGATTTTATCTGAAAAAGCTTATTACTAATATTATACTCACCACAATTAACTACTATAAAATCTGCATTTTTTAATTCAGGGTTAATCCTTATAGACATGTCAATTAAATATTTTTCTTTTGAAAGTCTATTTAAAAGCCTATATGCAATTCCCTTAGCCCAAGAACCTTCAGTTATAAATGGAGCAGAATAATTAAAAGTACGATCATATGATGAACTTTCATTGTTTGTAGAGACAACAATAGAATCTTGAAAACCCTCTTTACTGTTAAAATCAACTCTAACTTCATTATATATATTATCATAATCTTTACTGTAGTTATTTATACTTATGAGATTCTTATCATCTGCATATAGTTTCATTCTATAAACTATTTGGTTTTGTCCATGTTCTTTTACTTCTGTACCTAATAACCCTCTTTCAACTATCTTATTTGTTGAAGATCCATTGTATGCTTGATTATAGACAGAGACTATTTCACCATTTACATACCAAAATGTATATTCTGAATCCAATAGGAATTTATTCAGTATTGAGTTGTCTGTATCTAATGGCCCACCTCTTGGTGTTAATGATGTACCAAAATCTGAAGACAGTAGCATATTTGAATCTTTATTTCTAAAGTATGGTTCTTGATTTTCTATACCAAATTCAGCATCAACTAAACTTGCTAATTTAGAAATAATGCCATAGTAATTTTCTTTATTAGTATCAATTAGTGGTATTTTTGTAGATAGTTCGTTTCCATACTTTAATATTGAAAAATTAAAGAAATTATTACCATCAGTTATTAATTCTTCATTATAGTTTATTGTTTTCGATAAGAAATCTCTATTTGCTTGAGTTGATAGTTCTAACTTACCATCAATCAAAGTTAACATATATCCACTATTTTTACGTTTAAAACTACCTGAGCTATTTTGTTTTGGTTTAGGTACATCACTAAAACTTAGTAGGTGTAAAGCATCTTTCCCAGAAACAACATATGTATTTCCAGAACTATCTGTTACTGAGTTTGATGAAAAACCTTTCATGGCATCATTATTTCCTTTAGCATTTACATAGTTTGTAAATTCATCTATAGGAGATGCTTTGCCAAAAAATATGTTTTCTTTAGATGTATTCTTACAATCCAATATTAGCATTTTACCATCCATAGAGTATGGATTAAATCTAACATTACTACTAAACAAACTACCTCTCCAAAATTCATTTCCAGCTAAATATATAACCTTATCTCCAGAAACAAATGGAGATCTAGGTGAGGAGTATTGACTAACTTCTAATTGCCGTCTTTTCTTTCCACCATCGGAAAAAACTCTATTTAAAGACATTTTCTCAACATACTCTCCACGATAGCTACTATGTGAAATTCTTTTCAATCTAACTTGTCTTGAATCTTTTGAAGGATCTAAAAGAAATTGTATTGGAGGGAAATCTTTGGGGTTTTTATTAACTGGACTAGAAGTAAAATCTGGATTTATTTCAGTTATCGGCATACTACCAGACGCATCGTATTGTTCATCAGGTTTAAAATAATTAAGTTCACTACTTGTTGATGTTCCTTGATAGTTACTAGAACCAGATCCAGAATCTAAAGATTGACTACCACCAGATGCTTGATTTTCTGTTGTTGTGTGTGGAATGTTTTCCAAGATGGGATTTAGATTATTGCTGTAATATTGGTCATCATTGGATAATTTCTTTATAGTTTCATTAACTTTATTGGTGAATTTTGTACAATTGTTAGTTTTGCTGAAACCTGAAGATCCGTGACTATCTGCAGAATCTACTGATATGTTTAGACAATAAATACCTGCTTCTAATTCATATCCTACTGCTGGTTTTCCAGAAACCTCCATGTCAACCCTATCGGAATTTTCCCAACTTTGATGAGGCTCTGTTGATTTATAATCAAATACAGTAAAGTATAATCTGTTTTTATGTATAATAATACTACCAACATCACCCCAGTGTATTGGATTAGGTAAGTTAAAAAATATTTGATTATCATTTAGTTTTAAGTTATTTCTATCGCTTGAATCCACTTCTCTAGGTGTTGACCTTTCTAAAGAAATATCAGCAGAATTATTGGATGAATTAATACAAAAGAATTCTGCACCATTGTATTGGCTATTATCAAAATTTAATTCACTACCACTATTTGTGTATACAGAGGTTAATGCTCCACCTGATTCACTATTGTTTTGTTTAGTTCCACTACTATCAAAATATTCATAATTACCATTTCTAGTATTGTTTAATACAAACCTCTTAGTATGTTTAATTCCCGTTGTCCTGGTATGTATATCAGTACTAGTTTTTTTACCAATTATTGTCCTGTGTATTTGGTAGTAATGAGAACCATCTGATCTACCATATTGAACACCACCACCTAATCCCCAAGAGGTTGAAAACTCATTAGCACTACCAATTAAAAATGGATCTGATGATTCACTACCTCTTTTAACATATGATAGAATGTCGTTACTAGGTGTTATTTCTGAAGTCCTCATGTTCCAAAATCTTTCCTTCGTTTTAGCCCCGAATTTGTTTGGTTTACTTGTTTGTGTGTTTATACTACTATCTTCGGCTTGTAGTATATAGTTTACAGGTACAACACTACTAGTGGATTTATTATATGTTAGTAAAACATCAACCATCTCATTAGTCAATTCTTGCAATGTGCTATCGTATATGAAAGTTTCAAGTTTGTGAGTTAGTGGTTTTCTTATTGAGGATGGATTAATTCCAACAGGTTTAGAAATGTGAATAATATTGGCTGGAACTGTCCATCCAGTTGGTGCTAAAGATAAATCTGTTGAACCAGATTCTCCTCTTTTTGGAACATTTTCAGTATCTATAATAAATGAATAATAGTTTTTTGTTGAAGATGGTTTGAAACCACCACCGATTAAATTTGAATGTTCAACTATCTTACCACTATATGAATTACTTGATTGATCACCATAAAATTCAGTTATCTTACCTGCTGCCATGTTTTTATTATGGTATCTATTTCCATAAAATCTAGTTAAATTGTTACCACTCAAGGTTGTATTTTCATGTTCATTTACAGATTTAGTTTGTGTCTTTTTATCTGCATCACTGTAAGTATCACTGTATTTATCTCCTGCTCCATCTCCCCCTTCTCTTAAGTTTTTATTTATTACCTCTAGGTTTGTTCTTGAAAATAACCCACAGTTTTTTCCATCAAAACCCCTACTTGACAACCAAGTAATTCCAGTATGTAACATGTTAAAATATGATGTATAGTTTGGAACATCTGAAACACTTATAAAATCATCATCACAATTGGAAATAGAAGAATTAGTGTTTCCTTTTATGAAGGGTTTTGGTAGTTTTAAGGTATCTAAAACTGAATCACTAAAAATTACTTGTGGTGTTGGTATTCTCATCAACCCAAAAACACTTCCTTTATCGAAGGGTATGTACAAAAAATCCTCAAACCATGAAAAACCTTGATTTGGCATACCAATAATACTAGGTAGTTCTAATCTCGTTGTATTAGTGTTTTCTTTAATGATTTTTTCAATTTCTTTGTAATCTTTTTCTTTTATAATTGATTCTGGATCTTCTCCATTCCATGCAGCTTTAAGGGCATTCCATATATTAAGTTCAATTTCTTTTCCCCCTATTTTTGTTTCCACGACTTTTGAATCAAGTTTCTCTAGTTCAACATATGTATTTGTAATTTTTGTAGATGTAGGGCCACCATCATAGCTAACTTGTTTAGGCAAGTATTCATAAGACTGACAAGGGAAAAAATATTGACCACAATTTATAACATTGTCTTTAAAGAATCCTACTGTGGTTTTTGCTAAATTACAATTATCTTCGTCTATCTTTCCTTGATAGGGAGAATAGTTATTGTATAAAAAACCTAAATCACTTAAGCTACCAAAATCAGTTCTACCATTATAATAAGTTGTTAATATTCTTTTAAGTTTTTTATTGTAATCTAATCTATTTTCAACATTTGGAAAACTATTTTTATCAAAGCACCACTTGTAAATGTTTACGATACCCAATCCAGCAGGGTTTGTATTATCATCCGTATTAAATGAGTTATCATCTGATACATTAGTTCTACACTCATCGTTTAAACTGGAAATTATAAATACATTTCCATAAGTATCTTTTTCTAAACCATAAATATTACCCCAAACCCTACACTCTAACTTTAAGTCACCTGTAATTAAATCTTGAGAAAATAGCTGATCTCCAAAGGCTATATATAGTTTTTTTACTTCAGTTGAGTTTGAATTATCTACATTAGAAAATGTACCTTCTACAAGTAAAAGACAATTTGGATAAGTGTTTTTATCTAAATATGAAACCTTACCCAAACTTGTCCATGTTTTTTCTTTGTTTTTTAGAATTATTTCTTCAAAATTCTCATCTTTAACTATTGGAGAATTTATATTTTTAAATAAATCTTTAACTAAAGAGTGAGGACTTTGGTATCTTGGTGAAAATATATAGTTTGCTTGAATAAAATCATTAAATAAAGATGATGCATTATTATCAAATGCTAAATTTATTTCACCAGTGTCATAATTAACTTTAGCACCATAAGGATTGAAGTTGTAGTGAGAGATGGATTCCTGTTCTTTTAGTTTAGTTTTTTGATTTCCATTTTCATCTTCATACAAATTAGGAAGACTCCAATTCTCTCTAATTTCCTTGTCTGGTATCTTAGCCATTATTATCCCCCTACCTTATGTTCTTCATAATCAGTTATTCTATTGTATTCACCGAAGTAATCACCATCACTTGGATTGCTTTTAACTTTAAACATTCTATCTCTAACATTACTTAAATCATAAACATTTGATCTTCTTACAAAATCAGCTATTTTTACATCTCCTTCGTTTATGTTTTCATATGGCTTTTTTTCTTCTTTCCAGTAAGTGTCTGACACATCAAACCCTGAATATTTAGGTTCTATAGAAAATCTATCTGGTTCTAGATCTTTTAACTCAGGTTTTCTATCCGCTCTCTTAAACAACCAGGCTTCAAAAAAACCTTTAGAAATAGGGAATATATTAGTTTTAAAAGTAACCCCATCACCTTTAGAAGATCTATTATTAACAGGAATTACGTCTTGTATATAGGTTCCAAACTCTCTTATTTCCTTCTCTTTTATTTCATAAGTTCCATTATCTAATGTAAGGTTAATATAATCTACACCCATTTTAGCATCTATAACAAAACCAATAAAGAAAGGTTCTATACTTTTTGAAGTACCATCTGAATATTCAAATTCTATATTGCAATATATTTTTGCTCCATATCCACTCGATTTATATTTCATTTCTGTAAATATATTTTCGCTTCTACTTATGTCAAAACTTTCTTCTTTTTGTTTGTTTTTGTTTAAATTTTTAAGTAACCTAATATCAACAGAGCTATGCATATATGTATGTGGAACAATTCCTTCTGAATCAAAACTTACATCTCTACATTCAAGTACATATTTGCTAATATCTATTCTCCTTGTTTTCTCTAGTGAACCACCTAAATCAGAAGATGTGTTTTGTAAGTCTTCTGACCACTTATACCAATAAAACTTCCATGTACAACTTGAAGGATTTTCATCACTTCCAGAATATATAGTTTCCAATACTGAAACTGTAGTATTCAATACTTGTTTGACTGTATGGTGTCCATTAAATCCTCCAGAACCAGAAATATATATTTCATCACCAACTTCCATTTGATGGTCATATTCTGTAGTTATTTTTACATAGTTAATACCACCTACAGAATTAGAAGAAATATTGGTTACTCTTAATGGGTTGTTATTTGTTGTATTATGTATGGGTGGGTATGGATTTTTTTTATAGGAAGGTGGCTTCTCCACTAAAAAAAAAGAATATTTTGGCCTAATATCTTGTTGTAGGGCATCTAAAAAAGTTATTGACATTTTTATCCCTGAGTTAGAACTTCAAAAACTTTTATTGCTGTCACTGTTATAGGTGGTAAAAAAACCACAAAACCAGTTAATACCTTAAAATATGTTTGCATTTTTGTTATCTCTAAAGATAAATGGTATATATGGTTTTCCATCATGACATCAATTTTTTTATCTAAATCATCTAATCTTTTATTTATACGTTTTAGTTCCTCTAAGTAATGTGGTTCCATATTAATCTCCATTTAAAACTTTTTCTAATAGTTTTTGACTTTCTTCTGCAGAAGTAGTTTGAGTGGAGATTATAATAGAAACCAACTTACCTAAAGATTTTTCATTCTTTTCTACTGCTGTCTCCAAATCATCAATTGTTTTCTGAAACGCTATTACCGCTTCATGTCTATTGTTTTCAAGCTTATCTAGTTGTGTCATGAAATCAGTTCTTTGATTCTCTATTTGCTCTTTGTGTTCTTGGGCAACTCTAGGAAGGTACTTTGTTATTGCTAAGTATATCACAATACCTAATAGTAATTGAATAAATGCAGTACTACCTAATTCGGTAAGTGTCGTTAACAGTGTTTCTTCCATGATTTACCTCCTATGATTAAATATTACCACGTTTGGATAATCTATTTCTCTCATCCTCAAAGAACCTTATTGCTCCCTGATCTAAACGAAATTCACCACTAATGGTAACATTTGGAACTCCACCTTGTCCAGAATTTGATGCTGCTTGTGCATACGCTTCAGTAAATGCTCCAGCACTTATTCCTATCATGTCAGCAGCAGATCTTTCTTGAGCTTTTTGCATCTCTGATCCAAGTTGCTTATATTGAGTCATGAGTTTATTGTCATTTGTTGGGTTGTCGAAAGGAGCAAGTAATCTAAGAAAACTTCTAAAAATCGTCTCTGGAACTGAAATATCTTTTGATATATCTTCCCATAAATTATTAAGTACAGGGCTTGTAGGAATTCCTCCTAGACCGCTAAAAATAGAACTTGCACCCACATCCTTAAAAATCTTAGTGAAATTAGTTAAAGAGGGAAGACTTTTCACCGATTCTTTAAACTTACCACTATTATCTATTTCACTACTACCAGCACTACCAGCACCTAGTAGACCCCCACTAAGTTTATCAAAAATGTAATTTTCCGCTTGTTTATATCCTCTCTGATTATTTGTTGTAATCAATAGTGCTTGAGTGTTATCTACAATTGCATTAGTGTTTTTTTCAAGAATTTCGTTTATAGTAATACCTTCTGCTTGTTCTACCTTTCCTAGAAATAAGTTTTTAAACATATCGCTAATACTACCCATGTTTGTAAAATCAGTATTACTTAAGTTACCTAAACGACCATCTAATCCCTCACTATTAGCTTCAACAGTAGGTCTAGTTAGAGATCTTATCAATGGCATAGATGCTGAAGCAATAAGAGATCCACCAACTGAAGATCCATAATTAACTAATCTTTCTCTACTAAATAGATTATTTGTATCAAATTCTTCTTTCTTTTCATCGGCTTCTTTTTCTATCTCAGATCTTCTTTCTGAACTATCTCTAGCTAAACTTTCTAATTTGTTCATTCTCTCATTAAATGTTAGTGTGTAATCTTCTTGTATGTCTCTTAATTCTCTATATAGATCTCTTTCCATCTCTGCAATTGCTTCATTTTTTTCTCTATTTAATTCTTTCTCTGCTTCTGCTGCTTCAAAGTGATTATTTATTTTATCTTCAAGTAATGTTGTTATGTTGTCTTTTACTTTTTCAAAGTTTTCTAAATCTTGTTGTTCTACTTGTAAGGCCAATTCACTTCTTTTTATATTAAATTCATTATTTATTTTAAGAGTTTCTTGTTCTCTTTTTTTATCATCCTCTTTATGTTTATCCTTAATTATACTAAGTTGAACTGATCTTTCCATTTCTGCTCTAATTAGTTCAGCATTTATATTAGAATATTCTTGTAATGGATTTGGAATCATACCACCAGGAGTCATTCTTTGTCTTGTTAATTGAGTTCTACGTTCCAAATCAGACATTTTCAAGAAATTAGATGATTCATCTAATAAATTATTATATATTCTTTCTTGTTCGTTTCTTTTTAATTGCAATTCTAAAATATTTCTTTGTAAATCATTTTCTCTTGAAAGATGCTGCAGAGATTGTATTTGTTTAGCCACTGTATCACTTAATATACCATCACTTTCTATTAGGTTATTTAAAATCTCTCCTTCTATTTCTAATTGTCGGTTTTGTTTATTGATTAGTATTTCTAACTGTTCAGAATCTTTCTGTTTCCCTTCGGAAAACTTCTTACCAAGTTCTAACTCTAGTTCTAATAGTTTTATACTATCTTCATTTTTTTTATTTGTTATGTCAATTTCATGTCTCTTTTTAAGTTCTGCCCTTTCAAATAAATCTACTTCTATATTAAAAAGATCTTTCGCATTTTCTATAGACATTTCTTTTAATTTAATATCATGTTTAATTGCTATTTCTTCAATAGCATTATATGCCGTTGCTGCCAATGTCATTATTTCCTTATATCTTTCTTTTTCACTTTCTATTCCTTCTATTTTGGTATAATTAACTCTCCCCTCTTCAACAAAACCTTCTTTCCTAAGCTCTTGAAATGCTTTTTTACCGTCTTCTAAGTTTCCTTTAATGTTTTCTAGTTGTGCTTCTTGTATTTCTATGTTTTTCCTATGTGTTAATTCCATAGTTCGTAATCTATTATGCTCAGTATCATCCAATAGTTTTTGCCTTGCAATTTGAACAGATAAACTATCTTCTACTTCCTTATTGGAAATAGCTAATTTTCTACTATTTTCCTCTCTAATAACAGTTGATCGTCTCTCTATGTCTAAGTTTAGTATAGAAATCTCCATTTGTTTTATTAATTCTTCACTCAAATTCACATTTGCCAAATATCTTTCCATTGCTGCTACTAGGTTTTGTTTACCTAGTTTATTTGATTCTTCCTCTTCCTCTGTAATTGTTTTTGTAATTTCTTTAATATTGTTTTGTATCTCGTTCATATCTATAGAAATTTCCAAATTATCAGCAGCATTTTGTATTGATAATTTTTCTACTGCCAATTCATTTTGTTTTTCTTTTATATTAAGTTCTATGTTTTTTCTTTGTTTTTCGTATGCTTCTGCACCACTGTTAATTGATAAATTTAATGCTTCCATTGATGTCTTCATCTTTTCAATAGAATCTAATTGAAATTCTAACTGATCTGCTTGATGGTTTAATGTTGCAGTACTATTTTTTAATTCTTGATGGTAATTAGCAAGTTCTTGTGTTTGTATGACTTGAGATAAAACTGAACTTTCTATCTCACTTCCAATAGACTCTAGTGTTGATAATGAATTCTGGTATGATAAATCTATGTTTTTAACTTTATCTTTTTGTTCTTCCAATTCTTCAGTTATTTGTTTTTCAAATTTATGATTTTCCTCTATTAATAAATTGTAATTAATAGCTTGCATACCAAGATTACTTAAGGATTTGCTAACTTCTGTAAACACCTTTTTTGAAGAATCTCCCTCAATATAAGACTTATAACTACTAGGACTCATTGATGTATCTCTAGAAACTTCTGAAAGTTGTTCTTTCTTTAGTCTTTCAAGGTTTTTTCTCTCTGTTTCAAATTTTCTTTCAGAGGTTACTGTCAGTCTACTTAATTTAGTACGTTCTTTATCAAGTTCCTCTTGGAGTTCAGCGGAAGACTTATCCGTACTTATTCTTTTGTTCTCCAATTCAGTTTGTCTTTGAGAAGTCTTAAGCAATTTATCTCTTTGTGTTTGTATTTTATTTAATGCCTGAGATAAAGAAATAAAACTTTGAACAGTTTCAGAATCAGATCCTCCACCAGATTGAGCCATTCCTATTTTCATCTCAAGCTCTAAATTAGATTTTAGAAGATTATGTTCTTCCTTCATTTTCTGTAATTTAGCAGTATAAAATTCAGTTACTGAAATCTTTTGTTTTTCTAAAACTTCCAATCTTTCTTGTTCATTATCGTTTGTAGCTTTCAATATTTCTAAATCTAGTTTAAGTATTTCAAAATGACGTTCAGTTAATGTATTTAAATATTCTTGAGCTTCTGAAGTGTTTGTTAAACTAGATTTATTTCTTTCTAAAGTGAATTCTATTTCTTTTAGTTCTAATTTAGTTTTTTCATTAGTATATAGTTGCTCATTAAGTCTTTGTCTTTCTTCTTCTTTATACTTCCTTGCTTGTGTTTCCATTGTTTCAAACCTATTAGCAAGAGTTTTAAACTGAGCAATTGCAGGGCCAATATTTTGAACTGTAGTTGGGTCTAGTATTGTGTTTATTTTAATATCAATATTCTGGTCACCTAAAAAATCACCAACATCTAATTTAAGTCTTTCTCCTGTTATATCTTGTCCACTAAGTTCCCTTGTTCTTAGTTTATCAAGTTGCCTTATCATTTCTTCTGAAACTCTTAACCTTTGTTCTTGTTCTAATTTAGCAAATTCACCACTTTCATCAGATAATATCTGAACTAAATCTCTAAATTGGTTTTTCAATAGTTCTTTTTGTATAGAAATCATTTCTTTTCTATTTTGAGCTAAACTAGTTCGTAAAGCATTTTGAGCAGCAAGGTTTTCCTCTACTTGCTTTCTCTTTGTAAGAGATCCAGCATTTTCTATTTGAGTTAATTGATCTTGAGAAAAAGTACTAAACTTCTGTATATCTTGTTCAGCTTCATTCAAACTTTTTTCTAAGTTAATAGATAAAAGTTTCGTAGTTCTTTCCCTTGTTGATACATACGAATCCAACATAGACATTAATTTATGCTGTTCTTTTAAAGCATCTTGATACACGACTAACCTTTTCTCTGAAGTTTTCTCTTCATCAAAAATCTTAAATGGATTAAGACTCTTCTTATTCATATTTTTCCTAGCTACTTCCACAATTTCTGATGCTTGTTTGATTTGTTTTTGTATGTTTTTTATGTTTCTTTCTCTTATCTCTTCTTGAGTTGCTAATAAGTCGTTTTCACTTTTAATGTTAAAAGTTAATCTCTCATTACCTTTAGAATCAGTACTTCTCTGAAATAAACTTTTCACTTGTTTAGATGATTGTTGATATTTTAACTCACGCTCAACCTCAAGTCTTCTTTTAATCCTAGCATCAGTTTCTTTATCTATACTTTGAGTTAATTGATCTATTGACTCTGCTTGAGCTATTGCAAGTCTGGTATCTCCTAATAGTGCGTTGTACTTTTTGAACTCCTCTGTTGTCTCTGCTGTTGATTCTTGAACTTCTTTTAATTTTGTTGCTAACTTAGTTTTATGTTTTATATATAGTACTGTACCTATAGAAACTACAGCCAACGCTGCTACTAATCCTCCAACCAATGTAGTAAAACCAGCAACAAAAGGTAATAATTTAGCTATTTGTGAACCAATAAGTGAAAATGCTGTAGCAACCTTTCCTAAAGAACTACTAAGTCCAGTTGAAAACTTAGTTAGTCCACCCATAACTGCTCCCTTCTGAAAAACTTCAAATATTGCCAAAACTGATTTAGATTGATTCAATGTTTTAAGAGTTCTATCTACTGTAATCAAAACAAGAGAAAGCATTGTAAGATTACCAACAGCTTTTAATACAGCAGGATTTAATGAATTTACTGCTCTTAAAAACTCACTAGCTAAATTAGCAGCAGTAGTTAGGGCTTTAACTAAATCCTCACCTACTGTTCTAAATAAAAGAAATATCTCATTATTTAAGTTTTTTATAGAATTAGTTAAAGAATCTTTCAATCTAGGTAATCTTTCAAGACCATCAGTTAATCCCCTTAAGAATTCCTTTGCCGTAAAACCTTCTGCTTTAATTATTTCTGTGTTAGCTGTACCATATATATCTTTAGTTATTTGTCTGATCTGGGGGAGTCGTTCAGCAATTTGATAAATCTCTTCTGCATAGACATATCCTTTAGCTTGGATTTGTGTGATTGCTAACATCACACCTTGCAATTGCCCTTGAGTAGCACCAACGGTAGCTAAGGCATTACCTAATTCAGCAACCATTCTAGCAGCTTCTTCTGCAGAAGCTCCAGTTGCTTGCAGTTTAACACTAGACTCTAATGCATCATTTAAAGTTACTCCAGGAAGTCTAGAAATTTTAACTAAATTATCTATTGATTCTGCTGCTCTATCTGAACTAACAGATACAGAATTCATAGCTAAGGTAAAATTCTCCCATTTAGAAGCAGCATCTATTGAAGCAGCAGCAACACGGGCTAATCCATCAACTAATGAGCTTTTTAAACTTACTGCTAGTATTTCAACTTGATTACGAGATGCTGCTACAGCTTCTCCATATTCCCTTGTTCTTTCAGATAATGCTGCAGTAGCAATCTCGACAGAGCTTGCTGAAGCTGAAGAAGCATCTTGTGTTATATTTAATCTTCTTTGTGCTTCTTGGACAGATCTCTCAGCTACTTCTTGCCTTTTCCTAGCTTCATTAATGGCATTTATTCTATCTTCTAAATTTTGTAATGATTGATTGGCTCTTTGAAAACCTTCAAGAGCTACATTAATATCTATTTGTGCCATTTTTTACCTCATGAATTGTTGTTGCTGAGATTGTGCTTTAGCTTTAGCTTCAGCCTCTTGATAGGCTCTTTTCTCCATCTCTACACCTGCTTCTGCAATCTTTCTCATCAGTGCAAGCCTGTAGAAAGGATTACTGCAATCTGGATAAATTAAAGTTACAGGGTCTAATGAATACCTTTGAGCCATAAAATCTAATTCTGCTAAACTATTAATCAGTCGTGGATTCTTCTTCAGTTGTGTTACGAAAAAACGACCATTCTCTTTTTTCCTCCTCTGTTGCACAAAGATCCATAACTGCAGAAAAAATCTCTATTTGTTCGTCCATGTCTATAGCACCAACAGGAACTTCTTCCTCATTGCAATCCTCAATTTCCTTATCGACTAAATTTAAAGATGTAACTGATAATATTACAACTTCAGTTACAAAAGACAATAATTCTGGATTTTGTAAGGCTTCTGCTGAAGCTTCACTAACAAAATCATTAAATGCAGGTAAGAATGCTGTACCCTTAGTAATTAACAACGTTTTAGGATCAATACTTTTTATTTCAAAAATCCTGCCTAAACTAGTTTCTACAACTCCTTTTCTATATCGTCTTTTGATTAATTCATCACGACTTGTAAATGTTTTCTTTTTGGGCTTTTCTTCTTCTACTTCCTCAGTTACTTCTTCTTCGACATCTTCTGTCTCTGGGGTTTCTACTGTTTCTTCTTGTTGTCTTTTTTTCCTAGCCATTTTTTCTCCTTTGGCATTATGCTTCTATTAGTGTTATTTTACCACTATATCCTGACCCCTTATAGGAACTAGTGTATTTAAAATCTATTTGATCGTCCATCCAATTACAATGATAGTATCTATTCTTCCAATCGTAATCAGATGAGTTTGTTGTTGGTGCAAACGAACTTGGATCTGGTTGAATTAAAATTGGTTTTCTGAATATCTCTAGTATAGTATTCAAAGTTCCAACAGGTAAAAATTCAAATTCTAATTCTATTTTTACCTTATTGTATGGAGTATACGATGAAGTTCCTCCATTCATTAACTGATAAGTATTACTCTGTGGAAAATACGGAGTAATTGACATTGATTTGGGTAAATTCTGATTAGTTGCATTTAATGTTAATTTTGGACTACTAGATCCTGAAAATAAATGGAAATCTATCGTGTAATCTGAACTTATTGTATCAGTAGTTGAATTACTTGACTGAACAGATACTACTCCAGACATAACTCCACCATCTGAAGACCCATATGTACGGGAATCTAAATATTCACTCGTTATTGCATCATTATTATAAGTTTCACTACTACCAAAAGCTGCATCTTTATAATAAAACTTAATATAATTACTACTAGTTTTTAATTTCTTATATTCAGGAACCCTTATTAAAAATACATCATCTATAGCACTATCAAACAGACGAAATTTTTTGGTATTACTGTGCCAACCAGAGTTGGTTGTCAACGTATACCCAATATTATATGAATCTTCTAACCAAATCTTTATATCATCTGCCATGATTTTATCCTATGATGATTGAATAAAAAATTCGTTATTCATTCCACTTGATGTTTGATAGGCTACAAAATTAAAAGTTGCTGTTAATTGATCTGGACTTAAATCTTGCAAACCACCTTGATCAAAATGAACACTAGGGAAGACAAAATCTATTGTTGTACTAGTAGAAACATTTACTGTATGTATTATGGATGCTCTTTTTATATCTGCATTTGGTGAACTACCCAATATTCTACCAGCTAGTAATTTCGCAGCATCGTTCCAAAGAACACTTAAGCTTCCAGTTATTCTTCTAGGTGATGAATAATATGGAACTCCTTGATTATCTGTACCTTCTACCATGTCAAGAAGTTCTATTCCATTTTCAAGATTAAAAGAAAAATCAGTTACTTGAAGTGTTGTATTAGAATTTGTAGGTGTTGCTGTAGTAAAATTAAAATCATCAGTACCACTCTGTGTATAAAGACTATTCCCAAAAAGAGTAGAATCGACAGTGGATGCATCGTTTATTGAAATAGAAGATTTATATCCTCCAGTTCTATGTAAACTAGGAAGAGCTACATTAGATTTTGCTATTGCTTCACCACCACTAGGATAAGACATAGAATTAGCTATAATTCCGAATTCAACATTAGTTATACCAGATACATTTAAAGAATAAGACATAGAATTAACTAATGCTCCAGTAATTTGCCTATGAGATTGTGCGGAAGTATGTGCTCCAGGTAATTCTATACCAATAGAAAAACCAGAAAATCTTGGTGTACCTTCTGTTTGAGCACCACCAGAAGATTTTCCCAAAACATCATTAGAATTACTTAATGTGTAGTATTTTTTATCAGGAGAAGCAGTAACAGTAAAAATATCTACATTTCCCATAGCACTTTCTAGTAAAGTTTTAAATGCTAAATTATTAGTTGCATTAGGATCGGTAAGCGGTACTGAAAAACTACCAGAAAAACTACTTCTATCTCTAAAAACATCTTGTGAAATATATTGTCTATCACCAGTAACAACATCCCTCTCAATAAAAGAAACATTTTCATTGATAATTCCACTATTAAAAACTAACCTCTGATCAGCGGAAATTGGATTTACAAAGGTTTTATAAGTAGTAACTACTGCATTATTTTCATGTGCTTGTTTTTTTATAAAAACTTTACTTTCATTCCCAAAATAAGCCATTTTAAACCTCCTATAGAGTATTTAACCTTAATTTTATATTATATACACTAAATTTTCAATATTTTCTCACAAAAAAAAAGAGTGGCAACTCTTTACTAAGTGCCACTCTGATTTATTTGCTTTTCTACGGAAGAAATAATTGCTTCAATATCGAAAATCTCATCCGTATCATAAGGGTATTCATCTGTTGATCCAGCTATATCATACCTCTGATACAAATCATTCGCTGGAGCGTTAAATTTAGGCTCAATACAAGGAGTTATGTGGTCGTGCATCTCATAAGACCAAATCTTTGGATCATTGCCAATCCACAATACAGTAGAAGGTAGATTCATTGCACCACAAGCATGTTGGATACAACTATCTATTAAAATTCTACCTTTAGATTGTTTTACTAAAGCAAATGCTTCCATTTCTGTTAGCCCCTGTACAACTTCTGCACCCTTTGCTAATTGTTTTTGATTATAACAAATTTGAAAAATATGATATTTATTTTTTAATCTGTCAACTAATCTCTGAACTAGATTATGGGGCATATCCCTAGCCCAAGAATACACCCTCTTTCCTTCTGGATCTACTGCTCCTCCATTTGAATGAATCACAATAGTTGGTTTATCTCTTTGGTAATTTTGCTCAATAAGTTGATGATGTCTAAAATTAAAGTGCAACTCTGGCATTTCATTATCAAACTCCATACCAAGCATCTCAATCCAAGACTGCCTTAAAGGTTTTCTTTCAACAATATGTTGAGTAGATAAATAAGGTTCTTGAGCAAAAATTATAGGGTTCCCACGCTTTATATAATCTTCATAAAAATATTGAGTTGACCCAAACTTATATACTTTTTCTACATTTGGGTCAATCTTAAACATCTCTGACCAACCAGTTACTACAGTTATCGGTAAGTCATACTTTTTCTTAATAGCCTTAATTACTGCTGTTGCAGCAATATTTTTACCAATGCCACCATTTACGTGGAAAATAATTTTATCATTTTCCATTAAAGTTCCTTTCAGATGTTATTTATACATCTGCTATATTACTAAAAATTTCTTCTGCTTTAACCATACCTGTTGCTAATGATTTTAAATCACCGTCAACTATATCGGTAGAATCATCTGCAGACTTATCAATCCAATTATTTAAAATTGGTTCTCCACCTGCTTCTTTTGCTGTTTGATTAACATAAACCTTGTAACTTACTCTAAGGTTAGTAGATTCAGTTCCATTTTCAAAATCATTTAATCGGTATTCTAAGTTTGCTTCATTCACTGTAACATAAGCAGAATTAAACTCATGCCCAAAAGCAGTTACTGTTGCTGTAAAAGCCATTTCATCACCTCTTTATTTTACACTTTCGTGGTTGTTAATATATCTATACTTCTTCAGCTTCATCTTCTCCAAACTGAAAGTTACCGCTTGGATCAAGAGATTCCTCTGAAGGCATATTTCCATTTTGACTACCTTCTTCCAACTGATCTTGTTGTACAGGTTCTAAAGATCCCGTATCAGTGTTTAAATTATATTGCAACTCAGGATCTCCTCCTTTTTGTTGAATATGTAATGTAATTAAATCCCTAAAATCACCTTCCAATTCTCTTACTGCATATTGTGCAGACTCTAATTTTCTATACGATTTTTGAATTAAATTTATATGCGTTTTTGCTTCTACTAACTCATCTTGAGTTAGATCCAAATTCGACATCCTAAATACCTCCAATAAAATATTACTTAACCTTATAACATAATTTTACTGAGGTTTTTTACTACTTTTTTAAATTTTAATCCAATTATATATTATTAAACCCATCTATAAAAAATCCTTTGAGAACTTCTTCATCAAAATCTTTATCAATTTTATTTAAATAACGAACACCATGATTTCCTACCCTAGTTCCGTTTTTTGATAAAACATATACAATTTCAAGAGAACAATCGTTGTTTGGAAAACTTGAAAAATAATCCTTACTATATTCTACAATCTCAACTTCACTTAATTCTATTCCGTATACTTTTTCTGGTATATTTATTGTAATCATAAAGCACCTCTCGATGCCCATATAAGGGAATTCGTTACTAACCTACTACCACCATAATCAGAATTATCCCATACTGTAATTCCACAAAGTCCAAAACCATCATGATCAAGTTGTAAATTAAGGGATACTTGCCTACCAGCACCAGAAAACTTACTACAAGGATCTCCATATACAAACATCTTCCCACCACAAACACTATGTACTGAACCTGTACACACCCAATTTGTACTACTACCATCAGTAGTGCAACTATTCAAACAGAAACAACAATTATGTGAAGTCTTACCATCAATACCAGAAAGACAGCAAACATTACACAAAATTGAGTGTGTAGAAGCGGAATGACTAGATAAATCAACATCTGTAAAACCACTCCATATATTTGAATAGGGAGCACATGTATTGCTATTACTACCATTAGGAGCAACTAATCTAAAATCATCAAGATAGCAGTCATTACAATTAGAAGAATCTGTACTCCAAAATCCATAATTGTGAAGTCCACCTACCCACATACCAGTAACAAAACCCGTACCATGAGTTTTAACAGCACAACATAAACACTCGCTAAAACCAGTTTTTACCATATCTACATTTCCAGCAAAAAGTATTGCAGTATAATCACATCCAGCAGAATAACATTGAGCAAGCATACCACCAATAGTTATGTGGTTTGTACTAAAGTATACATCTAATTTTTCAAGACAATTATGTAAAGAACTACTTGATGGATGAATACAACACTTATATGTACAAAGAATAGCACAACATATACAACTTTGACGGTCAGTAGTACCTCCACTTTGAAGATACAACCAACGAAACTCCTCATTTGCTGCTGATTTTCCATGAAAATCAGAAAAATCTATTGTACCAGATGATGGTATACCACTAGCAACTCCATAGTATTCTGATAATGCATGAGGAGTACTACCACCAAACTCACCAGATATACTTCTATCTGTTCCAGCAGTAGTTCCCAAACTTATTGCTCCAGAAGATGCTAATGCTTCGTGATAGTTTGTATCGTTATATGGCGTATAAATGTGATTATATTTAGGATATAACAAACAACAATCATAGCAATTATTTGTTGTAAAATAACTCATCTACGCACACCTTTTTAGTAACAATTCTACCTGACATGTCAAGGTATCTATTTGTCTTTGTTGTTTTTCGATAGTACACTGTTGCTCTTTGGTTGCTTCGATTAATAATGGTACAATTTTTTCATACTTAATTGCTTTATATCCAGTGTCTCTGGTACATACAATTTGCGGTAAAACCTTTTCAACTTCTTGTGCGATAACCCCAACATCATTTCCTTCGTATACACTCTGTTCTTTGGTATTCCAATCAAACTCATAACCAGAAATTACTTTTATTTTATCAATTGGACAACTAATGAGTTTTAAATTATTTTTGATTCTACAATCAGAGAAGGCATATGCAACAACATCACCAGAGGCACATACAGCATCACCATTATAAGTAATCTTCAACATCGTACAACCAATACTAGAACCAGACATATATCTAAACATCAAGTGAGCAGTAGATGAATCTTGCTCTATCTTAAATCCATTTGCAGCCCAACTATTATATGAAAGTCTAATGCCATTATTATCGGCAGAAGTACCATTTACATGCAACCTAGAGCCTGGATCAGTAGTTCCAATCCCTACATTACCCAACTGATTCACAGTCATCATAGTACTGGCTGGAGATCCAGAAGTAATAGCACCAAATCCAAATTTTATTGTAGAAGCAGTACCACCAGCATTATTGAGATTGGAAATGTTGACACGACCTGATCCTAAACCACTATATCCAAATATTCCACCTAAAGCATCAGTAGTGCCACCAACCTGAATTCCACCCTCATAGTAATTTCCGTCAGCAGCTTGCTTGACATGCAAAACATTTTTTGGATCAGTAGTTCCTATTCCTACATTCTGATTACTATGTAAAATAGTTAATGCATTATTTGCACCAGCATCTCCAGTTTTGATTTGGAAATATCCAGTACCAGAACCAATCAAGGCATCATTATCCCCTGATTGATTTAACCTGAGTTGTGTCGAAGTACTAGAATCTATGACATGTAATTTTGATTCTGGTGAAGTAGTTCCGATTCCTACTTCGCCAGCACCATCAAATGTCATAATAGAACGACTATCTGTTACATCGTAAAACTCTAATTTCCCATTAGTAGTCTGTCCGTCTGCAATCCTCCAATGTTGTGTAGTTGATCCAGTTTTCTTGATGTCAAATCCAGTAGTTGAATTGGCTGCCGTTTCTGTTCTAACTAAAGTAGTCTGACCTGCCTGACAAACATGAAGTAATGTATCTGGTGAAGTAGTTCCGATTCCTACACTACCAGTACCTTTCACAGTCAAAGCTCTAGTAGGTGCGACATCTGCATTAGATTGAGTTACAGATATACCAAAAGTACCCATATGGTCGCCTGTGTCATATTCTTCAAAATCAAGACTAACAGATGGATGTGTCTTAGTAGGAGATTGCCTGAAACCTATACAACCTTTACCTTGTGTACTTCCACTACCACCTTGAACAGATAAAGACAAAAGTTCATCTACAGCAGACCCCGAACCAATAGTAACTCGACCATGATTATCTACATCATAACCAGCAGTAACTCTGCCATTAACTTGTAATAAAGCATTGGGTGTAACAACTCCGATTCCTACGTTGCCATTCTCATCCAATCTCATCGTTTCAGTAACAGTTCCACCTTGACGAGTTGCAAAAGTTATTCCACCGCCATTGGTATCTGTCAAATATGATGCACCTATGTATGCTATATCTCTAGTGTCAATCTTCCATTTAATCCTATGTTCTTCCCCAAAACCAGCACCATCACTATTTTGTATTCTTAAAACATCTACACTTCCACTTGGATTTCCATTTTGATCTATATCAAGTTTGACTGCTGGTGAAGTAGTTCCTATTCCTACGTTGCCATCAGTATCTATAAAAAATCTAGATGCACCGTCATAAACATCCCAAATATAAAAGTCTTTAGTTGCATCACCCAAACCACTTCCTATAATAAAACCAGTATCAGATCCATTATAATTAAATCCAATAGTAGCTCGATCCGTCCAAGATGAATGAGTAGACCCTTTTATGTTTATTGCTGGTTCATTAACTCCACCCATTGCAACTTCAAGATTCCTGCTTGGATTAGTCTCTCCAATTCCTACATTACCACCATTAAACCAAGAAGGTTGAGATGAATTCCTACCATCAAAACGAATTATATCTGTCTCAGATGCCAAATTATCACCAATACCGACAACTGCACCAGCTGCATCTTGATAAATTCGGAATTGTTTTTCTCCACCAAAATAAGTTCCAATGGGATTGTTATGTGATCCACCAACAGTCAATGCTTCATCTGGCGTAGTAGTTCCGATTCCTACGTTGCCATCAACATTTACATGGAGTTTGGGAGTTAAATTTTCACTTCCAGAATTACTAACTAATAAATTCAATCCCATATCAGAAGTATCGGAAGTACCTCTATGAAACTGAACTTCTCCGTAAAAATTGGTTACATTTTCGGATGATAACCTAAGAGATGCACACTGATCCCAAGAAGAACTAGAACAATGTACATGAAGTTGTCTTTGTGGTGAAGTAGTTCCTATTCCTACTTTTCCACCAGAATCAATGACCATTCGATCCCAATTACCACCAGATCTAAATGTCAATCTATCACTTGTGTCTGACTTAATACCTAGAGTTGATGAAGAACTGTCTTTGAATAGAATGCCCTTATTGTTAGGTAACAAAACTTCACCATTAACTTCTAACTCTGCACCAGGCGAAGTAGTTCCGATTCCTATTTTTCCATCTGAACACAATACCAAATGTTTATTTGCACCAGAGGCAAAACTTAACCAACCATGATCGTTAGTTGCTCCTATTGCAACCCATTTATTATTGGGGTCATTACCAGCTGCTGTTCTAAATATAGCAGAAATTCCACACCAAGCACCAGAAGCACCCCTCGTATCAAAGTAATGCTGATTGAGAGAAATACAAGCACTACTAGATTTGAAACAAACACCAGTATCAGCACAAAACCAAGAAGAACAAGTTACACCAGAAACATGAAGTGGTACTGCTGGTGAAGTACATCCGATTCCTACGTTGCCAGCAAAGTAATTACATGCACTAGAACCATCTACATAAAGACCATACTGATTTGTTATAGTTCCACCTGTAACTGGTGCTTTAATATATATAGCATACCCATGAGTTACAGTTCCCCCATAATAATATGGTTCTATACAAATGCCATATGAACAACAAGTAGTTCCTGTAACATCACTATAATGACCAAATTGAGTGTACAAAGCTGAAGCATTAACAACAGTTCCTTCAAGTTGATCCCCACCCAATCTCTGAATTGCCATACCAACATCATAACCACAATGAGTACAACCACTCTGAACACCATACTCACCAGTTATATGCGACCCTATATTGTAAAGATTTCCACTAGCAGCCGTAACTCTAGGTTTCCAGTACATACAGAAAAATCTTTTTGATGCTCCTAAATTCGTACAATCATCCATATGAAGCATATAAGTTGGACAAACTTTATATGCCTGTAAACAACTTGTAGCACAAACAATAGGTGAATTTACAGAAGTTGTAGAGCAAGTTACACCAGCAACGACTAAACCAGTAGAAGTAAAACAACCCCTAACTGTATCATTAGTTTCAAAGAAAATAGGATTTTCATACCTATTGGACAACCGTAAATCTGCAGCATCTGCTGCCTCATAATTAACAATTTTTATTTTCGTACTATCCCAAACACCAAATCTTAAATCTTTAGATGTGCCACGAAAAGTACCGTCAATGTCTAAAGCATAACTTGGAGTCTTTCCAATTCCTACGTTGCCAGAAAGACATAGTAACCCACTACCTCTCATATTAAATAATGCAGTTCCAGAATTATTCTCCATTCTAAGAACACTATCACTAGCAGAATCACTGGTAGACCTAAATCTTACTAAATCATTTGAACCGCATACATCTAATTTATATGCTGGTGAAGCACATCCAATCCCTACGTTACCACCTGATAAAATAGTTAAAAAGTCTGTACCACTAAGATTTTGTGAATAAAAATTACCACCAAACCTTAGATACGAATTTTGAGTTCCAGTTGGAGTCATCCTTAACATTGAATAATGGTTAGTAGACTCTGTACCTGCCTCTATATCAACAATAACATTACTAGCAGATTTAACATGAAGCTTATCACTAGGTGAAGTAGTTCCGATTCCTACACAACCATTTGCTACCGTAACAGTATTTGTTCCCCCTGCTATAAGTGATAACTTATCGGCTGCATATTTACCAATACCTGTATCTGTATCACCATAAAAAGTGAAAACTGGATTGGTTCCAGATGCTACCTCATTTACTATAGATGCTTTATCTCCTGTGGTTGTTGACATCATATAAACTGAATCTGACTTCCATCTACTAACACCAGCAGAAAAGAACCACAAAGAATCATCTGAATGCTCATAGAACCCTGTATCACCATCACCAAAACTTAAACCTGTAGATTGACTTCCCGTTCCACCATCAATATTAAGTTTTGTATCTGGTGAAGTAGTTCCTATTCCTACGTTGCCAGAAGTATCTATAGTCATTCTAGGTGTAGTTCCAACATCCAGACCCGTTGCAATCTTAAACTTATCTGAATCAGAATTATCTATGCCTATTGACCAATTAGCAGCAGAAGCAATTTGAAATCCAATTGTAGCATCAGAAGTGCCTAAGTCTCTAGCAACTATTTGAGGAGTTGTACCACCAGAAATATTTGTTATTACTTGGAGTGGATAACTTGAAGATGTAGAACCTATGGAAACCTTACCATCATCCCCTATAAAAAATCTATATTCATCATCAGTAGTGTTCTTAAATCCAAATCCTGCAAGACTGTTTACTGTACCTACTAGCCAATCATCAGAAGCACCACCTGTAAAACAAATAAAGGCAGCATCAGCATCACCAGTTATTTTTATGGGAGTTTGACCAGATGCATTGAGTAAAGGTGTATTCACAGAAGTTGTACCGCAAAAAATATTAGTAGTTGCGATGTTTGAAGTTGCACATACACAAAATCTTTTAGCAAATGCATCACTCCAAACATAAAACCCACCGTCATCAGCACCAACATACATTCCACCCTGATTTGAAGTTCCTGCTCTAAATAATCCTAATTGAGCAGAACCATTATTATGAGTAAATCTTGGGTAATTAGAACCATCCCTCGAAATGAAACAACCATGTGTGCTATTACACCAGAATATTGCACAATTTGCTGTGCGAATATCAAGTTGGGTTGTTGGGCTAGTCTCCCCTATCCCTACTTTGCCATCATTATCAATCCTAACTTTTTCATCATTATCAATCCAGAAACTTAACTCACCTTGAGTGTTTGCACCTACAGTATATGCTTGAATTGCAGCTAAGTCATCTGCACTATTGTTCCTAAAAGTAATTCTTCCTATATTGTCGTTAGTATTATTATTATTGTGATGGATTGTTATTTCTGTTCCTAAAGTTTGACCTGAAGTATCTCCACCTTTAATATCCAAAATTGATTGTGGTGCAGTAGTTCCGATCCCTACGTTGCCATATCGACCTTCGATAGTTAAGGCATCAGTCCAGTATCCAGCATCCTCACCTGAACTGGCAGTAGTTTTCATCCTAAACTTCAAATCACCCCAATTGGTATCTTGGTCATCAAAAACTATATTACTTGCCAATACATTTCCAGTTGAAGAAGTTCTATCAAATCTTATAACAGAATTATATGTGTCTCCATCTCCTGTTCCACCACCAATCGTTAATTTTTCTAATGGTGAAGCAGTTCCGATCCCTACATTTCCACTATCACCTTCAATTATCATATGAGTAGTTTCACTAGAACTTATATCAGATGCACCTATAAATTTTATATCTCTTTTTGTTGAAGTTCCACTAGCACTAATAAAATCGACAGAATCACTTCCACGTCTAGTATATAAATTTCCATTCCCTGCCTTTACTAATCTAAAAACAGTATCACCAGACCCCTGAACATGTAGTGCATGAGATGGTGAAGTAGTTCCGATTCCCACTTCGCCATCAGTAGTTATAACAAATGCATCAGTTCCATCACCACTACCAGTTGAAATTCCAAATCTACCATCACCATTTCTATTCTTTAGTGTCCACATTCCAGTAACAGTGCCAGCAATATCATTCAATTGCAATTCAGCACCATCAGCACAAGAATCTATTCTTAGTGAACTAGAACCACCAGTAGGAGCAAGAAGGTGTAATTGTTCACTTGGTGAAGCAGTTCCGATTCCTACACTACCACCAGAAGTAATTCTTATTTGCTCAGATTGATTAGTATAAAATGCCATGTAATTGCCATTATGATTATACTGAATCTGACCATTCCAATTTTGAGTTGCATCTCCAAAAAGTATTCCTTGATTTTTAGCATCAGGAGAAAGCATATTGATAAAATTATTATCTGTACTTGCTTCTAGCACTAAAGTAGAATTTGAATATGCATCAACAGTTCCAGCAGACCCATTTTGAACATGAAGAATTGAATCTGGATCAGCAGTTCCTATTCCTACGTTTCCTTCTGAAATATACACATTAGTAACATTATCATCTTTTAACTCTATCTTACCACTTGCTGGAGTTATGAGTACATCTTTAGCCATTACTGCTTACCTCCTCAACTTCAATCTGAAGTTTATCAACATCCTTACGTTCTGCCTGAATGAAATAAAAACAATCTACAAACCCCATATCACTTCCTATTTTAATTCGACTGTTATCAATTGAAGCTACCCAAATATCTTGTTTATTACCAATAGCGGTTAATTGTACCGTAATTGTATCCAAATCCACAAGGTCAATCCAATATTCTGGTAATTCCACTTCCTTTTCTCCATTAGTTCTACCTCTAATATAAACTCCATGTTCTGGGCCTTCAAGAGATCCATGTATTAATCTTTTTCCTTCTTTAGATGGATGTTCTATATCAAAAGATTTAGTTGTTGCGGAAAGATGTCCATTTACATCCAAAGTTGATGATGGTGTAGATGTTCCTATACCCAATCTATCATTTGTAGAATCCCAATAAACTCCATCTCCTGAAGTTGTTTCAGTATCGGATAATTGATTACCTGCACTGTCGTAATACGCTAAAGATTTTGCAACACCAGAATTTATTGTTGGAGTTCCTGCACCTCCACCTGCACCTAAATTTAACCACTCACTTCCAGAATAACCTTGAAACTGACTTCCTGTCCACCTCAAGTTTCCAGCAACTTCATTAGATGTTGTTCCCAATCTAATAGCTCCATCAACATGTAGCTTTTCTGCTGGAGAATTATTTCCAACTCCTACGTTGCCAGAATCCAATATTACCATCTTATCACTAGATGCGGTTCCACCATCAATTCTAAATTTAATTGCAGAACTTGCAGCAGCACCACCACCATCAGCAATTAGGATTAAAGTACCACCAGCACCATCAATTTGACCATAAACAGTATCGGGATCAGAATCTTCTAGTTTTATTACAGGATTAGCAGATTTTATATGTAAAGTTGTAGCTGGAGAAGTTCCTATTCCTAATTGACCACTAGAATCTAATCTCATCCTCTCACAATGTGTTGCTTTGTTTCCAAAAGTAATCACACCATCATCAAAAGCATTATGAATTCTAGATATATTAGAAGATTCCTGACTTATGTTAAACCCCTGACTATCAACAGTGGCATTTTTAACTCTTAAAGCACCAGTTCCAATCTCTAAAGTGGAACCTGTCATAGCTGAAGATGCTAAACCAACTCCAAGTTTACCTACAATATTAGAATTACCTGTTCCTGAAAAGTTTAAATTTCCTGTTGATGTCACAGTTCCAGTTGAATCTGCAACAATAAAAGCATTAGTGTCAACAGTTATTCCACCATTCAATGCTGTTGATCCACTAACAGTTAAGGAAGAAAGTGATTGAGATGAATCTAAATTAATTGTTGTTCCAGATTTAGTTAGTCCTGTACCAGCAGTATCTAATTTTGCATTCCAAGTTGATTCAGAAGCGATATAAGTATCAGTAATTGCAGTACCTTGCCATGTTCCACTAGAAACTGTACCAACTGTTGTTATATCTGATAAGTTTCCAGTAGTAATTAATGTACCATTTATATTCGGTAGTGTAATTGTTCTATCTGCAGTTGGGTCTGTTATAGTTAAAGTTGTTTCATATTCATCTGCCGTTTCACCTTCAAAAACTATTGCATTTTGTGCTTGCATTTGCACACTATCAACAGTAGTAGTGGTTCCTTCAACAGTTAAATTTGGAACTCTTAAAGTTCCTGTAGATGGGTTATAATAAAACTCCCCATTATCCTCTAAAAGTGCATTAGATCCATTAGTAAATGTTACATCATAATTAGAATTATCATTATTATCTGTAACCGTAACATTACTAACAGTTGGGAGATTATTAGAATGAATCGTACCTGCACCTGATGTAGTCCAATCTATATGCTCATTAGCTACAAAGTTAGATAAAGAATCATGATCTACTGCAGAAGTATTAACTGATAATGTATCTCCTGATAGTGTAATTCCTGATCCTGCGGTTAAGTTAGTATCATCACCTATATCTATAGTTCCTAATGTAATTGCTTGACCACTTATAGAAAGATAATCATGACTAGTAGTCACTAAGGTCACATTTGTTGAGTTGTCTGTACCTGATGCATCAACACCCAAAGCTGATCTCGCACCTGATGCATCTGTTGCTCCAGTTCCACCATCAGAAATCGCTAAAGTTCCTGTTATTGTAGATGCACCTAAATCTAAGGTTAGTTTGTTTGATTCAAAAACCAAACCACCATTAGTTTTAGTATCAACAGATAAGGTATGAGATATATTCTCGCCAGTAGTTGCACCAGTGCTAGAAACACCATTACCACCAGTAATAGTTGATACATAATTTCCAGTAGTGTCTGTACCTAAAGTAACACTATCTGCCTGTATACTAGCAACCCCACTGGAGTTGATTGTTATATCTCCAGAAATTGCCTTGTTATCCCAAGAATCATTTCCATCATAAACTAAAATATGAGCACTAGAAGGGGTATTTATATTTGTATCTGTTGCTCCTGCAAGAGTTGAAGTTACTTGAACTGAACCCAAAGATGTTACATGACCATAGGTATCTAAAGTAATATCTTGAATAACCGTAGAACCGCTATTATCAACACTTGCTTGACTTGATGTATCTGCATGATCTAATGTAACAGAACTTCCTAAAGAGACAGAACCTCCAGTAGATAATCCACCTCCTGCAGTAACTGTTATTGAACTATTTGAAAGTTTAGCATTAGTAACATTGGAATCAGCAATCTTATCTGTAGTAACGTTGGCATCAGCAATCTTAGCTGTAGTAACTGCACTATTGTTAATCTTATCCGTAGTAACGTTGGCATCAACAATCTTAGCTGTAGTAACGTTGGCATCAGCAATCTTAGCTGTAGTAACATTTGAATCAGCAATCTTAGCTGTAGTAACATTTGCATCAGCAATCTTATCTGTAGTAACGTTGGCATCAGCAATCTTAGCTGTAGTAACGTTGGCATCATCAATCTTAGCTGTAGTAACATTTGAATCAGCAATCTTGGCTGTAGTAACATTTGAATCAGCAATCTTAGCTGTAGTAACACTGGCATCAGCAATCTTAGCTGTAGTAACATTTGAATCAGCAATCTTAGCTGTAGTAACATTGGCATCAGCAATCTTAGCTGTAGTAACGTTGGTATCAGCAATCTTAGCTGTAGTAATTCCTAAATCCTTAACCTTAAGGGTATCTGAAGCTATCTCAACGGTTGAATCATCTACACTCAAGTCAATTGTAATCGTATTTCCAGAACCAGTAGTTGTAATTGCTGAACCACCTGTAAGTGTTAAGACTTCAGAATCTAAGTCTATATTTAAAGCCCCACCAGAATCACCTTGAAAGTCTAAATCTTGTGCTGTAATTTGGGTGTCAACATAGGTCTTAATAGATTTTGCAGAAGCTAAAGTATCATCAGATCCAGAAACACTAGATAAATCAGTATCAACAGAACTAATACTTGTAGAGTTACCTATAGTAATTCCTGTTCCCTTAATAACACCATTAACGTCTAATTTAACTGTAGGTGCAGTAGTTCCTATTCCTACATTTCCATCATAACGGATAGTCATTCTATCTGCAGGTAATTGAGAACCATCATCAGTAGTCTGAAACTTTAAATTAGTTGGATTATCACCATCTGAATGACTTGATGCAGCATCTGCATATATAGTAGCATGATCAGTAGGTGATGTATTTGCATCAGAACCAGCAAAAGAAAGATACCCTAAAGGATTTCCTGATGTTATAGATGTGTCATTCCTCCATATTCTTAAATTAGCATTACTGAAAGGGGCATCGTTATCAAAAGTCAATTCACTTTCACCAACATCTACATGTAATTTATTAAATACAGAAACTCCAGATGGAGTTATACTCATTTGCTGTGTAGGTGTAGGATCTTGTAATTCGCTTGCAGTACCTGTCATAAAGGCATGTTTTGTTGCTGGATATGCATGAGTTGTTCCACTAGGAAGTCCACCATAAAATATCTCAGTTGCACTAGATTCAGCTACTGAGTAAAGTAGTGCATTATCTTTAACAGATCCATTTTGATTGTAACTAGGAGTTACTATTGACGCAATTTTATTTTTATCACCGTTAGAGATGGTACTAGTTCCATAAACCCCATAACTCCCTGAGTTGTAATACTGATCTGCACCTATCCTTAATCCATAACCACTATTAATAATCTCAACATGACCAACACAAAATGGAGTATTTAAAGTTCCATCAACTTGATCTCCAGGTATTAGTTGTAAATTCCTATTACTTGCTGTATTATCATTTGAAACTGTGATTGAATTTGAATCTAAAGTTAAACTAGAAGATCCAACAGTAATAGAAGTAGTAAAAGATCCTGAAGTGAAAGTACCAGTAGTAAAAGTACCTGCTGCTGGAGTTGTTCCACCTATAACATTATTATCTATAGTTCCTCCAGATATGACAGGGGATGTCAAAGTTTTATTTGTTAGTGTTTGAGTTTCCGCAAGAAGAGTAACTGTATCATTCGCATTTGGAGTAGGTAGTGAAATAGTTTTATCTGATGTTGGTTCTACAACTGATAGTGTTGTTTCATAGTCGTTTGAACTACCCTCAAAAACAATACTAGAATCAGATAAATATAAACCAGATACTGTTGGATCATTTAATGTTTTATTGGTTAATATTTGAGTTCCAGTAAGCGTGACAACAGTGTTATCTATAGCTAAAGTTGCTTGACCACCTTCGGAATCTGTATCTCCAGTTAGACCAGTACTAGCAGTTATGTTCTTAATATAATTTCCAGTTGTATGTGTACCTAGTGCTATACCATCATTCTTTATACTAACTGCACCATTACTAACAGAAAAATTGCTATTACTAAAAGATGCAACACCCAAGTCACCTGTTGATGCACGTGTTATAGTGTTATTTGCTGTTGATATTGTTTTATTTGTAAGGGTTTGAATTTCAGTCTTACCAACTATCTCATAATTATCACTCCCAACTCCTTTTTTCCACTTGTTGTCAGAATGTGTAAAATATATTTTAGCATCATCACTACCTGATTCTACAGTAAGTCCACCAGAACCACTTGAACTTCCAGCAGTATTTACTTTTATAAAAGAATCTGAAAACTCTTCTATCAACTCTGCATATGCAGTTCTAATTTCAAAACTCCAAGTAGTTCCTGTAAGTTTTAAATTATACTTACCACCTACAAAATCTGAAGGTAAGTCTGGAATAACTCCACCACTAACACTAGTTCCTGTAACTAAGTTTGAAATAGAATTATTTGTGTTTAAGTCAGAAATAGTAAGTATTGTAGTTCCTCCTGCAGATGGTTTTGTCTTAACTAAAATACTACTTGTATTTGAGGTTAGGTCATATGTACTATTATCGAAAGCATACAACACTGTCCTACCAACAGAATAGTCTGTTCCTGCACCTTCAAGAATTAATACATGTGCCATTATCTTATACCTCCCAGAGCTATTTTACCTTTATCTGAATCTGAATCATCAGAATATGCTATTAACGTCTTATTAGACGCTACATCATAAGAAGATGCGTTTATTGGCTTAAACCTACTTGCCTTACCTTGTTCAAAAGTTACCATACTATCTAACTCCAATATATTATTATTTGTCCAAACCAATCTAGATTTACCCTTATCTGAATCTGATTCATCTCTATAATTAACTACAAAAACACCTATTCGACTATCATAAGATACAGAGGGATACTTCATCTCACCACTAAACAACATATATTCCTGACTTATGTGTATTGATGATGCACTTGGGTTTCCTATTTCAACTATCCTCGCAAAAGCATATTGAGAATTATAGTGGGCATTATAAACCATTAAGAAATTATCATTTTGTATGTTATATCCCATTGCAATACTAGAAACAGATCTACTAGAAAATACTTTATTTGTTGTAGAATCAAATATCATTTTATAGGTTGCTACATTATTTGTTGTAGTTTCCAAAACTTTTCCTATAATAACCTTACCAACTCCAAACCAGTTTTGATCAGAGTATGAAATCAGAATGTCACCAGATATATTTCTATATATAGAAGAAATATATGTTGGTATCGCATCTACAGAAGAATATGAATCAAATTGAACTTCTGAACCTATTATATAACTTCCACTACTATAATTTAAAACAATAGACTGTCCTGTTGAATTATCAGACCTTAAATAAAAAATAGCAACCTTTTGATATAAAATACTGTATACAGTAGATATATGTGAAACATTAGAGTTGCAAAACGTTACTATAGGTGTTTGATTCACCATTTGACCATTAGAATCCAACTGGAATGAAAACATCTTACCCTTACTGCCATCACTATAGGCAACAATTACTCTTTTTTGCGAATCATCATAAACTGTTGAAACGTAAGAGACATTAGATGATGAAAAAACATATGGACTACTTATAGAAACACTATTACCACTAACGGTAGATACTACTAACTTTCCATATTGGTATGATGAGTTTGTATCATCTTGATAAGCTATAATATGTTTATCTAGACTTGCTCCAGTGGAATCTCTAGAAACATAATCTGTTGTTACATATTTAACTGCACTACTTGTAAATACTGTTGGTTCATTTTCAAACGTAAGATAAAGATCTCTCTGTTGTTGAATACTAACTTCAGTGTTATTATTTATTGTTGAGGATGTTTCACTAGGGAATGCTTGAAAAGAAACGGGTAGTATTGTTTGACCATGCCTCAGACTATTTAAAGTCCTACCTGCAGTAAACTGTATATTAGGCATTTCAATTTTAAAAGATTTAGATCCATCAACTGTCCTAAAATTAATAGTTAGGGTAAAACCACTTAAGTCAAACATTTCCCTCATTATATACGTGGAATTATTACTATTGATACTTCCGTTAGGTTGTTCAGCATCACCTCCCCAGAAAGTCTCCCCTATGAAAGATAAGTCAAAACTACCACTAACTACTCTATTGCCACTAAAAAATACATCATCATAAAGTCTAGACCCATTCATAGTATCTGTGAACTGTATATTTTTATCTAAAACTACAGAAAGATTAGAGAATGGTAATTTTATTTCATCATTATTAGAATTTTTTATTATCAACTCAGTATTCCAACTTGGAAACTCCTCCAAACTTAAAACATTTTGATAAACACCGTAGTTTCCATGAAATAATGCATTAATCTCACTCTGTTTGCTAGGAAAAGGGGTTGAAACACTGGTTAAGTCTCTCTCATGTGGCTCTAAATATCCTTCTGAGTTGATATAATCCTCCCTGTTTCCAAAGAAATTAACGTCTAAAAGTACTGGTTGAGTGCCATTATCTGCAGAAAAGGTAAGTGTTTTTACCCTCATTCCACGAAAATAAGAGTATGCCTTGCCATAATGGTGATGATTTGAAGATGAGTTAGTAGAGTAGTCTATTGGTTGTAAAATTGCCAATCCAGAAGTGTCTAATTCGTCTTTTAATGTGAAATTTACTGATGTTTTTGTTTCTTCTTTAGAATTTTTACCAAAAAAGTCTTTAAAAATACTATTTAAGACTGAATGTTGGGGTAATGCAATAGTATATGATCCTTCAACCCTAGTTTTTCCCTTATGAACCCTGTTTGCACTACCACTTCCTGAAATATATCGTGATGATATGTTTGAATGTGACTCGCTAGGTTTAGAACCAGATACGATAGGCAAAACCTCCTTTGACCACAAACCTAAATCAGAAGGTGTTGTAGTCAGAACATCCTCATTAAAAGTGGCAGATGTCTTAGTAGACGGATCTGCCACATAAATCCTAGAAGAATTTCCCTTTAAAGGAGTATTTAAACGCCTATCGTATGTAGCCATTATTTATTAACTATCGTACTGATACCTTCTTCCAACATAGAAAGTACATGCTTCAGATTGTGTAGTTCCTAAAGTACTTGGAGTTCCAGTAGTTGTCACATCTGCTGGTTGGTAAGCAGCAAAACTTAAAGGCATTGTAATCTCACCTTGAGGAATATCACCCAAAGCAGTTCCAGTAAAACATATTTCAGGAAAAGATATAACTATCCTTTCTGCTCCTGGGTTTGTAGTGTTTGTTGGGTCAGACAAAACAATAGCCATTTCAAAATTCTTCAAATTCAAAAAATCTTGGAATTGATTAGTTTTTCTTGAACCAGAAGAACCACCCGTTAGTAAATCAATAATTTCATCAGTAAAGGGTAATGTCAAACTACCAGTTACTTCTTTTGTTGCTGTTAGAATTGGCTCACTAGGGTATTGAGATCCATTATTTGCTGTGGGGTAATCTAAATTATTGTTAATAGTGAAACTAAAATCCATAAATGGAATTCTATAGTCTCCTTCGGCTTGCATTGGATTAGCACCCATTGCAGCAGCAAGGTTTATTGTTGTTCCATGACTTCTCATAGTACTACCAGTTACACTTTTTGGTTTCAAAAATAATTGAGTAGCCCAATTAGGAAATAAATCTGTCGTTTTTTCAGTGGCTGAAGTATCCGCTGACTTAACAGAATGTGCCAAAGAACCAGACGCAGGTACTAATGGACTTCCAGAGTGTGCTACTGCATGTCCATAATTTGGGCCAAAAATACCATTAGTCATATCAAAAGAAGTAATTCCCTCTATATTGTTATAATTCATTGCTTGAGCATCAGCTACACTACCTGCGGTAGGTGCTTCAGTAATTTTCTCATCTAATGCTAAAAAATTAAAATCAGCAGTAACTGGAGAATCTGCACTAAAATTAAAAGTAGCACTACTACACTTTGCTCCAGATATAACAGCATATCTTTGTTTTTCTATCTCCGCAACACTTCCCTGAGATGCTTCAAAAACTTTATGGACAAAAGTCATAGAAGGTATCCCTGTATCCATTTTATATTTTGCGAAAATCCAATCAGTAGCTGAAGCACTAGTATCTCCAAGCAAACTAGCTTGAGGTTTATCTGTATCATTATCCACATAGTAAAGAGTTGGTGATACTTTCCCTAACATACTTTGTATCCATAGGTCTAAAAAAGTACCACTAGTTGGGTCTGCCATTTCTGCCAACTCATCCAATCCAGAAGCACCCAATATTTTCTCTTGAGGGAAATACATACTATATGTTCCCTCAACTCTAACTGCACTAGGTAGTGGTTTTTTTCTCAAAAATGTTGGAAAAAGTTGATCTACCTGTAAAGATTCTATTTGTTTTGCTGGTCTTGATCCAGGCTGGATTGGACAAGCATAATCTCTAACACTGGTTGCTGTGGTTTTATAATCAGATTGCAATCCAACATAAACCTTTGAACCCATGCCTATAAATCCAGACTTAAATATATCAGCCATCTTATTTCACCTCTCTATTTTAACTAAACGTTGGTATAAGCAACATTTCTATCTTCATGTAATCTCAAGTCTAAATTTATCTGTTTAGCTTCTATATATGGGCTTAACAACAATGGCTGCAAGCTGGTGACATTAGGTCTTCCAACTGCTCCAAAATTCCAATCTAGACTTGAACCTTGTCCGAAGTTGTCTGATTTATGAGTATCAAACAACACACCTTTAATATCTTCAATTAATTCTATTATACCTTTCCGAATAAACCACTTACCACTAGAAGGGGATTCATCGGATGAATATGTTTTTAATACTTCAAATACTGTACCTGAAGCAGATACTACTAAGTAATCTCCATCATAATTAGTTGTTCCATTTATAGTAACTACATCATTAGATGATAAATTATGATTTGAACTAGTGGTTATTTTTATTTGATTACCTGCATTACTTGATGAATTCTCAATTGTAGAAATACTTCCAAGTTTGGTTAAATTGACATCACCATCATTATAGGTCATAGCAACAATACCTATGGAAGTAAAAATTTCGTAAGTCTTTGGCATGTATTTCAATTCTTCTGGATTCATATCCAAAAAACTTAAAAATACAAAAGGATATAAGTCCTTCCGTTCAAAACCCTGTCTAACAGGTGCAAACCTTGATTGAAAAGTCTTAACATAATCCAATCTACTGTTTGTAGTTAAAGTCGTATAAAGTTGCCTATATACGGCAGAAGTTAAGTTATATCCCATTATTTCTTCCTATAAAAAACAATTTCTTTCTCAACCATATCTAAAAAATCTTGATCTTGATTCAAAAACATCTCCGCTTTTAAATCCATTCCCTTTGGTGCAATCATTCTAGGTTCTATTTGGGAAACCTTAAAATAACCAGATCTTCCAAGAACCATATCAACCTTATTCCTTGCTGCTTCTTCTATCAACGTTGGAGAGGGTTCTCTAATCGTTGGTAGATCATTTTTAATTCTAATATTTGTTTTAATCACCACCTTCCTCTATTATGAGCTTAATGCTTCAATATCTTCAATTAAAGTGTTTAAATTATCTAATTGGGAAGATAAAGAATCTCTCTGCAACTTAACATCATCTAGTGATATTTGTTGTTGCATAGGTTCTGATTCTTCACCTGTAGTAGGGTCAAAACGCTTCTCATTCCAAACAGCATCCACATAACTTAAGCCAGAAGTTCCTAGTGTCACCAATCCTTTAGATTTCCGATCTGTATAATTATCAAACATATACATATCTCCTTTTTGTTATATTTTATTATATTTATATAAAAATTGCCAGTGTTTTTTGTTATAAATCACAAAACCACACTTTTCTCATGACCAATAACTACTTCAGGGTTAACCCAAGTGTCAAACCCATATTCTTTTGCAGACATACAAAAACCTTGATCCTCTCCAGTAAATTCCTTCATGTCATTTATTTCAATCCAATGAGGTCTGAAATAAGGGTATTCCATAGTTTCAAAAACTCCCCTTTTAATCAACATAAAAGCAAATCCAGTAAAAAAAACACGGAATAGTTTCTTTTTACTATCTAGTTCTTTTTGAGTAAAAAACCTATATCTACCATATTTATAAAAATAATCATCCTCCCTTTTTTCAACTATTGGATAGTGAATGTTATCACTAATCTTACATGTACCACCTATTATGTATTTATCTCTATTTTGATCGGCACTAAGGATTAATTTTCTAAAATCTTCATTAGTAAAAACTTGATCTGAATCAATCCACATACAATAATCGTAATCTTCTCCATTAAATAACTCTCCCCGACCTCTAATTCCACCAACACAATTTGCTCTTGCAAAATAAACTACAGAACTCACTCCATGTGAAACCCTATAGTCAATACCAACTTTATTCATCCATGTTAAAAGATCTGTCCAACTACTTAAGAATTTCTCTGAAAAGCTAGTTCCAGGTAAACAAAAAATTATCTTCATATAACCTACTTATTATGATGTAAAATACCATTACAAAAATAAACATCTTCTTCCTCAACATCTAACTGAACTACTGGTTGTAAACCTTCATAGAAATCTATACTATTTATTCTTTGATGGTCAAAATCCTCTGCAAATAGGAATTCACCAACTTGTAAATCCTTAACTCTAGTCCAAGACCAAAAACAATCCAATAAACTAGATAAAGACTTAGTAGATAAAACAGGGTGAGTTCCAGTAAGTTCATATTTGTTATTTATTAAGTAAATACCTTCTGAGTAGAATTTACTAATCCCTTTAACTGAAACTGTAGTCTCAAAAGTCTTACTAAACATATCTTGATTACTAAATTTTACAGAATTTGTGATTAGTGAAATATCACTTTTACTACCATCTATATTAAAAGAAATAGATTTTAACTTATCTCCTTTTTCTAAATTTTTTGCCTTTTTAATCCCCCCACCCACTAACTCAAAATAAGTATCTTCAGAATGACAAGCCAAAGTAACATCCGTAACATGTCCATACTCATCACGTCCTACTGTAATTGTTAAGTCTGGCAGGTCATGTTGATGATCGGGAATGCTATGATCATGCCCTGCTAAAGCATAATACGTAGTTCCTGTTCCTGCATTAGTACTTAAATTTGTTTTATCCTCAGTGTTCCAAGTACTTAAAGTATTCGTAACGGTGGTGTCCTGAGAACCAATTGCGTCATGATCAATTGTTACAGTACCTCCAAGTGCAGTTGGACTTGAAGTGGTACTACCCCCACCTAAGTGATCTCCTGCGAGTATAACCACACTACTATTAGCTAATTTATCATTAGCAATAGAACCAGCTAATTTAGCATTAGTAATAGCACCATCCGCAATACCTATATTACCTGATTGAAAAGATATTGGATCTGCGACTGAGGCTGCAACCCCATTAGCACCAACAGATAAACCTTTATTAGCTTCTAAATTAACTGCAATCCCACTAGAACCAACAGATAAACCCTTATTAGCTTCTAAACTAACTGCAACCCCATTAGCACCAACAGATAAACCGTTATTAGCTTCTACATTAACTGAAACACCATTACCATCTACTGTAATACCATGATGAGGATTAACCTGAACTCCTGCTGCAACTACTGTAATACCATTACTAGAATTAACTTTAACTCCACCTGCTCCTACAAGTATTCCATCATCAGCTTTTACTGAAATAGAATCATCACCTACTTCGATGCCATTACCTTCACCAACATTTATAGCAGTACCTCCATTAGTACCACCCGTTAATCCAGCACCTCCTGAATATTGAGTATTATCATTAGTAGCAGACAAGACTCCACTACTGGCATTAATAGATAAGTTATCTCCAATCATAACTCCACCTAATACTGAAGTTGTAGCTGTAGGTAAGTTATATGCATTAGCACCGTCATCAATACCATTAAGCTTAGTTTTATCTGAAGATGACATAGAACCAGCAACAGAAGTGGTCGCTTCCGATATTGAAAGTGTATCTCCAGTTAAAACTATAGGTGCTGTTGCTGCTAAATTTGTATCTCCACTAATATCAACTGTGGTTAAATAACCTTGACTAGAATGATTTCCCCATTGATGTGCATCATTCCAATTAGAAGCTGAAGCAATATAGTCATCCGCAATACCAGTAGCTTTCCATTCACCTGTAGTAACATCTCCTACTGTTATCACATTGGATGATCCCGTCCATGTAGAGATAGCCGTATTTTCTACATTATTTAATGATAAATCTGTTTTAACCTCAGATGCATCTCTGCCTTCCAGACCACTAGAAGTAAACTTAGCGTAGTCATTATCAACTACATCAGCATCATTAATCTTGACAACATAGTTGTCACTAATACCAAAATTTAAACTATCTTGTTTCGCATTCCAAGTAGCTGCTGAAGCAATATAGTCATCCGCAATATCAGTAGCTTTCCATTCACCTGTAGTAACCGCACCAACTTCTTCTATTGCATCCAGATTTCCAGTAGTGACAATAGTGCCATTCGCATCTGGAAATGTAATCGTTCTATCAGCCGTTGGATCTGTTTTTGCTAAAGTTGTTGTCTGGCTTGTACCACTAAACACTAAATCGTGAGAGAGTGTTCCGATAGCAGTTATTTGTGTTTGAGATGCATCTACATTTAATGTGGAATTGACTTTAGTCAAACCAGTTCCTCCAGTGTCTATTACTTGATTTCCACCTTGATATAAAATGCTTGCATATAATGGTTTACTACCATTAACTCCTGTTCCAATTCTAACGCCATGTCCACTGTAATAAGTAAGTTCAAGCCAATCCGTATTGCTACCACTTTCTAAAGTATCAACCCATATGGAATTGTAGTTATTACCACCAGCACCAACACCATATGTTGTGTTGTTGTTGAAATAAATCACTCCACTAGTTCCCATTTGAATATTACCTGACATTGTTCCACCTGCTAAAGGTAACTTAGTGGCAATACTGTTGGTTACAGTAGTTGAAAAGTTAGCATCATCCCCTAACGCTGCTGCCAATTCATTAAGTGTATCTAAAGCACCTGGAGCAGAATCTACAATTCCTGCTATTTCAGTTCCTACATATGTTTCAGTTGCATAACCTTGACTAGCATGATTGCCCCATTGATGTGCAGCATTCCAATTAGTGCTATTTCCCCCACTAGCAGTTATCACACCACTAGCAGTTAACCCACCAGATATGGAAACACTTCCCTGAGAATTTATAGTCAATCTTTCAGCTAGTGTTCCACTTACTAGGGTAGATATTGAAAAACAAGAATCTTCACTATTTGATGTATAATCAACCATACCAAAACTCAACTCACTAGCTCTTATCAATTGTTGATTTTTACCAATAGCAGGTAGGTTTATTGCAATTATAGATCCCGTATTTGAACTACTCTGAATATCAGATTCAGATACATTATTAAGTGATAATATAGTTTGAGCCTTATCACCTTTATTTTTTATGGTTATATTTGCTACCTTATCATTCAATAAACCCTGAACTAACTTATAATGAGATGAAGTCATTAATCCAGGGCTATTGTCATTTGCATCAGGTATCCTATTTCCCCCATCAACCACATGACTTGATCCATGATTGATAGGAGAAAACACAACATTACTACCTTTTATTTTAATTTCACTAGCCATTTAAAAAACCTCACAAGAAGCACCACTACATGCCAACTCACCTTGTAGATTGGTTCCATCTTGTTCTTCTTTTATTTCAGTTAAATCTATATCTTTAACGAAGACAGAAAGTTTATCAAAATCCTCCTGACTACAATCCTCAAATGGTGCTTGAACATAGGTTCCATTATCAAATGGTAAAAATGAAAGACCATTAAATGAATCCTGATTTTCCCACAACCAATTACCCACAAAATCCCACTCTCCATCCTTTACAGAAACAGTTGCAGAAACGTTATGTGTGTTCATACCTTTGTTGTGTCCTGGCTTAATCCAATTGTTGGTCATATACTTTATCCTGTCTAAAAAAGACAATACATCTTCATCTCTAGTTTTTGCATTTTCAGGGCAAGACATCGGTATAGTAATTACTGCTCCATTTCCAAAAACCTCATCTTCCACCAACTCTGGTATTTTGTTGATCAAATAAGAATAAATCGGTTCTTTCTTATCAACTCTAATTCTCCTCTTATAAAAATCAGAATGCCAAGCATGAATTCCTGAAGATGTTCCTAAAACTAAAGATCCAGTTCCTTCTGGTTTTATACAAGTCACCCTACTAGCAGGATTTACCCCAATCAACTTAGCTACTCTTTTATTTTCATCACAAGCAACTTTAGCTGCTGATTCAAAATCAAATTCCTGATGATTAATTGAAGCTATACCAGTTAGAGAAACCCCAAGTAATGCCTCCTTTTCTGTATTTTTTTTCCACTCTGGTCTTAAATAGTGGAAATCAGTATATGAACATTGCAATGTTCCAATAAATGCTGCTGCTTTAACTCTTTGCTCTAAATCCTCTTGTGTCTCCACATCAGAAACATTTACAGAAGTTAAATTACAGAACTGATATGGAAGTAGTGAGATTTCACAACAAGGATTTGTTCCCAATTCTGCATTATTAGTAAAATAAAACCCTGGCTCTCCACTACCAGACTTCTCAACAATTCTCCACTTTTCCTTAAACTTTTTCTCATCAATTAAATTCCTAACTACAACCATAGAGTTATTACTTCTAGATCTCTCTGGAAAGAAATAATACCACTGAATTTTTCCTGTTTCAACAAAAGTTTTATAATCATGTCCAGATATGAAAATTTCTTGCTTTTTATAAAACTTACTATCTTGATAGACTGAAACATTCAAATGATGAACATCAGATTCCTTATTGTAGGATATTTTTTCTTCAACAATTACATCGAATGCTGTCTTACACTTTAACATTTCCTCATCATCAATAGAAAATAAAGAAATCATAGCAGACCTGCGAATACCTCCAGCTAATACCGCATCTGCAATAATGCACATGATGTCATGACATTCTAATGGAGTGATTTTATCTCCATTTTTTTTATTGTTAAGTATACTCCTAATCTTATTTAATGCTACTATTAGTGGTTCTGGGCCAGGTGCTTTTCCACCACTAGTAATCAACAATGAACCTTTAGGTCTAATAGATCTAAAATCAAATAAAGGTTCAGATTTATTGGCAAAATAAGCCTTCATTAACATTTTTATTGAATCTGCCCATCCCTCTATGCTATCCTGTATCAAATATCTTCTTGTTTTAGTTGGTTTTCTTATTTCTGGTAAGCAATCTACATGGTTCTTTTGAACACTATACCCAACACCACACCCTGAAAGAAGTAAAAACATAGCTTCACTAAATGATCTAATATCCTTAACTGGCAAATAACAACAATTAAACATCCTAGAAGGTGAGACAGAAATAGCTTCACCTGCAAACTGCATTGACCTCATTGAGGGTATTACTTTTTTATCCAATACGAAATCAAAATTATCACCAATTTGATCTTCAATTTCTGGAAATCTACCAATATGCATTTTTTTATTTCTACCAACGGATTCTTCAAAAGTCTCCCTTCTTTGTTCCGATTCTACATATTTGGCATACTTCATGTAGTGAATTATTTTACTCATTATTTCGTTATTTTTCATGCAACCTTCCTCTAAATAGTTTTAAATTTTAACATAGAATAAAAAATTTTTCATTGTTTTTTGTCTTATATATAACTAAAAAATACATGTTATTTTTACTAAAGTTAGTAAGTTTTTGTCGATAATTATAGAGAAACTAGTAAATAAAAGGTAAAAAACACGTTATATAATAACTGATAGTAACTAAGGAGTTAAAGTAAATGAAAATGAAAAACAGACCATCGGATGTTGAACACATACTAATAAGATATGCAACCAAAGAAGATTATTTGAGAAGGATGATTAGTGATGTTGAATCACAATGGTTGTTTGACCCAAAACACAAATCAATATTTAAAGTATTGAGTAATTATTTTTTAACCTCTGGAAGAATTCCAGAAGATGATATAGTAAAGGTTGAAATTGAAAAAATAGAATATGAACATGAAGAAACATTTCTATTATATCAATCATTAAAAAACTACAAAAACGAATTACACGATGTAGAATATACAACATGTAAGGAAAACGTAGAAAAAAACTTTATTGGATCTAGATTGGCAAGTAAGATGTCTGAAGCTACTGACATAATTGCAAACAACAATAATGATGCTACTAAAGCATTAGAAACAATGGAAGAAGCAATATCTAAAATAAGACATTCTGCATCTAAATCTAAGATTGTAGATTATGATATTTCAGAGTTTGCTACCTACTCTCTAGATAGATACTCAAAAGCATTTGAACAAGAAGAAATAATACCAACAGGCATTGATAGAATAGACGAAATAATGAATGGTGGGTTTAAAAAACCCAATCTAGTAGCTTTGGGTTGTGGTACTGCTGGAGGTAAATCAATAGTATCTATGAATTTTGGATACAATGCCTTCATAAAAGGATTAAATGTAGCTTACATAAATATAGAGATGTCAGAGTCAGAATTCCTAGCTAGATTACACTCTAGGATGTCTGGTGTTTCTGCTTCTAAAATACAAAATAGAAAACTAACAGAAATAGAAATACTAAAAGTAAGGCAAAACGTTCTACTTCAATCTATATCTAAAGAACATAGAGACGAAGCTAGTATCGTACTGTCTAAAATAGGTAAAAAATTAATAAACTTTGATCAATATGAAATGGATAAATACTTCTTTGAAGAAAACAACTTTAAAAAAAGAGAAAACACATTCTATTCAATAGACATACCTACAGGTTGTTCTACAGAAGTAATTAGAAACAAAATGTTAAGAGTTAAAGAAACAAGAGGTTGTGATGTAATAATAATAGACTATGCTGGAATTATGGAAGAAGTAGTTAGAGGTGAGCAATCTTGGAATACATACTCAAACCTATATTTAAGATTGAAAGCACTAGCTAGAGAATTAGATGTTGTTATGATAACTCCAGTTCAAAGCTATAACGATGGAGAATACAAATATGCAAAAGCTATTAGGGATCATATTGATGTTGGATTAAACTGGAAAAGAACGGTTGAAGATATATACTATGAGAGAGTTAGGTTTTGGTTTACTAAATTAAGACACCATAAAGTTGATATTTCTGAAGAAGAAAAGCAATTGATAGTTGATTTTGAAGAAGGAGCAGAAGGAGACAACCCTGATTTAGCTATGAGAAATCCAATATTTGCTAAATTTGAAGCTGATAAAATGTTACTTAGTAACTATGACGAAATAGAAGAAATGGAAAGGATGGAAAAAGAATTTAGTCGATTTAAGGAAGCATCATGACAACAGAATTCTTAGAAAAACTAGGAATTAGAGTACATAGTGAAACGGATAGTGAAATTAGGTGTTTCTGTCCGTTTCATGAAGATGACAACCCATCCTCATCTTTTAGTAAATCTAAAGGTGTTTTTAATTGTTTTGTCTGTGGAGGTGAAACTCTAGATAGCCTTATTGAGAAACTAGGTGAGGATGGACTTGAATACTCCTATGGTGTTGATGATTTACAAAGAAAATTAAAAGAAATGACTACAACAGAACAACAAGAAGAAGATGCTGATTTCTTTTCTTCTGATTTTGTTAGGATAAACTATAAAAATGAATGTCCAACCTACTTATTAAACAGAATAAGTTTTGAGTGTGTTACTAATTTTGATCTTCATTTGTGTAACAATACTAAGTCTAAGTTTGATAAAAGAATAATATTCCCAGTTTACTTTGAGGATAAGAAGTCCTTTGTTGCTAGAGACTATACAGATTTGGCTTCAAGAAAATATTTATTCCCATCTGGAATGAAAAAGTCAAAGTACATATTTGGAGAAATAGGAGAGGAAGTAATTGTTGTAGAAGGAGTTTTTGATGTAATGAAACTATGGGATTATGGTTTTAAAAATTCAATATGTGTTTTTGGAATATCTCCAGGATTTGAACAAATAAAAAAACTTCTAAGTAGTGGTGTTAAAAGAATAATACTATATGCAGACGGAGATGATGGTGGATTAAAACTAATACAATCATTCTCAGAAAAATATAACAGGCTATTTGAAATTAATTTTATGGTTTGCAATTGGGGATTAGACCCTGCAGACATGTCTAAAGAAGACACCATAAAAGCATATAACAATAAGAAAGACTTAAAAGATATGATTAAACCAAAGGAGGATTACTTCATAAAAAGACTACAGAATAAGCTAAGATTATGAATCATGTTCCCACAATAGTAACTTATATTGAATTTCCAAAGTTGACAACCTCATCCTTTTAGCATCAGAAAAAGAGGATGAGGTAAAACTAAAAGATGTTTTTGGTTCTGAATCCCTGTGTGAATGCATAACCCTCATGCTTCCAAAATCAACATCATGTTTATCATCCATTAATCCATCCAACTTCTTCCACAAATCGTAAAGTTGATTTGGCTCATTTGCCCAAATGGTAAAATTAAAAACCGACTCCATAGTTTGATCCAACATGCTTTTACCATCACCAGAATCGCCTCTAACGAGAGTTATTGCCAATTCAGTGGTATTAGACCTATTCCAAATTTCAAGGTCAGGAGAGAAGATCTTGTTCGCTGTAGGGGTATATACATCATTACTACCCCCATTGGATGCTTTAAGGTATGTTATTATGTTTTGAATAGGATCTATTAAAGCCATTATGAATCACTTATATTTTGTGTGTATGGTGTTATAATTAATTCGTAATGATGAACAGATGTATTTGTACTACCATAAAATATCTGTAAATCTCTTATTAGAAAATAAGTAAAATCACTGGGATAGTTTGTATAATCATGAAAAAACTGTATTAAATAATTTGAATTTTGAGGGTTCCATGATCCAGTTACATACAAAGTAGCTTCCATATTCTCTATTAAATCTGTCTCATCTCTGAAACTACCACTAGTTTTTTGCTTCCTATGCACATCAATCCTACACTTAACACTCTCCATACCTGAAACCGCAGTTTTCTTAGGTACGGGATTGTTATAGATGTCTCTCGTACTATTGTCTATTGTGTAAGCCTTAAAGGTATGTATTAATAGATCATTAAAAGCCATGACTAACTATGTTATAACTTTTCGTGAACTTATCATTTGAGTAGTCGCAATTATGGGAGGACTATATTTTGTTCTTAACGCCTTTAGGTTTCTACCTATTTGATCACCAAAATGTGATGTGGATTCGTTTTTTGTTGTTTGGTAACTATAGCTACCAATTGATTCTTGAGCCTTAGTTGAGTCTTGTTTTGTACCTAGAGCAAAATCTAATAACATCATAGTGGAGAGTAACTCGATGTCTCTGGGAGTTGAGGAATACCCCCAACTATAAGATACTTCAACATATTTCTGCCAATATTGTTGCTCCATTCTATAAATTCCTGTTGGAGTTAAGTGATAATTTGTATTTACTGTTAGTGTTGTTGCTGTGGATGAAGTAGACCCCAACATCTCATTGTCATCCTCCTTTATTGAGGTTACAGACACAATAGGGGATCTCAATATAAGTTCTTTAGAATAAGGTTCTGTAATAATATACAGAACCTCACTCGTCACACTGTTAAAAAAATCGTCAGTAACATTAAGAAGACTGTCTATTTCCGAAGCATTCCATGTCAACCAATCTGACTGAATGTCGGAAACAGACAACCTACTATTACTTAATGCAACGACTTTAGCAGCAGTTGTATAAGCCATATTAAACCTATGATGCTAAAGCACCTAGACCTTCACCACTAGCTGTATTAATAGAACTATCTAGGTTACCAATAAGTACGGCAGCACCTGATCTTTCCATATTGAAAGCCACACGACTTGTAATGACAGTATCAACAGCATCATTTTCAATCTTCTCATCTGTTTTAATGGAAACCAATCTACGATCTCCAATAATAGCACTTGGGACATGAACTAATGCTGCAGTACCACCAGCACCATACTCATTACCATCAGAATTTGCATAAGTATAGACATCGTTAGCAGTTACTGATGTTGCATCTACTGCAGTTTGACCAGCACCACCAGATGGCATATGTACTGATTCAAAAATCCTAACACCAAAAAGCTGACCTACTTCACCAGTTAGTATAGTAGCATTACTTCCATACTTGTCTAGAGTTAGTAATTGCTCACTTTGAAGAAGTTGGTTAGCAGAAACTGGATTTAGAACTAAGGCTAAATCTTGCTTGTTTCGACCAAGCAAGCCAAGTTTGTTAATTGCTTCACGAATAATTTGTAAAGCTCTAGCACCATAAAAACTATCACCTTCAGCACCAAAATACAAAGCACCATTAGAGATACCCTGAGTAGCTATACCATCACAAATAACCTCTGGAGTAGTTGCCATAACATAAGCTACCGCAGACTCCCAACCATCACTAATATTACCATTACCACCTTTCCATACGTTTGTAGTTTTAGCAATAGCTTCTAGGATAGTATCACTTGCATGATTGTTAGCGACAGAATTACTTGTCACAGCAGCAGAAGAACGACCTACTAAGAAAGCCTTTTCTTCAGCACCAGCAATAGCTTCAGCAAAATCTTGAACAATTATAGATTGCATGTCTTGATTAGCATCTTCATACAATTCATTAGAAGTGCGAACTCTTGCCATCAATTTTTTAGCTTCAAGAGATACAATACCAGATTTTAAATCTGTTTGTGTAGCAGCAGCAGCTTCAGTACCTTGATAATATACCTTAGTACCAGCAGCAATTGTTGGAATGTCAACAGTTTTACTAGGCATTGTTCTGGTTTTAAATAAACTACGAACAAAACTACGTTCCCGTAATAAACCTACAAATTCTTCCAGTAGTGGACGAGGAATAAAATTCCCCATGTTACCTGCTGAACTAGCAGCAGATGGTGCAGAAGGACTACCAGCACCAGTAGTATCCGCTTTTGAGAAAACTTCAGTTACTTCACTCATTTTAATTTACCTCCAATTATATTTGTTTAGGCTTTACCCATCATACGGGCAATACCTGCGTTAAGTGCTTGTAGTCTTTGTGATTTTTCCAACTTACCCATTTCTGATTTAGATAGACTTAATGGATCAATACTACCAAAATCTACTACAACTTGACCATCTTCATCTTTCTGAATACGATCTTTAACTTCTTGTTTCTTTTCGACATTGTTGAAATCTTGATTTCCTTGAGATTTTCGACTTACACCAGGATTTCCTTGAGATTTCACTAAGGCTTCTTCTACAGCAGTTTGTACAGAACCTTTAAATTCATCACTATCAAAAACAGTAAAAGACTTTTCAATTTCTTCCAATCTGTCTTTTAGACCATTAGTTTGTGATTTAACTAAATCTTCAGTTCTATCGTGAGTAGACCTTACTGCATTTTCTAAGTGAGTTCTTAAGGTTGATTCTGTACGATCAGCTTGAGTACGAAGAATGTTTTCCATTCTATCGTATTGACTTTTTTCAAGAGTTTCAATCCTTTCTACAATCTTACCAAGTGAATTTTCAACACTGGCTTGACGCTTTTCTTCTTCTTCAGCACCTTCTTGAATAAACTCTTTGAGTCCACCCATAGCTTCTTCAAGTCCAGCCATAGCAGCACTAATAGCACCAGCAACACCTGATACGATTTCTTGACTAATGGAGATCATATCATCACCTTCAGCCTTTTCTGTTTCTTCACCTTCTTCTTCTTCAACATCATCTACTGATTTCTCAGCTTGACCGACTAGAAGATCGTAGGCTTTTTTCTTTTCTTCTTCGGATAGTTTATCCCAAGTTTCTTTTGCAAATTCTTGTACATCCGACATTTCATTTACCCCCTGTTTGAATGATTTCATGATTACGCTTGCCCATCCTCTAGGATTGCAAGGAAGTCCGACTGCTGAAATCTCATCTAGCCGACCTTCTTCTAGAATTTGAATACCAGAACTTTCCTTTTTATCTTTTCCATCTTCATCCATTGATTTTTCAATGGAAGATTTAGTAACAACTCCACTAACACTAAGACCTATCTTAACACCTTGTTCGCTTTTACGAATTATCTTCGCAACTAAATCGTTTTCATTAGGGTCTTCTAGGTCTATAGTAACGTGCATCGTTGAATCATCTCCCTCAATAACTGCATCCTTACAAACACCAATACTGTTATCAAGGTCACGCTTATGCTCGAAAAAACAAGTCATACCAATAGCGGATTCTACCATTGAGTCAATAAAGCCTTTAGCAAAACGTTGATTTTGCTTATCTGGCAAACTATCTGTGGCAATACCCTTTAATTGGTATTTTGTAGACTTCTTATCCTCTTCAGACAAGTCTTTCTCTGTAGTACAACCATCCAAAGCCATTTCAAAAGTAAATGGTATAGAATGATCAATCAATTTAGCCATAATTCACCTCTCTTTCGCAATCCGCACCATATAGTATATATAATGCTTTTTTAAATTGCAACAAATTTTTATTCCTCCTCTTCTATTTCTTCATCTAAGTCATAAAAAACATAATGACCTAGAAAATCATCTAAATCATCAAAACCTATTTCCTTTTCACCATTCACCTTTAAAAAACAATATTCATCTGTCTCATAGTCAAATACTGCGTAACCATTAGATCCTCCAGAAAAATATCCAAAAACCAAAAAATCTCCATCAAAATTTAAATCTTCTGTTTCTCCAATAAGTGCAGTTAGTGAATAACTATAAAAATCATCATAAAAAAAACCATCAACCTGTAAACTATTTTCAGCTATTTCTTCAGGTAATTCTTTTGCAAACCTTACCTTAAAATACTCTTTAAAACTATCCAACAATCTCTCACTAAATCTAGAAACAAATAAATCTTCCTCTAAAATAATATCTATGTAGGTATCTAACATTATTCTGCCACGACCCCTCTACTTTGTGTTATACCACCTTGATTATTATAAACTATTCTATTAAAATTGAAAGTATAAGCATTTTCTTTATTACTTATATACCTCATATCAGAACCCATTCTGTATGGTGGAGGATCTCCATTCATCCATATATCATAAATCTTATCATTACCTACCCCTATTTCAACTAAACTAGCGGAAGATTTTCCCTTTGCCCTATTAACTAATGATTGATTTTGATAATCAACAGGTCTACCTTCAGATATTTCCGTCCTACCTTGATAAATTGTTGTCCTAAAATACCTTCTCGCATATTTAATTGCAGAATCATCATCTTTTAACTTTTTATTATTATCTTTTATTTCTTCAATTTTTTTCTTTCCTTCTTCTGTTTTTAGTATTTCTTCTACTTCTTTATCTATTTCTTGAGATTTTTTATTTGTCATAGGAATACAATTCCCATCCTTATCTTTAACTATACCACCAACAAGGTTTTCTAATTTTTGAATTGGGTTTTTAAAACCAGATTTTTTTCTTATTTTCTCATCTATCTTATCCCAATCTGCAACATTGCCTATTTTTTTTACAGACTTAACTTCTTTATCACCTAAAAACATCTTAACATTACCATTATCAATTGAAGAATCATCTTTTTTGGACAACCTAGCCAGCGAAGTTTCTGAATCTATGTTATGTATGTATTTGTGAGAAGATTGTCC